ATGTCGAAGCGTATCGAGATCTTTTCTTACTACTGGAAGACCAGGGAGGTGACCGATCCGGGCAACTTCCACACGCAGTTGCGTATCTACGGGATCGACCGCGACGGTCGCAACACTTGTGTGTTGGTCGACGACTGTAAAACCCGTTTGATAGTCGAATTTACCGATTTCGACTATCTAGTGAACAACTTCAAAAACATTAAACACCAACTGGAAGAGTTCATATTCAACAGACGAGATAAGACCACCGTAAAGTTGGTTTACAAATCAAAATTATACGGGGCTTATAGAACAGACTCTGGAGATGTAAAAAAATTTCCTTATGTAGAAGTAGTGTTCAGTTCTCGAATTGGAATGTTGAGTTTCAAAAAGAAGGTAACTGAGCATGCGCCTTCGATGTTCAAAGAAGAAGTTAAGTTTCATCAGTGTTCAGTGGGAACAGAAATTTTATTCATGATAGAGAGGGATTGCGACGCCAGCGGGTGGTTGAATATCAGTAACGCCGAGTGTAGCAACGAGAAGCTCACCCTGTGCGAGAACGAGTATCGGTGTAAGAGCGCCGACATCTCCAGGAGCGACCGCGTCGATCCGGTCGACGTAAAGATCATGGCGTGGGATATAGAGGCTCGTTGCAAGAACATCGGGAAGGATCCGGGATCTGATTCTACGGATTGTGTTTATCAAATCAGTTGCGTCTTTTGGTACAAAGATCGGATCTCAAATCATTTATTGACATTGGGGCCGTGTTCGGTCGTAGAGAACGCTACGCTGACGGTGGTAGACAGCGAAAGGGATTTGATCGTCGCGTTCGCAAAGCTCATCCAGAAGGAGCAGCCTAACATTATAACGGGATGGAACATATTTACTTTCGACTTTAAATTTATGATCAACCGCGCGGAGCGCAACATGTGCATGCACGAGTTCACCAACTTCGGGATGGTAGACGAAGAGGGACAGATAACAACCGTGAAGTGGTCTTCGAAAGCGTTTTCTGCGACCAATGTACAATATGTAGACGTAGAGGGCGTGTTGTGTATCGATCTGATCGAGGTGGTGCGCAAGGACTACAAACTCGACAGCTATTCGTTGAACAATGTTTCTAAACACTTTTTGAAGAACGAAAAGGACGACATGAACTTTCAGGACATCATGAAGGCTATCATTTCTCATGAGTCGGGATCAGCCGACGCGGCAAACCAGTTCGCCAAGCTCGGACACTATTGTGTTCAGGATAGCCGTCTGGTTCTCGATCTCTTCTTGCATCTTCAGACTTGGCTGTCGTTGTCAGAAATGTCCAAGACAACGTCGACGCCCATAATGATGGTTCATCTGAACGGTCAACAGAAGAAGTTTTACAATCAGGTACTGAGGTATTGTTGGTACAACGACATTCTCGTCGAATCGAACGCTTACCAGTCAAAGGCGACCGATCGTTACACCGGTGCATACGTGTTCGACCCCGTTCCGGGTCTTTACGAATACGTTGTTCCGCTGGATTTTGCGAGCCTGTATCCTTCCATCATGATAGCTTATAATCTCGACTACAGTACCATAGTTATGCCGGACTCGAACGTCCCCGAAGAACACACCGTCAAGATGGAATGGGAGGACCATTGCGGGTGCGAACACGATCCGTTGGTGGTACAAAAGCGCGTATTGGAAACGCTCATCGAGACGACGCACGACAAAGCTCGTAAGCGCGAGTTCTCCAAAAAAAGGGCTGAAATTATAAAAAAAATAAACAAGAAACCGATCTGTCAACCCAATTCTTTCAGGTTTATCAAACAAGAGGTGTACGGCAAGGGCGTGCTTCCAACCATAATACAGACGTTGCTCGACGCCCGCAAGAGCGTGCGCGCGCAAATGAAGAACGAAAGGGATCCTAACATAATCGCGATCCTAAATCAACGACAGTTGTCGTACAAGGTTTCGGCAAACTCAATGTATGGGGCCACGGGAGTGAGGGCGGGTGCGCTCCCGTTCATGCCGATAGCCATGTGCGTCACGTTCACCGGAAGACAGTCGATAATAAAGGCGTCGAACATTATCAAGAGTCTGGGAGGAACGATAGTTTACGGCGACACCGACTCGAACTACATAACCTTTGACGACATATCCGGAGACCACAAAGACAAATGCGAAAAAATATGGACTCGTGCGCTCGAAACTGCAGATCAAATATCGTGCCACTATCCTAAACCGATGAAGATCGAGTTCGAGGAGACGATTTATTACAAGTTCATGATCCTGACTAAGAAGCGATACATGTACTACTCTTGTAAACGAACGGGAGAAATATCAAAAAAGATCGGTCAAAAGGGGGTGTTGTTGGCGCGACGCGACCACAGCCAGTTCGTAAAACAGAACTACGAAACCACGGTGATGAACGTTTTCGCTTCGAAGAGCAAGGAGGATGTCATCTCGGACGTCTTCGAAATGGGGCTGTCCTGTATGAGACGCCAGTTGGACGACGGCGTGTTCCGGATAACCAAGGCGGTAAACGACTACGACGAATGCAGGCCGGCATTCGACGAAGAGAGCGGTAAGTGGAAGATGGGGGCATATGCGGTGCCCGCGCCGCTCGAAGACATGACCGAGGCCGACCACATCGCGGTTTGTATCGGGCGTCTCCCGGCTCAGGTGCAACTCGAGGTTCGAATGGTCGCCAACGGATTCGAGAAGCCCGAGGGCGCGCGGATGGAGTACATTGTCCTCAACAAGCGAAACACCAAAAAACAATGTGACAAAATAGAGCACATAAACGAATACAGGAATAACAGACGCGTTTACGACGTCGATTATATGTACTACATATCTCACTTGGTAGATCCTTTGGAACAAATATTTTCGAGTATATTCAAGACAGAAAAATTCGTTGAAAAGTCACTGAAGGTTTTCGAGTACAAAAACAAAAACGTAGAAGAGATCAAAAAGATCTTCGCACCCAAATTTATAGTCAAGTAATTTTGTTTTTATGGTCCCTCGGGACCATAAAATTACATATGCAGTGTTTCGACCGTGCGTTCGAGCTCTGCGGGATAAACGACGAACAGTCCCAACAACATAAGCTCTAACAGAAGTCCGCTCGTGGTCGTTATTAGAAACGCTGCGAGATCGACCCCGTAGCGAAAATATTGGTAGAACCCGTATATCTCCATGAGAGCTATCCCGAACGTGAGAAGGAGGTGGTTGTAAAAGCTCAATGTACCGGTTTTCTTCGCCCTGTAAATCTTTTGTAGTTGCAAAAATTTGGCCGGGATCAACACCACTCCGCCCGCAAACTGAAGCGCGTAAATATAGACCTGGTTGGCGAATAGAAGCGGCACGGACGCCAACACCGTAACCGCTGCGAGCATCCCGCATATGATGTATAAATTAGTTCTTTGTCTCATTTTATGCTTGGCGCCCCGGCTTCAACTCTAAAAATTGTTTACATAATTCGGTCCCATATGTAAGATAAATGGAGGCGAAACTCAAAAACATTTTAAAATTGGGCGTCACCGAAGAAGTGGCGAACAGCGTCGTCGCGAACAATTCCAAAATATTCGCGGCGGCGTTTACCACCGCCGACTATGATCCCAAATTCAACTACGAATTTTTTGAACAACTGGGAGACTTGACCATAAACAAGTTTATCGTCAGTTACATGTCGAGACGGTTCCCACAACTGAGGAACCGAAACGGCGTGAACGTACTGGCGACTCTGAGAATTCTCTACGGCAGCAAGAACGTGTTGTCGGGTCTGTCGTCGAAGTACGGACTCGACAAGCTGGTCAGAATGACGAGGGAGGAGTCGCTCGACAAGACGAAGTCGATGAGCGTTTTCGAGGACGTCTTCGAGGCGCTGTTCGGCGCGATCGAGTTCGTGTTCGATCGAGACAACTTCCCGGGCATGGGTTACGTCTTCTGCTACCGCATACTCACAGCGATGTTCGACGACCTGGACGTCAAGATCGACTACGAGTCTTTGGTGGACGCGAAGACGCGGCTCAACGAGCTGAAGGCGGAGCACAAGTTTTCGCTCACGTACAGGGACAGTCGCGACGAGGCGAGTGGGATGTTCAGGTCTACCGCCGTCATCGACGGCATCGCGGCGGGGTCGGGCGAGAGCAACACTAAGAAGGGCGCGCAGATCGAGGCGTCGCAGCGCGCGATCGACTGGCTCGGGCGTACGCGCGGCATCACCAAGGAGGTGCCGGAACGGTTCCGGGTGCACGGAGACTTCAACTGGTGAACAAAAATATTTTTATTATTAAACATCGCTTGCGATGTTTAATTTAAAAGCGACTGTTCAGATATAAATATGGATCAAATCATATCTACACTCGAGAAAGTGGAGCTGTCTATCGGCAAGTCCAACGACGAGCTGGAGACGGGCTTCACGAAGACGCTGAACGACGCCTTCTCGTTCGACGACAACAGCGTCAAGATGGTCGGCACGCTCGACCAGCCGTGGTTCAGGGCGAAGGATGTGTTGAAGGTGTTGGGATACTCGGAAGACAGCCACACGCTGAAGAAACAAATTCAAAAATATGTACCCGACAAATATAAACAACAATTGGGTGGCCTACGCGACGGGGGCCACCCTATAAACGGCAACGAAGCGAAAGAGGTGTACATCAACGAGCCCGGGCTGTACCGGTTGATCATGCGATCGAACAAGCCGAACTCGCAGCCGTTCCAGGACTATGTTCAGGACGTGTTGCTCCCGAACATGCGGAAGCAGGCGATGGAGACGCTCCTCAATAGGAACACGAGTCTCGAGAACAACCTGCGTCTTGTCATCAGGCAGAACACACAGGCTCTCGCCAAACTCGCGGAGATGGGGGTCCAGCTCGACGAGACCAACGAGCAGCTGAACGAGATGAACAACAAGCTGGACGTGGCGGTGGAAGACAGGGCGCCGATCCCCGAGGACCAGTCGAAGGTCGAGCGCTTCGTCTTCCTGAAACGTCCCAACGAGAACTACCCGTACTACGCGATCAGAGCGCAAGCGGCGAGCACGAAGACGGCTATTCGCAAGCAGCAGAAGGAGTTCGGCGCGATCGAACTGCTGCTCGACTTCGAGACTCACCCGAACACCAAGACCTACTACAACCGGATAAAGCTGGCGCTGAACAAGAGAGGGGTCAAGTTCAACGGGAACAGGGTGCGCATCGCGGACGACTCGGACATGACGGAGGCCGACCTGATCCGGGAGCTGAATAAAGTCCACGAGCAGCGACGCGACGTTTAATATACTGACAACGGAACTAGTTCCGTTGTCTAACAATTCTAAATCTTCTCTAGGTTCTTCGCGACTATCTTCGTCACCGCGTTGATCTTTATGGTCTGGTTCCGCCGCAGGATGCAGTTGCGTTTCATCCACCCCACCCCCGTGCACTCCATGTTGCCGCCCAGATCCAAACGCGGCACGTCCCTCGCGCGAGTGCTGTACAAGTAGAACACGTGAAGCTTATGGTACAACATTATCAACAGCTTTTTCTCGTATTGTTGGTCGGACAGGTCTATCCCCGTCTCCTCCTTCATTTCCCTCACGGCGGCAGAGAGGGTGTCATCGTCGCCTTCGTCCATGGATCCCTTGGGTACTCCCCAATAGTTGTTGTAGGACTGAGTTATCATGACGGAGTCGTCGTTGTACAGGATCACGCCCGCCTTGATCCTGTAAGTCGTGTCTTTGACGAAGTCGTCGGGTTCAGCCACCGTCTCTCGGATCGACACCATTTCGCAGCAGCCTCTGTGGCAGCGAGTTCGTTCCATTTTTAACAATATTTTAAAATAGTTATAAGGCGGTTCAATTACAAAAAGTGAAACGAGTTAATTCAATTCATAGAGAAATAAATGTCGCTTGAAAGGATAATCGAAAATGAGATCGAAGTGGTGCTGGAGTTTAGAGAACTCAACACGAATCTCCGCCGCACGCTGTTCGAAAAGATAGATGCGTCCAGACCGCCGCACGTGTTGGAGATATTGGACTTTGGCGTGAAGGAACTCGTGACCGCGAAAGAGTGCGTCGTCGCAAAGCTGACCACGACGTGCCGGGTTGTGCAACCAACCGTCGGAGAGATTTACGAGTTCTCAGACTGGAAGATCGAAATCGACCATGTAATGGTCACCGTTAACAACGTTCAGATACTTGCCAAAAGATCAGGCGTCAAACCCAACGGCAAGGTCCGAATTAGAATAGACGCTATCAAAAACATTGTAAACACCATAATATGTACTGGCGAAGTGGTTTAGTGTGTTTTTAAAACCTTTTGGTTTTAAAATAAATGGAAGACCGTCTAAAAACCTTTAATAGAAAATGGAAGGGGTGCGTGGAGAAGACCAAGATGGCCGAAGCCGGGTTCGTGTTCGTACAAGAACCGGATATCGCCAGATGCGCGTTTTGCGGACTGGAGGTTTCCGGTTGGGACGCGCCGTCGGATCCCGAAACGCTCCACTTGAGGCTCAACCGAACGTGTCCTCTCATCCTTAAAAAGTTTTTCGTAAACGACGAGGCAAGGCGTCTCGAGACGTTCTCGTCTTGGAACGGAGAGGTGTGCAGTCGCAAACTCGCCGCCGCGGGGTTCGTGCATCTGAAGGGCGATGGGGTGGTATGTTCGCACTGCAACCTCAAACTCAACGACTGGAAGTGCAGCGACGATCCCGAAATATGCCACCGTGAACTCAGGCCCAAATGCATATTTTCCAAAAAGGATGTTGTTGAAAAAGCCGCTGTCAACAGAAACATGGAGTGCGTGATATGCCTCGACGAGACCAAGAACGTCGCGTATCTGCCGTGCGGCCACGTGGCTACATGTCTTTCTTGTTCTATCAAACAGATCGATCGAAAGTGTCCGCTGTGCTCCTCTCAATACGTGTCAAAGTTCCGGGTCTATTTCTAAAGTTGAACTTTTAATCCAAGTATAATATAAACACTAACAATGGCTTTACCAAAACTATCAGCTGCTGAGTTTGCGACAATGTCTGCTGCGTGGGAGGCGAATAAGATGTCCGACCCGGAAAATCCCACCAATCCTTTATCGGGACGAAAAATTAAACGAGACGGGGCGGTGTGGAAGAAGGTCGAAAATTATTTCAACGGAGCAACTACTCCGGTAAAAAGTCCTAAGGGTAGGAGTCCGAAGAAGGAAGCTAAACCTAGGGGTAGGAGTCCCAAGAAGGAAGCTAAACCTAGGGGTAGGAGTCCGAAGAAGGAAGCTAAACCTAGGGCCAGGAGTCCCAAGAAGGCCATAAGCGGGTCGTCTCCGCGACGCGAGGCCGCCGCGAAACCAGCGCCGAAGGCCGGGGCCAAACCAACCGAGCAGGACTGCGCAGAGTTCGATCGCAATCCCGGTGTTAATCCGCTAACGTCTAGAAAAATTAAGATAGATGGACCAGTTTACAAGAAACTACAGAAAGACTGTGCCGACATTGCGCCGGTTGCCGGGCCTTCGGGACTTGCCGGGCCTTCGGGACTTGCCGGGCCTTCGGGACTTGGCTCCGTTGGAGCGGGTTCGGTGTCGGTGTCGGTTCCCGACGTCGTGGAGATCGACAACAAAGTGTTCGTTGACAGCGCCGCCAATATCACTCGCCAGGAGGCGTTTGCCAAGCTGGCCGACGACCGCGGGTATTACGTGGTGAAGTTACCGGAGACGAAGTGCGCTTTCACCGCATTCGGTACATATTTTAACATGACATCTGATGAAGTCAGGAACTATATAGTAGAATACGCCACGCGTTGCGGCGCTACCAATCCCAGGTTCGTATTCGACGACGCGATGATAGAAGACATCCGAAGCGGCGATGGCGACTGCTCGAGAGATACTCTGATTCTTTTGTCGGTTGCTTTCGACTGCACGATCAGGGTGTTTTACGAAGAAACCAAGACGTTCGAACTCATCTCGGAAGGAAGCATCAACAGGTTGGTCCAACTAGGCCTCACGCTCGACGGCCACTACGTCGTGATGATAAAAACAGGCGAGCAACAACAAATCCTCTCGTTGCCGGCGACGGTTACGTGTTCGCCGGTCGTGTCTCAACGCGCCGCTCCGCCCACCCCTGTAGTCAGTCCCGAAGACGTCGCATCGATGGTGGAAGCGTTGGAGAGTGTGAGGAACAAGCCGCGCATCTACACGCTACTCCAATCGGAGCAAGCTCTATTGAAGACGATCGGCCTGATCTAAAACAATTGAACCAATTTTTATATTTGATATCGTCAAATATAAATATGGACGCAGCCGTTCTCAGACTCGAGGCCCGCATATTGGGTTTAGAGATGGAAGATGAGGTCGGCGAAGAGGCCGACGTCGCTCTTTCAGAATGGGATCTGTTTCTGAATTTACGTCGCAACAAGGACAGAGGAGACGCCGATACCATAAAAAAGCTGAAAGGCATGAACGCGTCCGCCGAAATAACGGCGACCGCGATCGAGTATTTCAAAACCACCATCTCTTCGCCGGTGATGGAGCGTCACAAACTGAAAGCGGCGGTGATGGCGGTGGCGGCGGTGATGGCGCACGCGATTCACGGAAGCGCCGTTGACGAGACCACGGCGTGCGACGTCTTCAAAGTTAATAAGAAAAAATATTCAAAGGCCATGAAGTTTGTGAAGATAGCTGTGATGGAAACCAGGGGTATAAACGACACTAAAGATAGTAGCGTTATGCAGATATGCAAGTCGCTGGGACTGCAAGACTCGTTCGACGAAATCAGACAATTCATTAAGAATCAGCCCGGGAACGGGCAGCTCTGTCACCACTACTCCTCTGTTTACAGCTGGTTGATCATCAACAAACAACGGATCCCAGACATAACGTCTTTCAGCCGCATGTGCGATTTGTCGCCGAAATCTCTGAAAAGGACGTCCAAACCGAACTCGTCTGCGTTGGGCGCGTTTTTAAGAAACAGGGTTAACGAAATGACGCGCGATTTTGTAGAGAGGGTGGAGAGCGCATACTCCGTAACTCTTCCGCCCCCGCCTCCGTTTCGCGTCGAAACAATCTTAGCGTCCTTCTTTTGAGACCTAATCTAGGAAGAAATTTGTTTATCAGCCTGTTTACAGAAAAAAACGTCAGTTCCTTGCACACTCCGAACGCAAGACTCGTACACAACATCATGAGATTTCTCATTTTATAAAATGAGAAATTGAAAACGTCCGCGACCCTTTCCGTTAAAATAAAAATGGACTCGCAGCTCGCTTCTAATCTGGAAAAGATGTTGATGGACGGCCGCGGGTACGTCGAAGTCGACGACGGCAAACCTAGCGGGGAGTTTCACGAGAAGCTTTTTGTTGCTCCCAGCGGCAAGATAGCGATGACGGTCGTATTGACCAGTATGGTGGGTTTGAAAAAGTACTCAAAGTACATAGAAGGAGACTCTTACGAAGTGGTCATCGTCATATATTTCGGATCTGTCACACTATATCACCGTGCTCTCGAAAAGACGCTGAAACACAAGATAGAGATATGGTCATCCGAGCAACTACTGGTGAATCCGACCACGCACGTACTGTGTCCCAAGATAGAAGTAGTTCCGAAGCTGTCGTGTCAGTATCAAATCCCTAAGATATCTTTCTACGATCCGTTGATGAGATACTTCAGGATTAAACCGAAGACAATTCTCAAAGTAACTAACGTGGATGGCTGGGTGTCCTTCAGAAGAGTGGTATGAGGTTGTGTATTTTTAGACCCCGGGGTCTAAAAATGAAACCTTTCGTTCCTTTAAATTAAGACAAAAATGTCTATCGAAACAGTGTTTTCTATTTGCGAAATGCGACAGGAGGTGATTTCGTATCTCTCTTTGTCGGATTTACACAACCTCAACGCCAGTCTCGGAGGGCGTCTCGACTTCGAAATGGACGCTCGGTTCGCATCGTCTTCTCTATCGGACCAGGTCGAGTTTTTGGACCAGTATACGTCGTTTGTGTTCAGGAGGTACGGAGTGATGTTTCTGGGAAAACTCAGCAGGGAGATGAGCGACGACGAGTGGATGGAGTGCCAACGCGACTCGGCGGTACGGTGGTTCGGAAATATCGAAGAGAAGCGATGTTACGACACCTTGAAAAGAACCCTTTCACTAAAATTCTGCAGGGACATGTTGTCCAGAGTACCGGCTCGGGTTTTTAAAACGCGGTGTTTCGTTGCGGACCGCGGCTTCTGGCGCAAACATAACAGATACGTTTACCGACAAATAATAATATAAATGGCTTTGACTTTTTATCAAATTATTACTAACGGATATTACAACCTGCGATTGAACGCGGGTGCAAAATTAAGCGTCGTGTTTTTAAATTACAGAAACAGGGCTTCGACCAGTTTCGAATTAGTAATTCCGGAAGCGGGTATATTGGACTCCAGGAACCTTATTGAGCCGATTCAAACTACGGTCGCCGTTGATTATCGGTACACCGTCGACGACCCCTCCAATTACATCAGGTTCAACACTGGAACGGCTGAAAGTATAACCAATGTAGTCTTAAAGGTGTATTATGACGACGCAGACGCTGATGTGCAATATACGCCTGCCTTGGGAATTCAACCCGTTACAGATCCCGCCGAGTTTGCAACCTTAACTTCCGACGTTCTCGGAAGACTTAACAACACAGTAACAAATCGCAAATGGAGAAAGGCGAACAACCTGGTAGCCGTGACAACCAGGTTGTTTTCTGAGTCGTCAGTAGAACTTTGTGGTGCGCAAGCTCAAGGTAACATCGACGAAGAAACACGGCAAAGGTACGAAGAAATAGAAAGGTTTAGACAAGAAGAGTATGAAAAGCTGAGAGTGGAGAGGGAAGAGATTGAAAAGAACAAACTTGCCGCGTCGGCGGCGCTCGCGGCGGCGCAGGAATCGGAACGCGCTGCAAGGGAAAAGGAGAAGCAATACGACTCGATCAACTCAGAAAGACAGTCGCTGGACGCCGACAAGGAGGCCTTTAAGCAGGAACAGGAGCGAATTAGAGCGGAGAGCGCGCAGAACGATATCAAACAACAACAGGCTGAAAAGGCCATATCTGACGCTAAGGCCGAGGCGCTCGAAATAGTGGCTAAGGCGAAGAGAGACGCCGAAAAGTACAAGTTTTCTCCGCCGCCGTCGTGTCCGGCTGTACCGGTACAGCCGACGACTCCTGCTCCCGAACCGAGATCGAGACCATTCTGGGATAACTGGAACAACCTCACACAAGCACAAAAGTTCTTCATCCTGGTTTCTGGTCTGTTCGGCGTCGTGTTGTTGATTAGGGCATTGGGTTAATAGGATTGTCTTTAAACGCCTAGGCGTGTAAAGATTTAGATGGCCAAGTTTCCACCGAGACACAACTCGTCGATGGGAAGACTCGACATCTTCTTGATAGACATAAACTCCTTCAGCAGTTCGAGTTTGAAGTCCATGAGTTTGTTTATGGGGTTGTTGGCGAGTATGTTGATGATGTTCTTGACGTGTACCGTGTCCTCGCCGCCGTCGTCGGTCGAAGATATCTTCTCATAAATTCCGACCAGAATTATTTTTGTGAAACGGTCACCGTTTAGCTTGCGCGCGTTGAACTCGTTTTTGGTCTTCTCGAGGTCGGGTCTTATCGCCGCCACGATCTGTTTTACGACATCTTTCGTATCAGCTCCCTCCGACAGCTCCGAGGGCATCTCGTCGTACATCTGCTTCCCGTACTCTTTCATGAACTGCATCTCCTTGCAGTTCTCCTCGGTGTTTTCATAAAGCTTCTTAAAAAAGGAAAGGTACGCCTTAATCACGCTCAGGTTGGCGTCGTTCTTTGATATGAACAGAGGAATGTTTACGAAGGCGCCGTCGCATATCTCGGCCTTGCGCGTTCCGTCGACGGCCGGTTTGAATTTCTCCACGAACTCTGAAGTGTCGGTCAAAATGTTTGCGTCTTCGATGAACGACATGTACGAATGAAGAGGCGCGTCGTTGTACACCTTGCATAGCTCCGACACGAACTCCTTGATGTAGGAGAAGATGATATAGTCATTGACTTTTTGGCTGTAAAACTGCATGTTTATAGACACGCTTGATTTTTTTAACTCTCAGATACAATAAATGGATATTGACAAACTTAATAGCAACATTTCTCTTTTTAAGACTCTCGTCAACCAGATGCCCGAGAGCATGGCCGGTGAGATCAGGCCGCTGATTGCCGACTTTAAGAACATCGTCAGGAACATCGAGACAAACACCAAGCTGGCGAAGGACGCGATGGAGTCGTTCAACAAGATCAGGGGCGATCTGTCTTCGAAAATAAGGGACGATTCTCAAAAAATATCAGACCTGGTTTCCAGATTGACTACGCAGGCGACGCCTTGAGTCTCTCGAGAACGGTCATGAGCCGTCCCATCGCGGTAAATTCGTCCTCCGTGTCGGGGGTGTTGAACACCTTCAGGCCCGCCTTCTCCAGTTCCTTAGTCCTCTTCGAGCCCTCGTTGTACTCTCCCAGCTCTACGGCCACTCTCTGTTTGACGAACAACAAGGGTATCTTCTGTCGGTTTATCACATAATCGCGCTTGATGTCGTAGACGCCCTTGAACACCTCCTCGATGTGACGCATTTTGCGTCTGCGGTGCATCGTATTCATAAAAAACATATTTATATTACCTAAATTATTTTTGTTTTTTGTAATAAATGGTAGTAAACGCGTCTTATTATGGAGGTTACGAGTATAATCCAGAAACGTTTTTGAAAAGTGTTCCGCTGGGGTCGTATAATTTTGCGTTCCCGCTGTTGTCGGTGTTGTATCTGTTGGGACTGGCACCCGCGATGAGCTTCATGTCGAAGCGCGAGTCGTGGACATGGATAAAACCGGCGGTGCGCCTGTACAACCTGGGACAGGTCGCCGCTAATTGTTACATGGTTTGGTTTGCGCTAATCGACTCGTCGTTCGTCGGATCTATGTACGACAACCTGTGCGGTTCGAAGGAGCTAGTCGGTACTCGAGAATATCAAAAGTTAATATTTTTGGGTTACCTGTGGTGTTTGCTTAAGGTCAGCGACTTCTTGGACACGTATTTCTTCATCGCGCTCAAGAAGTTTTCGCACGTGTCGTTCCTGCACGTGTACCACCACTCCACGACGATGCTGGTGGCGTTCGTCGTGTTCCGGTACCTCAGGGTGGAGCAGGCCGTGGCATACGCCGGCGTGAACTGCATAGTGCACGTGGTCATGTACTCGTACTACTTCCTGACGTCCATGGGCGCGCGCCCGCGATGGAAGCGCATGGTCACGACGCTGCAGCTGACGCAGTTCCTGCTGCTCATGGGGATGACGTTCGCGCTGGTGACCACCTGTCAGACCAAGACCCGCTACATCGCGTTCTCGATGTACTCGCTCGGGCAGTGCGGCATGTACATCTACCTGTTCGGGAAGTTCTATCTGAAAACCTACAACAACAAAAAGTTGGCTTAAATAATAATGTCATCATTATTATTTACACATCGCGTCGCTGCTCGTGAACCTTGTTCAGCTCCCGGATCAGGTCGGCCTCGGTCATGTCCGAGTCGTCCGCGATGCGCACCCTGTTCCCGTTGAACTTTACGCCTCTCTTGTTAAGCGCCAGCTTGATGCGGTTGTAGTACGTCTTGGTATTCGGGTGCGTCTCGAAGTCCAACAGCAGCTCGATCGCGCCGAACTCCTTCTCCTGTTTGCGGATGGCCGTCTTCGTGCTCGCCGCCTGCGCCCTGATCGCGTAGTACGGGTAGTCCGCGTTCGGTCGTTTCAGGAAGACGAACCGTTCGACCTTAGAGCAGTCTTCGGGGATCGGCGCTCTATCCTCGACTGCGACGTCCAGCTTGTTGTTCATTTCGTTGAGTTGTTCGTTTGTCTCGTTCAGCTGGATGCCCATCTCGGCCAGACGTGTAAGCGCCATCACCGCCCTGTCCTCTGCGAGGTTGGCTTTGACGATCAGTGTTTCGTTCTGTTTAGAAATTCCCTTTACCTCAGTCATCAGTTGGTCTATCTTGTCGTCCTTGTCTCGAATGGTCTTCTGGTACTCCTTCTCGAAGTGATCGATGATGATGCCGTTACATTTGAGATAAAACTCTGGAGATATCCAAGACGCCAGGTCGAGGATCAGCTCCTTGCAGATATAAGTGCCCGATGTTTGTTTGTGGATGTCCGATTTGTTGCCTTGTTTGACTTCGTAAATAGACGATGTGTTAGAACCGCCCGCCAGATGTGGAGGGCGGTTTTGTAATTCGAGATATTTAATTAGGTTTTTAGTTTTATCCAAACGAGTCCAATGACTGTAATTTTTATTACCCTGTTTACAGAGCTTCGTGGCGTTGAAGTAGCCGGTGCTCTTGTCCACCACGATGCGGAACTCGCCGAAGTTACCATAGTAGAAACGGTCGTCGATGCTTTCGAATGCAATGTTATTGAGAGACATTTATATATCTCTCAATTGCTTTAACAAGCTGTTTGAATATTTATTAAACGTCGCGCCTTTGCTCGTGCACCTTGTTCAGCTCCCGGATGAGGTCGGCCTCGGTCATGTCAGAGTCTTCCGAGATGCGCACCCTGTTCCCGTTGAACTTGACGCCTCTTTTATTGAGCGCCAGCTTTATTCGGTTGTAGTAGGTCTTGGTGTTCGGGTGCGTCTCGAAGTCGAGCAGCAGCTCGATCGCGCCGAACTCCTTCTGCTGCTTGCGGATGGCCGTCCTCGTGCTCGCCGCCTGCGCTCTGATCGCGTAGTACGGGTAGTCCGCGTTCGGCCGTTTCAAGAAGACGAACCGCTCGACCTTCGAACAGTCTTCGGGGATCGGTGCGCGGTCCTCGACCGCCACGTCCAGCTTGTTGTTCATCTCGTTCAGTTGTTCGTTGGTCTCGTTCAGCTGGATGCCCATGTTAGCGAGCTTGGCCAGCGCTAAGTTATTTTGTTCTAAAAGAGTCTCGTTTTGAGTACGCACGGTTACTAACTCCTTGACGACCAATCTTAGATTGGTATCTAACGCGGTGTTCCTATTGAGGATAGTCTCCATGGCCTGCTTCCTCATGTTCGGTAGCAGCACGTCCTGAACGTAGTCCTGGAACGGCTGCGCGTTCGGCTTGTTCGATCGCATGATGAGCCTATATAGGCCCGGCTCGTTGATGTACACCTCTCTTCCTTCGTTGCCGTCGATGGGGTGGCCGCATCCGATGCGGCCACCTTTAAAAATATCCGTTAAATCTTTTTTGTATCTGTCGGGCACGCATCTTTGAATGTGACTTTTAGTAGCCGATTTTTCTTCCGAGTATCCCAACACCTTAAGTACATCCTTCGCTTTGAACCACGGCTGATCGAGCGTGCCGACCATCTTGACGCTGTTGTCGTGGAAAGAGAAGACCTCGTCTAGGGTCTTCGTGAAGCCCGTCTCCAGCTCGTCGCTCGACTTGCCGGTCGACAGCTCGGTGTTTTGTACGTTTGCAATTATTTGTTCCATTTTTATAGATCTCAGTGCGCTTTTAATTCAGACTCCGAATTAAAACTACGACGATACGTAGGACCGCGACCGCGCGGCGTCGATGAACCGCGAGTGGTACTCGTTAACGGCGAGCGGCAGCTTCACGAACAGGTGCCGGTACTCGGGCTTCGCGTAGATCATCATGAACTCCACGAACGCCTCCCGCGGTACGTACAGCGCCGAATCGACCATCTTAGTCTTGACGCCGAGCGCCTTGGCGAACTTTAGAAACTTTTTGAACTTGAGATCGCAGAACTGAGCGACGTCGGGCTCGCCCACCAGAACCTCCTTGATGCTGTGATCGAGGTTGAACTTGAGAAGAAAAACGTATTCGTCCTGTGTCAGACAAGACGCCAGGAAGTTCATAATGTTGTTTTGGTAATCCATACTTTATATATAAACCCCATTTTGATGAATGTGATAATAGTAAGGCTTTTGGCAAAATTGTTTTATTGCTCGCAGCTTTTTGTGGTATTTTCCTCGATGTACATTAGTGTTTTGGTGATTTTTTATATTCTGTCTGTAATAAATGGCAGTAAACAAACATTTAATCGACATGCAGTCGTTCGGAGAGCTTGAAAATCATCTATACGACACCTCGAGCGCGTATTCGTATTTCAAACGAGACTACAAAAAGACGTCTCCGGTTTTCAAGACCCCCGTAGTTCTGGACAAGACCACGGGGACGTCGTCGTTCTCCTACGACTGGTCCGCGTTCGTGGACAAGACGCAGGGAGACTACCTCACCAACTTGACGCTGATAGTGAAGCTTCCGGAGCTGAAGCTCAAGCCCGACAACGCGTTCAAGGAAAAGGGGACCATCCGGTGGACAAAGAACCTGTTTCACAACCTCTTGGAAGAATGCACTTTGACTTTCAACGACACCGTCGTCAACCGACTCGATAGTTGTATTTTAGACTTCATTTCTGAGTTTTCGGTGGACGAGTCCAAGTACTCTCAGTACATGAAGAACATCGGCAACCAACAGTGTCTGTTGCAACCGGCGACGGTCATCCCGTCCAGGTGTATGGTCATCCCGATCCCCTTCTTTTTCAACGAGAGTGTGAGAAACGCGCTGCCGCTTTCGGAAATGCCTTACACGGAAATCAAAATTAACTTCAAGTTCAGGGCTTGGGAGTCTCTCGTGCTCTTGGAGAACAAAACCGAGCTCACTCCGGTTCCGATCGTTCCGGTGGCGGGGAGAGACCTCGACACGCCAGTTCTCGAAGAGGTTAAGCTGTACGGTACGTTCGTATCTGTTTCGGAAGAGGAAAGACGCACGATCGGCGTACGGCCCTCGACGATGGTCTTCAAACAGTACCAGATCCTGCCCAGACAGAAGGTGACTGACGAGAAGACGAAGATCCAGCTAATGTTCAAGCATTCGGTTACAAAAATATATTTCGGAATTCGTAACTCCACGTTCAAGAACCAGTGGTCAAACTACACAGCCGATAACGACATCGTCGTCAACCAAATCGTGTCGGAGTCCAAATCCGAATCGATCCTCAAGAGCGCGCGGATCTCCTACAACGGAAAAGACCGGATTCCGGAGACCGACGCCTCGTACTTCAAGATGATCGAACCCATATACTGCAATCGCCGCGTGCCCGAGAAGGAGGGGCACTTCGTCTACAACTTTGACATCATGTCCGATTCTCCGTACGCATCGGGCAGTCTGGCCGTCTCTCGACTCAACAATCCCACAATGGAGTTGACCGTGGACCGAGAGGCCATTCGTAGCGACCGCCAGTTCGAGTTCATCACTATAGCCGAAAACACGAATGTAATCACGATTTCCGAAGGCAACGCCCAGGTACCCGTCCTTCATTAGTTCAAATCATCATGATTTGAACTACTATTTCTTAATCTTTGTCTGAACACCGCACGACGAACTGGCCACGACCAGTTGTCTGTCGGTCAGCCACTTGGATATGGAGTCGCATACCTTGTCTCTGGACTGGCCGCCGGCGTCCAACTGAAGCTGTTTGGCGAGCCCCAGCAGCGTCTGTTTGTTCCAGTTGGTGCATCTCTTCCCCGATGAACGCTTGCGAACGTCTTTCTCGTCTGTCGCGTCGATGTTTTTTATACAAAACTCGCCCGATGCGGGGTTGCGCTGTCCGTAAAAAGACAAACCCATTTGCTTGGTGCGCGCCTCGATTATCTTGGTATCGCTGTCGGTTTTGCTCTTGGCGACCGCCACCGCGGCAGACTTGCATTTCTTCCATTCGTTCCAGGGTGAGATGGACGTCGGATTGGACAGGCACATGGGATCGAGCGCCTTGTTAATCGACGATCCGAACCAGGTCACCGCCGTCATGCGTTCGATATAGTAGAACCCGGAAAACATGTCCAACTCTTCGTCGAGGTTCACCTTCGTCGGAAGCGAGAACATTTTCGCTGTGACCAAAATTTCAAGATACCGCTGTCTGTTGGGGACGTCGTCATCGCTGTCCACGAGCTCCCTGAACTCGGCCATGCGCGCAGCCTGTCTCGGTTCGGGCGGTTTGACATCGTCCACGTATTTGGCGCTGGACTCGTCCCACTCGGTGCCCGAAACCGGCGAGGCGTAAACCGCCCCGTCCGAGTATCGCGCCACACATGTAACGCCGCTAGAGTTTACGAAACGCCTTCCAGAGTTGACAACATTGATAACCGGTTGGAGACGCGCCACGTCATAATCAGAAACGTCTATGCGACCGCTTGTTTTCAGGACATCGACCACCTCGTCGCCGGGATCGTATACCGTAGAAATAGTTGTATTGAACGGCACCTCCGGCGAGGCGGGTTGTAGACAGTTGCCGCCGTTTCTGTCCATAAAAGAGTTGCAAGTTATCGATACGTACTGGAGCGCAGCGTTCATGTTGTCTATCTGAACTTGCTTCCTCTCAGAGAGACGGGTCATCATATAGTCGATAGACGACTCGGATGGCGCGTCTCGCGGAAGAGTGATGTGTCTGTACACGGTCACCACACTGTTGGGGTTTTCGAGTAAAGTAAGTCGGTGAGAACCCATGCGTATACCGCGAGCTATCACCTGGGAAGTTTCTGTGTAGTTCCAGCTTGGCACTAAATGTTCGTGAATTACGTCAGTGAATGTGAAACCCTCCGATATCACCCTGGATCCCAGTATGACCGATACGTTCTTTCCGTGGATTGACGAGTTGAACTCTTTCTGGACTCGCAGAATGGTTTCGTTGGTCGTCGTCTCCGAAGACAATAGTCTGTGTTTTGAAAATCCGACGAACCTCAACAAAAGATCGAAGACCATCAGCCCCGACCCTCTGACCAGTTCGTCGTAGACTATCGACTTTTCGCCGGCGGCGTCCGCTCTTATCAGCGCCTGAATAATCCACGCGTATTTCGCCGACATTTCCGAAACGCTTCGCATTACCGAATTAAAATCGGTGCCGTATTTCCTCAACGCAGAGACCATCTCGGGGGAGAACGCGCCCCTGACCACATATCGATCGAATCCCTCCGACCCGAAAGTGCCATCGGGAAACACGAACCGAATCGCCTGTCTCGAAGAGTTGTAGACTCCCCTTCCGCGTTCGTCCACTTTGAACGCTCTTAAATAAGAGCGTTCTTGCAGAGGAGACATCACGTGAACCTTGTACATGCCGTTCAGTCCCGGCACCAGGCTCCCGCCGAATCTCACCTCTAGGTCCGGCCGCGGCGCTCTCAAGTAGGAAACCCTGTTTTTGACGAGATCCAAGAACGGTTTCTTAGGCGTGCCGTTTTCGTCGATAAATTCGTCTTCAAATTCTGAAGGAGAAATAGACGTCTGACACAAAAGGTTCATGATTGGCAAAAAATCGGAAGGCGTGTCTCTGACGGGCGTTCCGGTCATCAGCAACAGCCGCTTCCGCGGCAAAAGCTTCACCACTCTCATCAGCTGCGTGAATACCAAACCCGACTCGTTCAATATGTTGTGAACCTCGTCGACGACTATGAACGTCTCGTTGTATCGCTGAACTATCGCGGAGTCTGACATCTTCTGAACCGTCTTAGCGAATATCTCGAAGGTGTTCATCTCGTAAAGCCGGGACCAAATTTTCCGATTGGCTCTTTCGTTGCCCACATTGTAACGCGTCGTGCATTTATTGACCAGTTCCGAAACAAAGTTTCCCAGAATAGCCTTTCCCTTGTTAAGAACCAGCGCTCTCTTCATCCCGTAAAGGCCGTCGTTTATGTTCTGTTCGATCGAGTTGACGGCGGTACACGTCTTCCCGGTTCCCATGTCGTGAACTATTAACAGCGAGTCGACGTTCGAAGAACCCTTGGTCACGTTGGCCACGACTCTCTGGTGGGTCATCGGCGTTCCCTTTTTAGCCGGAACTTGCTCTTGGGTCATTACAGCCGGTCTCAGAAATTCGGAGTACACCACATCTCTCTCGAAATTCGGCAAATAAAATTTAAACATGTTTATATAATATAAACATGGATACTAAAAGAAAACGTGCCCCAAGAAATAGTGCGGGTCTCGGCACAGAGTGGACTGCCAGATCCGGCAGAGCGGCCATGGCGTCGACCACCAGAAGACGTTCGCCGTCTCCGAGGCGTCGATCTGCTACGCGTGCTAGTCCGGCGGCGGTATCTACTCGCCGGTCTCCCTCTCGTCGACGTTCGCGCGCCGCATCACCGACCAGGCGAGCGCGCCGCTCTCCCGTGGTCACCCCCGCGCTGGTGGTCACCGCGTCGCAAACACCCGTGCGCCGTCGGCGGCGATCCGCCGCGAGAAGCCCGTCTCCGGCCCGAAGGCGGCGTTCGGCCACCCGGCGGTCTCCGTCTCCGCGAAGAGCTTCTCCGGCCCGAAGGCGGCGATCCGCCGCGAGAAGCCCGTCTCCGCGAAGAAAGCCCGCGACTTCTCCGGCCCGAAGGCGGCGTTCGGCCACCCGGCGGTCTCCGTCTCCGGCTAGATCGACATCCAAGAGGAGGTCGTCGCCCAGAAAACCCCGCCGTTCCCCGAGACGCGCAAAGTCTCCAGCCGCCAAGCCCAGGCGCCGTCGCAGGTCGCGCAAGTCTCGCGCATCCTCCACCGACGAGTTTATGGCCCGCGACCACAAATTTTCATTGTTCGACAGTCCTAAAAACATACAAGAATTTTTAAGCAGTTGAGTTAAAACAGAGCCGACAGTAAATAAAGATGATGAAACTAAACAAACTCGTAAATTCTGTATTCGATGAAACCGCTCGAGAACAGTGGAACGATCCCCAGTTTCAAGCCAGAGTCAAGCGCATCCTCAAACCTAAACCGGCAAAGGACGAGACGACTATCAAAAGACCTCTGTCTCCTTACATTAGGTTCTGTCAAGACGAACGCGAGGACTGTAAGAAACATAACCCTGGAATGACCACAAAAGAAATAACTTCCTTGTTAGGCGAAAAGTGGAACGATCTCAAGAAAAACAACCCCGAAATTCTAAAGCAAAGGTATAATTTTGAAGTAAAAAATTAAATTTTTTAGAAAAGAGCTTTTCTAAAAATATGTTACTATAAAATGGACATCAACACAATTTTAAACATTGTAAAGACGAAGCTCTTTGAACCGCGCAAAAAGGTAGTGAACACGGTCGGTGGAAAGAAAATAACCCTTCCGTCACCGAACGGGGAGGTCAATAACCAGACTTTAGAAGAGAACGAAAAAAGCATATTCGAGATAGTCGACGGCTGGAACGTCGCAGACCGCGACTACGTGGAGTGGCGAGTTTCGGAAGCGCTGAGAGGCAAGGGCGCGGCTCCGTCGGCTCCGGCGCCGAACACTACAAATTTTTATTGTTCGGCAGATGTAGTCGACGGCGTCGCGAACCTGTTCTATCCTGGCGTAGTGCTTAAATCTGGAACCGTCATCGACGAACTGTCGGTCGTGTGCGATTCGCCGTCGCAGGAAGACGCCGTGCTGAGCGTCAAAGTAAACAACGAAACAAAAACGACTCACAAAATAAAATTCGGAAACAAAGCGGTGTACGCGGCAGCGGTCGGTATAAACATCGACGCCAATTCGTGCGTGTCTTTCGTGCTTAAGTTCGCGAAAAACGAAAAGGCGAAGGCGATCCCGAAATCAGTGTCGTTTCAAATCCAAGTTTCGGTGTGAGTTTTTTAAATCTGCGTTAATATAAATCACAATGACGACTAAAAACTCTATCGTGTTAGACCACATCCTTAAAGGAATGGTCATTAATAAAAACGGGGAGGTGGACTACCGCGCCGAAATAGACATTGTCACAAAGGACAATGTCGAGTTTCAGTACGCCATCGTCGACGAGGGCTACGAGTCGTCTCCGTCCCAAACCTTTTCCACTGTCAGAAAATCGGCAAACGTGCAGCACACCAACTCTGACGGTGTGTACAAAAAGAAGGTTTTGTTGCTCAAGTCTCCGGTCAAGACCGAGGCGGAGGTCAGTATTAAACTGGTAAACAACACGCCGTACCGAGAGGAGTTCGGCCCCGTCGGCCAAGTGAACCTGCTCATGCCGCGCCAGCAGCAGCCGACCAATTCCGCTCCTCTCAGCGTTGTTCCGAGGGTCGAACAGGCGGAAGAGACGACGCCCTGGTACAAGAACCCGTGGATCATCGGGGGAATCGTTCTGGCGGTTCTCCTCCTGGTGATGCTGATGGCCAACAACAACAAGAAGAAGACTTCGTACTTCCTAGAGTAAGTTTTTTGACACGTGTGTCAAAAAACGTCTTAAATTAAAAGATAGTGGTTGTTTATAAAATGATTGAAATACTGTCTTCCGTGTGCAACGTTAATACCTGTTTTCTGAAAACGCTGATAGACATCATGTCCCAGGCGTCGTCTTCTGACACCCTTAATCCGACGCCGGCGATAATAAAACAGGTGGTGTTTAAATTTTCCAAGGAAGGGATAGAGGTCACGTCCGACCACAATCGACGAGTTTTCGCCTCGGCCTCGATATTCAACACCTTTTTTTGTGAGTACGAATACAAAGAGGATTTCCCGATATGCATAGGCATCTCTCTGGAGATACTCAAGTCGTGCTTCAAGCACGTCCACAAACAGGATACGGTAAAGATGACCATCTCCAAAGAAGAGTTCGCCACGTTTCCTAACGTTATCGACTTCATCATCAACGAAAACAAAGGGTTTTCGATAAAGTTCAACATCGTCCAGAACATCGAATGCGACGAACAAACCTCGTTTGAGAAGATAGTCTCGGTGTCATCGACGAGGGTCTCCAATATATTCAAAGAACTCGGAAATATAAGACAGAACGTGTCGATGTCTCTGGCGACAGACCAGATAAAGCTTTCTTCGAATATAATCAACCTCGCGGAGAGCTGGGTGTCGTTCCCGATTCCGCGGCGCACGAAGACGAACCAAATCGACACGAAAAGCGAGTACTTTAAGTTTTTGTCCAAGATGGCTGTGTTTGACGAACGATGCGACATATTCATGGAGACGGACACCATGAACGTGGTTTTCGAAACCAACATCAAAAATTACAGAGAAAGTAAGACCAAAATATTCGGAAGGATCAGAATCGGAATCACGAACAACGTTAAAGCCTAAGCGCAGCAATATAAATGAAAAACAAGGTAGTGTATATAGGCGATCCCCACTTCAAACACAACAACAACGACTACGTGGACGAGTTTATAAAAACGTCGCTCGAGGCGGTCGAGAACAATCTTCCGTGTCTGTGCGTCGTCGCAGGAGACGTTCTGGATACACACGAGAAGTTACACCAAACCCCTCTTAACAAGGCCGTCAGGTTCCTTAAAAAACTCGCAACCATGTGCCCCACGTTCGTTCTCGTCGGCAACCACGACTACGTCAACAACCAACAGTTCCTAACGGACAACCACTGGATGAACTGTCTCAAAGGGTCCGCTGAAAATTTGTATATTGTAGACAGGCCCGTTAGAGCTGCCGACGTGTTAACCGACGTACCCGATTTGGTGTTCGTGCCGTACGTTCCGCCCGGTAGGTTCGTGGAGGCGTTGGAAACCACGGGAGACGGGTGGAGGAACTGCGTATGCGTATTCGCTCATCAAGAGTTTAGGGGCAGTAATCTGGGCATTGTTTCCAGCGAACACGGTGACGCGTGGCCGATCGACTTCCCGCAGGTGGTGAGCGGCCATATACACAAAAGACATTCTCCCCAAACTAATATTTTGTACCCGGGCAGCGTCATCCAGCATAACTTCGGCGAAGAGAACAACGACGGCGGCGTGGCCGTACTGACATTCGACGAGGAGATGACCGTCGAGTACATGCGCGTGGACATCCCGCGCATGTACTCTGTCAACGTGGCGTTCGAAGAACTGTCGCTGTTTCTTAAAAATTATAAGCCGCGCCCGCTTCAGAGAGTAAGAGTGTTGTGCGCGGCGAGGCCGGAACAGAGGAAGGTGTTCGCCAAGACGATAAACAAGAGCGTCCCTGCCAACGTGAACGTGGTTTTCAAAGAAACGAGGGTGGTCGCCGACAACCAACGACTCGAAGCCGTGGTCCCGTTCGATAAAATTTTGAATGAAAAATTACGCAGAGAGGGGTGCGATTCCGAGTTTCAGATCATTGATGCGGTGAGTTCATTCGACGAATTTGTAGATAGGATTTTTTAACACTCTCAGTGAGAGTGTTAAAAAAAATTAAAACATACCGGCTATCTCGGCTTCGACGTCGGAAACGGCTTCGTTTCCGAATATAAAGTTGCCCGAGCAGACTTGTTCAAGGAAAAAGTCTTTTAGTCCTTTGTTGTTCAGGACGACTCGCATGAGACCAGACTTGGCCACCATGAGACACGTGTCTAACAACGCTTTCCGGCGGTCGGAACCGTCGCTGCCGGGTACCATCTGAGATATGAACTCTGCGAAGTCGACCGGTCCTTGCTCGGCGCACTCGCTGCAGTTGTCCGCAGCACGGTCGTTCCTGACGCCGATCTTCACCAGGTCGGCGTCCCACATCTCCCTCGGAACGATGTCCAACACCAACGGCGCTGTTTTGGCAACGTAATACACCAAATGGGCCACTCCGCTCTCGAAGTAAAAAATTTTTTGAGTGTGGTGATGCGACGCCTGGACCCACCCACCGGCGGCGTCGCGAACGTATCCGTGGTGGCGAGAATGACAAACCCTAGAGTCTTCCCTAAAAAGACTCGCGAACGGAGAACTGTTTTTGTCGGCACAAACGACTATGATCGCCACGACAGCTCTTCGGCTGAATATGAGATCGGCGCCGTGATCGGCCACGTCCGCCAAATATCGGTTCTGTAGAAACTCCGAAACCGAAGGGTTTTTTTCGTTCAAAACCATCGACTTTTTTATCAACGCCTCCATCCTTTTCTTGGAGCCGGCGCCCCTACAAAAGTTGTTTACTTCGTCTACAACCGCTTTGACGTGTTTCTTATAGGCTGTCAGGAACGCCGCGTCTTCCCGATCAAAGTCAAAGTCTTTCGCTTTCGCCTTTTCTAACTTGAACTCGAAATGAGCGTCTGTTAAACCAAATTCTGTTATATTTAAATGATCGAAGAACTTTTTATATTCGTCCTCGGGAAATGTTGCTACGACGCGGCTTTGTCTTGTGGCATCTTCGTGTATCAGTTTGTCGTGTTCTGCATGCTCGTCATGGTGAAGGACAGGATTGCCGCGGTTGTCGTGTTCCTGATCGACAACCGCGCGGACGTCTTCAACCGAGCGCTCGCGTTGCTCGTCAGGTGCATCGTGGTGTTCAGCGTTATTAACGATTACGCCATCAACACCTTTCAAGTCGACCTCAGACGATGCGTGCGCTGGATCTTCAAGAATATGTTGTTGTTCATTGTGTTTAGGCGTTTCGTCGACTTTTCGTGAAGTCCACTCGTTCTCCTTTAGAACGAATCCTCCGGCTGTCATGGCCTTGCTCGTCACGCCCGCGATGTTACCACACCAGAATATCTTGTCTGGATGGTCGGCCGTCATCGCGCGCAGTCCCGTCGACACGTTGTCCACGGACTTGGTCTTCACCGTGAGCACCGCCTCTGTCCCGGAGATGTCGTATCCCGGCGGTCTCACCCTAGAGGTTTTAATCTTGACAGAAAGCCGGTCCGCGACCACCGAACAGGCGGGACACGTCGGCTCGGCTTCGCTCGTAACCCTGAACACGTGTTTCTTGCTGCGACATTTCAATTCCACGAAGCCGTTGCTCGACGCCTCGCGCATGCTCTTGCTGAGCACCACGAACGCGGCGAACGTCGTCTTCTTGTTCAGCTTTATATTTTTCAATACGGCGTCCATCGTTTATATAAGGTCCTTTGAAATCGCCAATTTTCTTCAATTTTTAAATAAAGATGTTTCACATCAAAACGGTGATGATAGTACTATGTGTCGTCATAGTGTACCTTTGGCTGAGAAGGAGATACCAAGGACAGTCGGGAACCTGGGATAGCGAACAAGAAATCCAAGAGTACGCCATACTTAACAGCGAAGAGAGGCCCCCAAAAACAAAGACAAAACCAACCGCCGTTTGGTCGGCGGTTCACGGAAACGAAGGTAACGACAGCGCGGGCGAGAAGACGTGTAGGCGTCATCTCGAAAAAAGGCTTGGAGTGTCGTTTAGAAAAGAGCGTCCCGACTTCCTAAGGAACCCGGTCACCGACAGCAACCTCGAGCTCGACTGTTTCAACCGAGACCTCAAACTTGCGCTCGAGTACAACGGCAAGCAGCACTACGAGTGGGTCCCCAAGTTTCACAAGACCAAGACCGAGTTTCACGCTCAAAAGTACAGAGATGAAATCAAAAGACGCCTTTGTTTCGAGAACGGCATCGACCTGATCGAAGTACCTTATACGGTGTCCCAGAAGGACATAGGACTTTACATAGACAACGCACTAGAACAATTAAAGAGGATTAAACTTATATAAATAATGTTCCCTAACAATAGACCGGTTACATGGCACCTGGAGAACGTCCCCCCGGGCGTAAGCAACGACACCGTGGTGAGTCTCATGAACGCCGCCTTCTCGGCGTGGTCGGTGTTTATCAACCTATCGTTTGTGTACAGTGAATTCGAAACCAGCGACGTTATAGTGGCGTTCAGGTCCGGAAAACATCCAGAAGATGCGGGCGAGTTTGACGGACCGAGGGGTGTGCTCGCTCACGCTACACTCGGCAGCAACCCTGGGTTCATCCATTTCGATTCCGATGAAAACTGGAACTGGGACGAGTATCCCTCGTTCGTGGCGCAGGCCTTCTCGTTGAGACCCATTTTCAAGAACGTCGCCACTCACGAGGTGGGCCACTTGATCGGCATGAAACATCGATCCGAATACGGCTCCATAATGAACACGTATTACGCCGGGACGATAACGGAGCCTTCGGCGACAGACATCGCGAAGGCTCGTTCGATTTACGGAACCAGACCCGGAAGCGCTGACCCGGTACAGAGATCGGCGTTTTATTATTTCGTCGTCACAAATATAAGTTACATTTTACTCGCGATCGTCACGTTGATAATAGTGCAGTCTACGATCGTTTACGCGTACAAGGGGGCTCAACAGCGTCGTCGCATATACGCACGCATAAACGACAAAGTTTAATTTTTATGTTTTGAAAACATAAAAATGTCTTATTAAGATTGGGCTTGGCCTCCCTGCGGAGCGGCAGTTTGGGCTCCGCCGCCGGCAGCCGGTGCCGCGGGCTTCTTCTGCGTGCGGTTGTCGATCACGTGGTACAGCCAGTAAGCGAGAGCGAAGACGCCGGTTTTGATCAACGTGAACATCATGGCGTTTTGCATCTTCAACTGCGGAAACAGATCTTTGAGCCAAGAGTCGAACCAGTCGCTCGAGATCAAAAAGAACAGCGCCGCAACGATGAGATTGTCTTTAAGGGTATTCTCCATTTTATAATAGCGGAGAAACTTATTTTTAATTGAAAGTTGGGTTTTGCGGTGATTCGTATTTTAAAATGAGCTCAATGATACAGAACGACCACTACCGCAACTTTTTAGGATACATCGCAGCGTGCCAGATCAAGAACGCAGAAGACTTCAAGCCCCTCCAATGTGTTTTGGAATCGCATCACATCAAACGCGTTCGCAAACCCTACATCAAGTTCGCTGATATTTTTTGTCAGACGATGATAGCCGAGGGGTTCGGCAACACCGGTTCGAGGAAGATGGAGACAGAGCTGGCCTCCAGCAGCGTAAACGTGGTCGCGGACATGATACCTCCCATCGTCTGTCTGCGCGAACACATCGAGGCGAAGGAGTTCATGACCAAAACGCTTCCTCCGCACTTCTGCGTGAAGGCGAGAGACGTGAGTGTCAAGATCGTCAACGACCGCGTTTTTATGGTCATAAAATTTTCAGAACCGTACAAACGACTCTTGTCTCAGATCACCCAAAAAATAAACGAAATTTACGACATCAAAGTCCCCCGCAAGCACTACCACGTGATCTGCATCGGATACACGAGAGAGACGTTCGAAAAGATATCGGGGCTCGAGAAGACGCTCGAGTCTCTAATTCCGTCGGTGATTTACTTCAACAGCCCGAACGTCTTCTTTCACGAGACCGTGGACGAACTGTACCCCTACACCAATAGCCTGTTCTAAACTCTCACAAAAATTATAATCCAAAAAATTGGATTATAATATTTACACGTCGCGTCTTTGTTCGTGCACCTTGTTCAGCTCCCGGATGAGGTCGGCCTCCGTCATGTCAGAGTCGTCGGCTATGCGCACCCTGTTACCGTTGAACTTTACACCCCTCTTGTTCAGCGCCAGCTTTATTCGGTTGTAGTAGGTCTTGGTGTTCGGGTGCGTCTCGAAGTCAAGAAGGATGTTAATCACGCCGAACTCGTTCTGCTGCTTGCGGATGGCCGTCTTCGTGCTCGCCGCTTGCGCTCGGATCGCGTAGTACGGGTAGTCCGCGTTCGGCCGCTTCAAAAAGACGAACCTTTCGACCTTCGAGCAGTCATCGGGGATCGGCGCGCGGTCCTCGACCGCCACGTCCAGCTTGTTGTTCATCTCGTTGAGCTGCTCGTTGGTCTCGTTCAGCTGAATACCCATCTGCGCCAATCGGTTCAGAGCTTCTTTGTTCTCGGATCTCACCGCCACCAATTCCTTCACCACCAGTCTCAGGTTCGTATCCAATACAGTGTTGCGATTGAGGATGGTCTCCATGGCCTGCTTCCTCATGTTAGGAAGAAGAACGTCCTGAACGTAGTCCTGGAAAGGCTGCGCGTTCGGCTTGTTGGATCGCATGATTAGTCGATAGAGACCAGGCTCGTTGATGTATATCTCGCGACCTTCTTGATATGTCAATGATTGGTTGCTTCCGCGGCAACCTATAATATCCAATAACGCTCTCTTATATTTATCAGGTACATATTTGTATATATGCGTTTTTATGTTTTTGATATCGTCAGAATATCCCAACACCTTCAACACGTCCTTAGCCCTGAACCACGGCTGATCTAGAGTGCCAACCATCTTGACGCTGTTGTCGTCGAACGAGAAGGCGTCGTTCAGCGTCTTCGTGAAACCCGCCTCCAGCTCGTCGCTGGACTTTCCGAACGACAGCTCGGTGTTCTGTACATTTGCGATTATTTGTTCCATTTTTATTTATCGCTTTGCGCTTTTAATTCGATGTGGCCGTTCAGGACTTTTCGCACACGCTCTCTAGCATCTCCTGATCGATGACCGCGTCGAAAAGTCCCTCGACCGCCTGGTGCGATATCACGATCACCGTCTTGCCCTCGAAGTAGTCCTTGACTGCGTAGAAGATCTTCGTGGAGATGTCCGCGTCGAGGTTGGCGGTGCACTCGTCCAGCACGACCGGCGCGGCTGACCCGACGAGCTTGGCGTACGCCATGTCCACCGCGAGCCGCACGCGCGCCATCTCCCCCGACGACAGGTTGGACATCTTCATCTCGCAGCCGCGCATCGCCACGTTCACCGATATCTGCGGCTTCTCGGACTTCGTGCTCTTGACTACAGCCGTCTCCTTCAGGTACACGTCCACGTCGTCTTCGTCGAAGAAGGCCCTGATCAAAAACGCGATCTCCGAGTTGAGAAAGTCCAAAGCCGAGGCTATCGCCTCTCCCTTGGCCACGTCGATGCAACGCTTCACGCACTGTAACTTGGATATCGCGGACAACGAGGTATCCCTTTTGCCTTCCAGAGATATAAGTTCTTCTTCTAGTTTTATTTTGTTATTTTTACAGGTCTCGTATGTCCGCCACCGCGCCAGGTCGTTGAGGTACTGCGCCGCCGTCTGTCGTTCGCGTCTCATGTCCTCGATGTTCTCGGCCATCGATGCTATGTCCTCTTCCGACACCACGTCGAACCGATCCAACTGACGCCGAAGCGTCTCGTACTCCAACGCCGACGACATCGCGCGTTCCAGATCTCGAGTGCTCTTGAGCTCCTCGGCGACCGGCGCCTCCTCCAACTCTTTCGCAAGTCTCTTCTTTTCATAAATTTGGTCTATCAGTCTTTTGATGTCGCGAGACGCCGCGGCGCGGCTGTTCAACACTCGCCTCGCGGCCTCCGCTCGATCGGAAGCCTCGTCTTTTATACGTATCAAAACGTCGTTGTCGTTCACCAGTCTGCATTTACAGTTCGGACAAGACAGTTTGGTTTTGTAGCGCTGCGACCTCTCCGCGTCAGACACTATCTTCTTCAAAGCCGCGGCGTCTCTCGTCAGACCGTATTTGGCAATCAGCGACTCTATCTCTTCCGATTCGAATAAAGAGTGTTTCAAATCCTCTTCTTCGGACTCGTCTACGTTCGCCAAACGACGGAGTCGGCCTTCGATGCTTCGTCTCGTCGAAGACAACGCCTCGTTTCGAGCGTTGTCCAGCTGGACGCTCCTGAGTTCCTCTGCGATATCGGACGACGCGAGCTTGGGCGTATCGCGCTCCGACAGTTGTCGTTCTACGTTACGGCGAGCGCGCAGGTCGGACTTGAGCTTGTCCAATCTGCGGACCTGACACTCGATGTCTCTATCTGATATTTCTTTGAAATTTTTACTGGGTTCGTCCACGGGATCCGGAACGAATGCCATCGACGCCGCGCGTTTCGTCGCCTCGACGCGCCCCTCCAACTTGTTGACCCGTTCGCCTCCCTCTTTACACAACAGCTTGATCTTGTCCAGCTTCTCGTCCATCTCGAACGAGTTCACGATGCGTTCGATCATCTGCATCTGTTTCGCCGACGACTGGTCCACGAAGTTGCGTTCGCACTGAACGAACCGGCTCCGTATGAACTCCTCTCCGTCGGGAACCAACACCCCCTTATCTTTCACTTCCAAAAAACAGGGTCCCTTGGTCCGTCGAATGTAAAGGTCGCCCCACTCGATCACCACCTCGCACTTGCGTTTGCCGATCTTCATGACGTCGCGCCCCGCGTTCCACAGACAGAACGCGATGGCGTCCAGAATCGTCGTCTTGCCGAAGCCCGACGGCGCCGACACCAGCGTGAACGTCCCGTCTTCCAACTCGATCCTCGCCTTGGCGAAACACTTAAAGTTTGTCATAGAGATAAACATTTTTATTTACCAATTTTTGCCTTTAACTCTCACTCGAAATTCGAGTGAGAGAATTAGTAGTCGGCGTTATCCAGGCTTTCCGACACTTCTTTAAGTTTGTTGGAAACTTCATGGAGTTTGAGCATCATGTCGTCGAACCGCATGCGCAGCAAGACGTGCTCGTGCTTGAGCTCCAGGTGGATGTCGAACAAGACTTTTATTCTCGACAACAGCTCTTCGTTCTGGTCGATTATCACGTCGACGGCGGCCACCTCGCGCATATCGCTTCGATCCATTATTTATTACAAAAAGTTTGCGTTAATTTTATATATCTCGTCGCTGCTCGTGCACCTTGTTAAGCTCGCGGATCAGGTCGGCCTCGCTCATGTCCGAGTCGTCCGCGATGCGCACCCTGTTCCCGTTGAACTTGACGCCCCTCTTGTTCAGGGCTAACTTTATTCGGTTGTAGTAGGTCTTGGTGTTCGGGTGCGTCTCGAAGTCGAGCAGCAGCTCGATCGCGCCGAACTCCTTCTGCTGCTTGCGGATGGCCGTCCTCGTGCTCGCCGCCTGCGCTCTGATCGCGTAGTACGGGTAGTCCGCGTTCGGCCGTTTCAAAAAGACGAACCGCTCGACCTTCGACTGATCGTTTGGAATAGGCGCCCTGTCCTCGACCGCCACGTCCAGCTTGTTGTTCATCTCGTTCAGCTGCTCGTTGGTCTCGTTCAGTTGGATGCCCATGTCGGCGAGACGGTTCAGTGCCGCATCGTTCTGGTTTCGCACCGCCACCAACTCTTTTAGCTGTTCTTCGTTCTGATTAAGAAGAGCGTTGTTTTGCCTGATGACCAATCTCAAATTGTTTTCGAGACTAGAGTTGTGATCCAGCAACGTCTCCATCGCCTGCTTACGCATGTTCGGCAACAACACGTCCTGAACGTAGTCCTGGAACGGCTGGGCGTTCGGCTTGTTGGATCGCATGATTAGTCGATAGAGACCGGGCTCGTTGATATACACCTCCTTGGCTTCGTTGCCGTTGACGGGGTGGTCTACGCGAAGTAGACCACCTTTGATTTCTTCATATACGAGTTTATATTTTTCAGGTATGTATTTATGAATTTGGTTTTTAATAGTGTTTCGAGCATCCGAATATCCCAACACCTTGAGCACGTCCTTCGCCCTGAACCACGGCTGTTCGAACGTGCCGACCATCTTGACGATGTTGTTCTCGAACGAGAAGACCTCGTCTAGGGTCTTCGTGAAGCCCGTCTCCAGCTCGTCGCTGGACTTGCCGATCGACAGCTCCACGTTTTCAAGAGTAGATATGATCTGTTCCATATTTATCTTTCGATCGTTTCGTTTAACTAGGTATCTTCCTAAGGCCGAAGCCATAGGAAAAAAGAAAAAGTCTTAAAGATGTTAATCAAAGTCGCCCATCTCAGAATAGGCGGGAGATCGATCCGCCACGAAGCTCTGAGGAGCGCTCGTGTACTTCTTGTTCCACGCCTCGCTGTTGTTGAACTCCATCACCACGATCTCGTTGAGGCGCATGTTGCGCCCGACGCACACCATCTCCCAGTTGGTCTCGTTGGGAGAGAAGAAGCTCTTGACCACGCAGGCCTGGCTGGTCAACGGCGGCTTTCCCACCATCTTCGACTCGAAGACCGGGCAGAACACGCACATGGCGTACCACAACTCGTTCATCGAACCGCAGCGCCGTTTCATCGACTTGGCGTACGCGGTCCTGATCTCGTCCCTGAACTGCATGTACGCCTTGTCGAAGTGAAACGCGAAGTTGCCCTTCGCGGTCAACTGAACGACTCCTTCGTGGAGCGGCTCGTTCTTCTCGTCCACGAAGATGATGAGATACCTCCTCGCGAAAGAATACTTTTTGGTACCCTTGTCGTTAAGGATCTCTCCGTCGCCCTTGACCCATGGACCGACGTACTGGCTCTTGTCGGACGTCAGTTTAATCATCGGCGACCGTCGCACGATCAACATCCTAGGACTGACGATGCCGTTGCCGGGGATGTCGTCGTTGGCCGCGCTCACAGTGTGCTTCTTGGTGCCGACGTAATGGTCGGCGCAGTCGGGCTCGCACGAAGAAGAACACGACCGCTTCCAGTCGCAGATGCTCATGTTCTCGTCGGCGATCCATATCCCCGCCGCGTTGCGGCTGCCACAAAACTGTTTGTTGATCGCCTTGGCCGAGGGCACGCTGGTGCTCTTGCAGTTGTCAACACTGTCAAAGTTAAACGCCATTTTACTATAGAAAGTAATTTCTTTAACACCGAAGTAAAAGCCGTTCACTTTTTATAAATAAATGATATCGTTCCTAGAAACCATTGCATTCACGTTCCTGGCGTCGCTGATCCGTTCCAATGTTTCTAATGCCCAAATAATATTGGTGCTCTTCTGCGTGTTCGCGTACGTCATCGTCTTCCGCGCCAACTACGAAGACGATCCGCAAATTAAGGTGAAGCAAGCTTAAATAAAATGTTATTTTCGTACAGAGAAATAAAGGCGCTATGTAGGAGCGTGTGTAACTTGACGTTCCAGAAGAAGTTAACAACAGACGGAGTACAGGGTTCGTGCGGACTCTTGAAACTGCAGGGCGAACCTCCACGAGACACGGGGCCGGAGGACGCCAGAGACCTCATAGACTCTTTCGAGACCGACCAGGTCTTTTACAAATACGGCAACGACGCTCACAACTGTACGCTCGCAAGACACGAACACGTGATAGCCACTCACTTGTACGAGGAGTGCTGTCACTTTCCCAACTTCCTCAGACCAATCACTTACATGAAGAACATAAAGGTCGCCAAGGCCAAGGACGGCGCGAGTCCGTTCTCGAAGGTCGCCACCGACAAAACGGTAAACGTCGACCTGGGTATTTTCGAATACCTGGACAATTTTGTAACACTTCACAAATTTATCAGGACGCATCCGGCGGAAGAGGTTCATTCGGTCGTATTTCAACTGGTGATCGCTCTCGTCGTGGCGCGCAGGCGCGCTCGTTTCGTGCACAACGACCTGCACACTTCCAACGTGGTTGTCAAAAAATGTGATAAAAATTTATTCATATTGTACCGCTTCGACTTCGCGGGTAAGAAGAGAGTGGCTCTCGTAAAGACGAGGGGCTACTATCCGGTAATAATAGATTACGGGCTCTCGTACTCGTCGGAGTGCGACGGCATGGGCCTCGAGACCTGCGATCTGGACAAATTGGGAATCATCACCTACAAATACGACGCCGTTTCTGATATACTGCGTTTAGGCACTATTCTCGCGACGTACAACACCTCTCCGGGTCTATCGAGCGCCGTCAAAAAAGTTTTCGCTAACGTGCCGCTGAGAAAGAACACTGCGTGGGAGAACGTCTCTAGGTGTGAATCCAACAAAGAGCCCAGGAAGATATTACTGAGATCTTATCGCACCACCTTCGACGACGCGCTCGACGACCAGTTCTACTCTCTGATTCAGAGATGCGTCGTTCTGCCCATAAGAGACCGAGGCGTGACCGCCGACCGCGACGAACTATCGAGGGTCTCTGAAAAGTTCTTCATGGAGTGGAAAAAGATAGACGCGTGGGTGAAGTTCAACTGTAACCGGGTGTTGTTGTTCAGGGAGTTTACAGACGCTTTCAGAAAAAACGCGTCGGTTGACTCCATCAGAGTTCTCGTCCAGAAGACTCTGCAACGTACGGAAGTGGACCTAGAAGCTCCAATTACAGACGTCGATTGGAACATGTTGTTCGAAACGTTCGCCGCTACCGTGAAACTGGTCGAGGCTTTATTATTCGAGGCCACCCAGGCGCTCGATTCCAAACGACGCCAGAAGATATATTCGGTCGTCGGAGACGTCGAAGATCTGCTCAGGGATGTTATGTCTACCCTCTCGGAAGACAAAACTATGCCTTCCAAAGGCGACACTATTTTGGTGATCGACGATTCAACCAAGTCTAACATAACATGCGACGCCCCAGAAGGTATTTCCGATCCAATTTCACTTTTCAAATCAATAACTTCCGTGGCGAAGTTAATATAAACATGGTAGCGCGACTGATTCACGAAACCACTTTCGAGAATTTTGTAAGTATACTCAAAAGTAAGATGTTGTACAAGCCATCCGAAAACAATTTAGGCAATACGGTACAGGGAAGTCGTAACCGAAGAATAGTATCGGACCCCTTTATAAGTCTCAAGAACAAAAACTTTTACGATTATTACGACGAGGTGGACGCGGTGTATATGAGGCTTTACGACGAGGACACGTTCGTCATGCACGACGACGTGATGTTTATATTTGATCAGACTCTTCTATACCAGTATAAGAGCATTGTCAACACCGAAGAGAACTTTGGATTTGCAATTGCGGAAGACGGGGTCGAAGCCGAGAGCCAGTTCAGCGGTGAACCGGGAATGACCGTGAGCGACATGGTCAATCTACCCATACTCAATAAATATAACTTCGACAAGAACCGCTCCGAGGTGGTGATGTTGTCGAGCATTCCCATTTCTGCGGCGAGACAGATAACCATCAAAAAGAAGTGGCTTATCCAGATGGATAAGATCCAAAAAGAACTCAAGGCCCTAAATATACATATAACGGTTGTATAGTTTTTTAACATTTTGATAAATGTTAAAAAATTAAGGGAACGTGGTACTTTTGTAGATGGGATTGTTTAGCATCACGCTCTCTCTCCGGTTCTCAAACGAATATTTTTGTCTCTTACACTGTTTCTTGATGAACGACACGCACAAAAGCACGCTTGCTAACGGACCCACCGTCAATATTATTATGTAAATAAAGTTTCGGTTCCCGCCGCGCGGTGGTTTGGGCGTGCTTGTGGTTTCGTTGTCTCTTCGAGTCTCGACGATGTTATCTATCGATGTTGTGTCTCCAGTTGGCGAAGTGGCGGTCGAGATCGAACGTTCCGAATCGGCTATATCGGTCGAGCTACCGGAACCCCAGTCCGCCGTAGTCTGCTCTATCACGAACGGAAGAGTCTCGTTGGCGGCTAACGTCGAAGCCACCGCCATCAAAGCTATAACTGTCTTGAACATCATTTTATTGTAACATTGAATTTTTTAACTCGGTTGGCGCAAAACCACAACCACTGACATATCGCATCGCACATGTCGTCCTTTTTCTTATGAGCATCTATCGACGCCAGTATATCTAACATGCCTTCTTCTTGTAAATATTTTTTGGCGCATTCTATCGCCTTTGTTTTGCGAGCCGCATATCCCTTAACACCCTTTAAATCTTTGAGCTTAGGATCGCACACTATGTACTCGGCGCTTGGGTGAGCCATCGCAAAGTACATCTCGGTATGAGACGCCACTCGGTAAATTGCGTGACTTTGAACCATCTGACGTTCGACTATGACTGTTTGGACTTCTTTGTCTCCGATAATCCGGTCCAGTTCGGTTTTAAGCTTCGGGGCAGAATAGGGCATCATGTTCAGGTTCACCACCAAAACGGGTCTCTCGTTCTCTACAAGCAAAACTGCGTAGTTTTTGATGCCGACATCAATCGATATGGTCAACATTTTAAATTACAATTCAAGAGTTTAACTTCTTGTACCGCCGCCGTTTCCTCTGAAACTCATTATTGTGGCGACCATGCCCGTCGCTAGTAAAGCGTATCCTATGTAAACTAACTGTTTATTGACCGGGCCCTTCGGTTTCTCGGGTTTGATCATTACCACCGACGCGGGTACGTTAGACGTAAAGGTCGGATCGTCGAACTTGAACACTGAAACTGTATGTGTCGATTGGTCGTATTGTCCTGCCACGTCTCCAGCGGCTTTCATGTCCTCTCGTTTGTTTAATATGTTTAACACGGGGTTGGCGAAGTTATGATTCAACGCCGTGCGGTTTTGTAGTTTGACCGAGATGCCTCTGGTGTTATCCACCGGGTCTATGATTTCCAATGCGACCGGTCCCAGGTCATCGTCCGGGGCGTCGTAAGCGTCTCGTGGCTTCGCGCTTTTGTACAAACGGACGGTTCCTTCTAGCAGCTCGTATACGTCTGCTTGGCCAAGGCCCAGTATCTCGTCGTCCGTCAAATTCTCAGCACTTTTCTTATACTTTGATAAAATTTGAGCAGGCGTGAAAGTCGCAGTTGGGGTCGCATTTTTTAGAGATTTTACCCATTTGTTTGTTTTGATAAGTTTGGGTCCCGCGGCCGAGCCGGGAGTTCCGTTGTATCCGAAGTAGACGCTAGCAGCTCCGGCGACGGCGATAACAGGCCCGATCACCTTGGCGCCTATAAAGGTTCCTCCTACCCCCAACAAGGCGAACAACGCGACGCCGCCGATGACCAACCAGCGGGTGTCCAGACCCTGCGCCTTGGACGATGCGAGGCCGTCGATTAAAACGTCGGTCTGTCGTCTGAGGTCAGCGGTGCTCTTGGAGTCTTGGATGCACTTGAACACCGTCGAAGAGTCCTGGTCGATGTCGAGGTCGCGAACGTTGACATTGCCTCCGGTGTTTCTTACATCTAAGCTGAATGTTTGTGTGGTGCTGTTCTTGCATTCGTTTATGGATCGGTTTTTTATAGTCACCAGGTTGTTGATGATCTGGTTGACCACGTTGGTGCTCGCGGCCAGTTGCGCGAGGTTCAGCCCCTCCACCAGAGACATGGCCGACTGTTTCAGTTTCTCGTTTAGAACTTCGTTATTGGTCGAGTTGGTGAGCGCGTTTAACAAGTTGCCTACGTTGACATTGACGCGTTGCGTGACAGTCACGTTGTTTATGTTGACGTCTCCGCCGGTGTTTTCGATCTTTACGACTATGGACTGGTTGTTGTCCGAATACGCCTTCTGTATATTCGTGTTGGCCACCTCGGTCACGGCCTTCATTACAATTCTTGTGGAATTAGTCGATATCGCAGATCCCATTTATATTATATAAAATGAGTAAACCGATCCCTCACCCCAGCGTCTGGGGACCGCATTTTTGGTACGTGATACACACTTATTCCGATACGTATCCGGAACAACCCAACGTCGTAGACGTCGAGGTGGCGTCTCAGTTCATCAAGATACTGCCATTCCTTCTTCCGTGCAACGAGTGCGCCAAACACGCTTTCGACTACATAAAGCCGTTCGTAGAAGACGAACAGGTATTGAAAAATATAGTGAAAAACAAGGAGTCGTTATCCGCGTTCTTCCACAATTTTCACAACGCGGTCAACATCAGGACGGGTAAGCCCGTTTTTCATAAATAATATAATAAAATGCACAGACTTAAAATAGATTTTGCAGAGAGGCGGTACAGGGACGACGTTGTTTTCGAGTTTCAAACAGACAACAAGACAGTGGTTGAGGTAATCAGGTTGGCCGACGAAACCTGGTATTCGTTAAAAAATATATTGGACCACCTTTCGAAAGAAGACGAGTCGCGTGTCGAATTGGGAATCGACGAAAACCAACGGCGGCGCTGCAACGGAGATTTGTTCGTGTCCGAGTCTGTCTTCGTGGATGTGGTTTCAGACTTCGAGCCGCGCCGAGTCAAGGAATACAACAGTATCGTTCTTCACGTAAAGATGTTTTTTCTTTTGGAACGATTGAAAACGCAGTCGTCGTTCATAAAGGCGGTGCTCAAAAATGAAAGTTAAAGAATTCAGATGTTAAATTAATAACCATAAACATGGCAATTATTACGAAGAGTGCGTTGATTGAGCGAACCACCGAGGATGCGGCCGACCACGGCATCAGGATCACCGACGAGTTGGACGGTCTGGAGAACTTCTGCGCCGACATGCCGCCGACGACCGATCTAGAGCGCAAGGTCCGCGGGGTCGTGTTCGACGGGGACAAGTTAGTGTTTAGATCGTCGCCTTTCCCCACACCGGGTCTTCCCGAGAGTCTAGACGGTTTCAAGGTTTTCACCATGAAAGAGGGCACTGTGATCAGAGTCTTCTTCCACAACACCAAATGGTATGTGAGCTCCAACAGGAAGCTCGACGCTTTCAAGTCTAAATGGGGGGCCATTTCTTTCGGAGAAATATTTTTCAACACAGTGGAAAAGTTGCTTGGAAAGTCAAAAGACGAGTTCTTAGAGTCGCTCGACAAAAGCATTGGTTACTTGTTCAGAATGGGTACGATTCCTTCCACCAGGATCGTGGCCCCCGCCGGTTACGATCTCGAAATTCTTAACTCGTTCGACATGAACTCTGGATCCGAAAAGATCGACGAAAACTTATCGAGTCTGTACTCGAATACAAAACAGTTCTCCAATTTGAAAGATGTCGAAGAATATGTCGAAAACATGCAGATGCCGTTCTCAGATGGATACGGCGTGTTCTTGTACAATCCAGATGCTTGTTTCAAATTAGAAAACTCAACATATAAAAAACTTTCTGAGCTTCGACACAATGTGTCATCTATTCCGTTCGCATATCTTCACAACTGTTTCGACGAAAACAATAATAAGAAATTTAGGGATCTGTATCCAGAGCATGTGGAGACTTTCGACTTTTACGACTCCGAGATCAATGCGATATCCGCCAACCTCTTAAACGTGTACATTAAAATTCACGTCGACAAACAAAAGATAGAGGTGTCTAAGCAAGAACATCACGTGTTATACCACGTCCACGGTAAATACTTGTCGTCTCGTCAACCGACTACTCTGCAGACTGTATATGGCGTAATCACAGGGATGCCTCCTTCCATCATTAACAAAATTATCGCGCTCCGAAAACAAGACAGGAAGAAGGCGCAAAAGGTTTAAAGGTGTTTTTTATTTCTAAGGACTTCGGTCCTTAGAATGACTGTATTTATAAATGTTAAACTGTGCTTGTAATAACGGCGACGCGCCATTGACCGAATACATCACGCAGGCGTCGTCTTCCGTGTCCGATCAGACCGCCGGTTCGTCTAATACTCTATTGTTGTTTGGTGGCGCTGTAATTGTTTTATTACTTTTGGCAATCATGGGCAATAAATAAAAAATACGTTAAATAAATGTTGTTTAAAAGTCCGGTGATTTATCTGAGACGCGGCGATTTCGCATCCGACGGAAGGTTGGCCAACCCCTACTTCAAAAACAAAATAGTAGTTGTAATGGTATACGCGAGCTGGTGTCCTCATTGCCACGACGCGCAACCAGATTTCCAAGCAGCCGCAGATTCGACCCGGTCGTATGTCTTTGCGGCCATACAAACAGACGGAGACGTTCCCGGAGAAAGAGAGAGTTTAGAAATTCTTCCTAAAATACTTTACGATTACCGAGGGTTCCCAGACTACGCGTACTTCGTCGACGGCGTTCCTGTCGTCGACCAACCTTTGCCGGGAAGACGTAAAAACGACATCATTACGAATTTGAAACGAATATCGGTGTTAAAGAAAAGTCTTAAGTAAATAAAATGGTAAACAAAAAGCTTTCGGTAGAAGACGAAGAAGCCATCTACATGGAGTGGTTGGCAGGAACGCCCTTAACGAAAATAGCGGAGAACTATCCGGTGGTGATATCGACAGTCCAGCGTGTGATCAAAAAGAGGAGTCTCACAGACGACTCGCGAAAGAACTTCATGATATCTAGTGTATTCAAGCACCTCAAACACGCCAACCAGCCCCTCGAAACGGCCATGAAGCTGTTCGTGGACAACAAGGACGAGATCCACCACAAACAGAAGGAGTTTTTGATGCAGTCTCTGAAAAAGCTTTCGGATCGCATCGACCAATTAATCGACGCGATCGAGTCCCTTTCTTAATTCACACACCAAGTGTGTGAATTAAAAATTACCTACGACGACACCTCCGTAGTTTGTGTAGACGTGTGATTTCGATATCATGATAGGTTCTCTCGCAGAGTCGGCGATGGCCATGTTAACGGTGACTCCGCTCTTGATGCAAATGGCTTTCTCGACACCTAAGTTGGTGCAAAAGCGAGCAAGGTCGGGCATGTCGAGTCCTGGCGCCAGGAACCCGTCGCCCTCTATCATCACCAGCGAGGTTCTGTTCTTTCGCTCCACCAACACCAAATGCGCCGTCACCTCGTTGGCGTTCTGAAGTCCGTAGTACCCCGCTCCCTCTCCCGCGAATATTTTTTCAGACGAGTTTTTGTACAAAACGACGCTAGATGTTGCGTTTTCGACCAAAGACTCGTCTAAGATCCGTCTTCCGTTCCAGACTAGCACCGGACCGGCGGTCACAGCCCATTTGTACGGTTTGCCGCCCTTGAGTTCTACGGGTATATCGATTATTTCCGACTCCTCCTTGTCTTTCTTGTTGATAAACTCTTTCTTTACACTGGTCGTGTGTCGCCTCACAAAGTCTGTGTATCGTTCTATCCCGAGGCGATTGTCCTCGCCCAACACTACCACGCCGAGATACATTTGATACGCGTTAGGAAAGTGGTGGTACACTACCGGAGGAGACGCGTCGCGGGTCGCGGAATACCCTAGTGGCTGAACGGTCTTGCCGAATACGGCGTCGATGCCGATCGGAAATGCCAGACTCGGCGACCGATTCGCTTTAGTGAGGTTGTCGTTCCTGTACAACTTTGCCGTCTTGAAGGGCTTATTGAGCGTCACGATCGTGAATCTGATGTTCCTGACCGCGGACTGGTTGGTAAGAGACGCGTTCAACCAACGCGACAACTTTTTATTGGGGTAATTCGCTTCTTTGTCGTGTTTTATCACACTCATGTTGGCGTCGTTGACCACGATTTTGCTGTCGATAATATTCTCCACCGGATATTGTCTGTACATTTTATCCAGTTTACAGTATATTTTTTCAGACTGTTTACACCTTTGCTCCACCTTCACAAGGGAGATGAACCGATTCATGTTCTCTGAATATTTTGTAGTGTTGTGGGACAGGAAGAGGGTGTTGCCGTGAAGCACCTCGCCGGGGGCGGCTCCGTGGAACATGTAAGCCACTCGTTTTCCATTGTAAGGCGTGTTCTCTAGAACGCAGACAGCCTCTTTAACGCCGTTCGCGCCCTTACACATCGCCGACGGAATGAACTTTAGGTCTGAGTATCCAGTGGATAGGCCGGTGGAGTGGTTTCTCATGAACCAGTCGTTGCGACCCGCCACGGTCCGGGTGACAAACTGCGGGTTGGCGACCAAGAAGTCCCTGGCCGACGTGCCGAAAAGATTCGTACACATCTCATCTGCGACGCTCGAATACTCCGGTACGCCCTGAATTCTTCCGAACTCGTATACATTTATTATCGTGAACATGATATCGACAGTGTTAGCGTACGAGTGATTAGTCAACGACCCTTCGAGCGCCCCGCCGGCACCGATCATGTTGATGTTGTTGTAGTCGGTCACCACACGCAGGTCTCTTTTGTATGCTGCATGCGCCGATCGGTCGAAACAAGCCAACGAACAACCAAAGTCGATTATTTTTAGTAAATTTGCGGGCATGGGCATGACGACTATCATGGGGAGACCACTTCTGTTGACGAGTCCCGTTTCATAAGCCGCGTACATTTTCTGTCCCAGCACACTGCCGTGGTAAGTGTATTCGGCGGAAGACACCACCATCAGGTTACGGAGGTGTGTGTCGAAATGAACGAAGCCGAAATAAGACTTCAGAACGTACATGGTATACACGAACTGGTACAACAGCGTTCTCAGTTCCGAGCCGGAGATGTTTCGTTTCAGCATCATGGCGTAAAGTTCGCTGTCGGCCTTCTCTATTATCATGGACGTCTCGGTATTACCACAAGAATACGTTCCGAAATATTTCGGAACGAACGGACATATACCGATGTCGTACAGATGCCCCAGCATGCTTCCGAACAACATGTCCGACAACGGGTCGCTTATAGATATAGTCGTGAGGCTGATCTTCGTAACCTTGGTCGCAGACGGTTGAATGGCGTACTTTATGATCACTGGTGTATTTGTGACCGCGTTTCTGTCAGAGAAATAAGGATTGAAAGAAAAAATTGCAGCGGTTAACGGTTTCCCCTCGATGGATATCTCTCCCACCGCACCGAACCCGCCCTGTGTAAACGTCCTAATCTTAAAGTATCCAGACTCTTTCAGAGAACAAAACTCTCTAGATGTCAACACAAGCGTTTGTGTGAACCTCTCCGCCGAGTCCTTTTGGGTCAGGATATTAGGAAACAGCTTCCACATTATTTCAAATAAAAAGTCGGAAGAATCGAAAGATTTGTACAGAACGGTGTTCTTGTCCATTTATAATATTTCAACCAAAAATTTGGTTGAAATTAAGGTTTGACTCGGACGTGATGAAGGATGGCTTGGTGGACGAAGTCGTGCATTGGTTTGGCGCGGTCGTGCGTAGACGCCGTGATCATGCGGTACATGCCGGCCTCGTCGACGTATATGTCCTTGCCTCCTATCACCAGGTCGCACATGTTGTCCGCCACCCCGAGCAACTGACAAAGCGATTTGATGTGTTTTTCGTCTACTAATTTTTTTATATGTTCGTCGTTTTCTGGATGACCCAAACTTTTGCACAAGTCGAGACCCCTGAGCCACGGCGATTCAAATGTTCCTAAAATTTTGACGTCTTGGTTGCCCGTCTTGGGATCGGATAACACTACTTCTAATGCTTTAGAGAAGTTAGCCTTTAGATCCTCGTGTGACGCCGCCGACTCGTCGCGCTGTTGTCCTGTACCGTCGTCTCTCAACATTGAAATTAATTGTCTCATTTTATATTATTCAACCTTATCTTTTTATTTCCAAAGAGAGCGTTTTGCCTGTAGAGAATGTTCTGAGCGCCGTAATCGCGAACATTATTCCCGCCACGGCTATTATCGCGAACCGCTCGTCGTCCACACTGACCTTAGATGCTGACTTAGAAGAAACTACTAAATTTTCGTCTAAGAAAAACAGGTGACGGTTTGTCGCGAATCGACCTGGAACTACGTTCGTGTTCCTTATGATACGTAGCTGCGGCGGGGTTTTGACTTCGAATCCCGTCACCCCTCCCACGTCTTTCAGAACACCGTCAACAGCCACTTGTAGTCTTTTCTCGATTTGGCACATGGTGTTGTGCGGATACATCGCCAGTCTGAAGAACCCGTTCTCTCCCCATTTTGTGCCCCAAGAGTTGCGGCAATGCCAGTAGTTGACACCCGAAGCGCTCTTGCCCCATCCCAACACGACCACCGAGTGAGACCCCACAACCACCTTGGGATCGTAAACGAAGACGTCGTCGTCCAAGCCGTGCGATTTTTCCAAATAGACTCCGTCCCCCTTTTCGACAAACCTACCGTCGGGGAAGTCGTCCATAATGAGAAACCCGGCGATGACCGGCCCGCGGACCATGATGTGCTGTTTTAATATGGTTTGCATATTTTTAACGTCTCTTGCGTTGGATACCGACATAGAGTAGACATCGTCGACCGTGTACAAGAAATGCTTTTTTGTTCCGTCATAACATCCAGAAGCCGGTACCAGCTTCGACAACTGACGCTTCGCTTCGTCGGTTGTCGAGAAATGATCGGATGCGGCTCCGGCCGTACACAAAGAATTGCCGCGGCACCAGTCCTCGTCGACGCAAAAATCGCTGGCTATACCACCTCCGTCCTTGATGTTCTCCAGCAGCGTGCGACCGCTCCCTCCCGAACATTTTTCTTGGGGATATGTAGCCAGCGCGTACGTGTAAGAGACGCGCGGGTTCCAGTCCACCAACTCCTTCACGACGTACGCGTCCGATATAGCGGACGCGCACGATATCGCCCAACAACACCCACAAGAGTACTGGTTCTTCACCTCCGACATGAGCGATTTCTTTCGCTTGAGTACGTCGGAGTCGGATGGCTTAATTATGCCCCAGCTAAAGTCATCGGGTATCGCGTCGAATTTTGAATAAAATTCCGAGTTAATTTGATCACTAAAAACCATTTTATGATACATTTAATATTTTTTTGCGCGCGATTTTGCCGTTGCTGGTAAACTTTCTAAGTTTTGTGAGGTATTCTATGGGCAAGTAAATTCGTTCCGCCGAATTGATAATCTCTTCTAGATACGTTACGGAAGGGAGGGCTGAGTCGGAGACCGGCGCGACCATCATGAACGTATAACAGAACACCTCTTCTTCGCCTACCATGACCGGCACGTATAGTCTATTGTAGATGCCGTCGGCGACGCCCTCTATACCGTCGAGCGGCGCTATTCCCGAAACTGGAATACGCCACACGGCGCCCCAGACCATGGACCCTTTTCTGGGATATATCGTTGCCGGCGCCCCGTTCCAGTTATTCGATATGTAGTCTCCGAATCCGAAGTCGTAGTTAATTATCGCGCCTATCGCCACAAACGCGGCACCCGGCACCGTGCGCTGCATTCGGTCGAGAGTCATGTTGCTTCCATAGGCAAAGTATAGCAAGTGCTTTTTCATTTATCTTAAACAACGTTAAAGAAATTTCTCGTCGTATAAATGTCTCTAACGAACATTGCAACCGCGCATATAAAAGATACGTTTTTTAGTGGTAAGATCGGTACGTTGAAATTGGTTGTAGACGAACGAACGGGCTTCTTTAACGCTACCCATATATGCAAACAGAGAAACAAGCGCCTCAAAGATTGGCTTAGTTCTAGGCGAACTTCCGACCTAATCGACTATGTAAACAAACACAATTGGACTGGAGAGGGTAGCGTTTTATCATCAATATACGAGGTGCACACGGACGAGGTCGCAGGCACATACATTTGCAAGGAGCTGATGCTCGACCTAATCCTTTGGATATCGTGGGAACTTTACACCGACTTCAACGACGCCGTGATCAAAGGCTTCGGAACCAAAATTTGTGGTTGAATAACCTGTGTTTTTATGACACTAGTGTCATAAAACTTAATCAACCAACACCATTAACCGTTTGACGTCCGCTACGAACCGACACAATCCGGCTTCGTCGACGCCTGATAGGATACAGTTGCCGCTTCTAAAAAGAAGAATTGTCATTTCAGGATTAATAACTTCAACGTCCTTTTCAGCCAGTTCTAAATCGAAGTCGGTGTCCTTTCGAATAATACGAATTGTCCTCTCGAACGTGGTCTTGCGCTTGATGACCAACGGGTATCCTCTCAAAAAGAACGCCATGATGCCGTTGTCGTTTAGAACGTCCATCGTTTTTACCAGGTCGACGTCGCGTATAGAAACACATACAGACCAATTTTGTAATACACAATATATTTTGAAAGATTCAGCAACACGCCCACCGAAAAGTTTCATGACATATTCGATATCATCGTCCGACTTGACTCCGTTAATCTGAATCGAAGAGTTAGAATACAATTTTATGCATAAATTTGTCTTAGACGGAGACGCTATCTTTTTTATGGCACAGTTTCTAAACTTGCCAGGGGTCGTGGTTTCGAGTATGTCGACGATTTCATCGAGTGCTAGCTTCTTGGCCACGTCGGGTTTCACAACGAACGACGTGGTAGAACACGACTCGTGTATGCGATCTGTTCCGATGTTCGACAGCTGACGGCTTGGCTTCTGTTTCTTCATTGTTCTTTTAACTAATCATGGAGTTAAAAATGAAAAATCATTTTTAAATATCGAACCTTAAAAATGGAGTCCTTAGTCAGACGCCTCGTAACCAAAGAACTCGACGTTTTCAACCTGACGATCGAGAAGCGATATGGCATATCTCTGGCTTCCTCGCAGTCTACGCGCGCAAAGGTGGTCAAGATGGTGGTTTTGAAACCACCGCCCCCTTTAAAAAAGCCGAAATGCCCGGCACGTCCTCGCCCCAAGTCGATATTCGCGTTCATAGAGTCAAAGCGTGAACCCGTACACTGTCATCGCCACGACGCGGCGCACGTGGTCATCGACTCTGGAATAGTAGTTAATGTGAAAAAAAATATTGCGGTTGGCAAAATGTTTTCAGACAAACTCGTCGATCTCGACCCGGAAGATAAAGAGACGTGTCGAGAACTGAACCTGTACCACGTCTAGACCAGCATGTCCGCGTGCTTCGGATTGGGCTCGCCGAATACCTCGCGAATGGACACATCTCCTTGTTTGATGTATGCCGGCGGTTCATATGATGGAAATATTTTTATGTCGGGTTTGGCCACTTCACGCCCCAACGTACTTCCTATCGAGTACCTGTAGTCGGACATCACAAGAGTGACCTCTTCTTTGTTGGTTATCGCTCCCATCACCATGGCCGGGAGCATTCCGTAGAACGGGATGACGGTCACACCCACCAACTGCGTGATGCCACCGAACAACCACCCTCCCTGCGTCGCCCATTTACCACCGAGAGTCATTCCGGTCGTAAAACCGTCCACAGCACCCCACAGACATCCGATAACGCGTTTACTGATCCATTGATACGATTTTCTCAGGATAACTTCGTCGTTAGGATGTCTGAAAAAATGTCTGAATTGTTCGTACCGCTTCCTGATATGCTCTACTCTGTTTTTGTTTATGCGAGGTTTTTTCTCGTATACGTCCGTTTCTTGTTTTCCCATTTTATATTAAAATGGAAAAGAAAATATTCAACAAGTTTTTTTGGTGAACAATAGCAATGTTGTGTTTAATAGCGTAAGAAACAAAACCGTCCCCGTCCACGCCAAAACGCATACGTACACCATGTAACCTTTTGAGTACACGGATTCAAAATCGACACGCGACACGGTTGCGACGATACTCGAATTTATAATTTTTTTGAAAAAATTTCCAAATTCCGACACGACGGGTATCATAGCGCGAACGTCGTCCAAAGTACTCAACTTCTCGTTAATTTCCCCAAGACTGGAGTTCAAGGTAGAAGATATAGCGTCTTCGAGACCCGACACGGCTTTCGATATCGGTTTGAGTTGGTCGGCAAGAGTTGTTTCGACTGCTTGAAACAACGGTTTTATAGTACCAATCGGATCGCCCACGGAAGTTATCGGTTTGGAGATAACTTCCCCGATCGAAGATAGTTTGCTTTTAGGGTTGGAAATCGTATCACGAACCGAAGAAATAGAGTCCGCGATTGGATTGTTGAGTATGCCGAATTGAGAGTGTACGCAACCAACGCTTAAAATAATTACAATGATTATTTGCTTCATGTTTATTATAGGCGATTTTTTAAGCTTCACACGACTTACATCCCTGGGTCATCGGATCGTCTGCATTGAGTTTATCGGCCCTAGATATCTTAGCCGACCTGAGGTAGTACATGGTTTTGAGACCGGATTTCCACGCCTGCAGGTGTATCCGGTGTATATTGGCGACGGGTTCGTCTGGCCCGAACGTGAGAGTCAACGATTGGCCTTGGTCGATGTACTTGTGGCGCCCCGCCGCCAACTCGACGAGCTTGGACTGTTCTACCTCGATGAACGTTTTGAACACGTCCTTCTCGCTTTTTGTGATAAATCTTTCGTCGAGATGCTGCACCGAGCCGTCGTTGGCGACGATCGATGTCCACAGTTTGGCTTTCAGTTTCGGTCCGTAGCCCTTGCTGTCGAACAACCTATCCAGGTTTTTGTTTTTATTGAACTGCGACCCGGAGACCGTGTCCTGGCGATATACGTTGGCGCGAAAGGGCTCGATGCTTGGCGACGTGTTTCCCATGATGATGCTGGTTGTCGCCGTCGGGGCCACTGCCATTGTGTACGCGAAACGACGACCGGAACCCGCGATGTCCTCGGGAGTGCCGCGTCTCGAACCCAGTTCCAGGTTGTACTTGTCACAGGTCTCGTTCAACCATTTGAATATTTCGATGTTCACTCGTTGTGCTTCTTCAGACTCTATCGATACGCCGACGCTCTGCAGGTAGGAATGGAAACCGAGCACTCCTATGCCGATGTTCCGTTCCTTCTTTACGGAGTCGTTGACCCTGTCGAACCGATGCGACGTCGCCTTTCTTTCGAACTCGGTCAGAACATTGTCTAACATTTCCATGGTGTCGCCGATAAATCGTTCGTTATTTTTCCATTCTTCGTACTTCTCGATGTTAACGCTCGCCAGGCAGCACAGAGAAGACCTAGTCTCGTTTGTCGGAACGATGACTTCGGTGCAGAGATTGCTCTGTTCGATCTTCATACCGCGCGCTTTCTGATACGGGTTCATGTCTCGATTGCACGCGTCGACGAAGCACAGGTACGGTTCCCCGGTCTGCATTCTCATCTCTATAATTTTCTGCCATATTAGTTTAGCGGACACCGTCTGTTTCACGACCCCCGTGCTCGGATCTACCAAGTCCCAGCTGTCGTCAGCCGATGGATCTTCGGTGCACCGCTCAATGATCTCCATAAACTTGTCCGAAAGACAAATAGCGTTGTGAATGTTGAGACATCTCATGTTGTAGTCTCCGGTGGGCTTGCGTATATCGATGAACGCCAGAATTTCAGGATGAGAAACGTCCAAGTACATGGCGTAACTTCCTCTTCTGGATCCCTGCTTGTACGCCAACACGCACGAGTCGTAGGTTTTGCAGTGCGACACCACGCCCAGAGACTTATCGTTCAGCGGCCTTATACCCATTTTGACGGAGACGCCTCCGCCGCACACGCTCAAATGATTGGCTTCCGACAGCGTGTCGATCAGACCCTCCACGGTGTCGTGCAGATACAACAGATAACACGAAATGGGATATGACATTTTTTTGTCTTTGTTGTATCCCAGCAGTGGACTCGAGAGAGACAGCCAGTGTTTGCTAGCGTACTCGTACAGCCGTCTTCTGTGGTCGTCGTCTGTGCCGAACTGGTTGCAAACGCTCGCCAGTCTATCTTGAGGCGACGCTTCGCCTCCAGAGAGATAGGAGTCTTTCATTCTCAACAGCCCCACGCTGTCGTACAGTTTATCCATTTCATAATTAGCAGTAGCCATTTATGAAACCCCAATAGTCTTTAATTATAAATGGAAATACCATGCACATGCGACTATTATTGCGAATGCGACGACGATTGTCAGTGTGATATTGACTGTCCGTGTGAGCTCTGTTAAATTTGATGTCAATTTAAACGGTTGTTAATTATCGATAAAATGTATATCTGCATCGAAGGAAACATTGGGTGTGGCAAGTCGAGCGTTCTCAAGGCGTTTGCCGAGAACAACTTTGTCGTCTTCCCAGAACCATTGGAAAAATGGACGCTGTTAGAAGAACTTTACCGTGATCCAGAAAAATACGCGTATCCTTTCCAATTACAAGTAGTACTTAGCCAGATCGAAACAAATAAAGCGATTCGTAGACTTTCCAGATCTTGTGTGAAGATAATGGAGCGAAGCGCGTGGGCGTCCAAGAACGTGTTCTCGAACGTCAGGAATTGGTCGCAGTCCCAGATCGACGTGCTCGACTCGTGCTACGACCTGATCGACGTTGTCCCCGAATACTACATATATCTCGACCTCGACCCGAGGGTTTGTCACCAGCGCATCGCACAGCGAAACAGGTTCGAAGAACGGAACATTTCTCTCGACTATCTAATCCGGCTCGACGAAAGGTACAAAGAAGAACTCAGCAAACTTAAAAACACAATAGTTATAGACTGCGGTTCCATGACTACGGAACAAATAGTCAAAAATATTAGGGATATCTTGGCTATTTAAACAGCGTCTCGATTTTATTTTATGCCTAAGGGCATAAAATAAATGTCTTCTACGTATTGTGGTAATAACCTGTTGAAAAACCCCAATAGGAGAGTGGCGAGACTGACGTGTCTGAAGAAGGGGATCGGCATAGGCAAGAACCTGCCGACCGACGGGTTGCCGTACCAGCAAATGAACCCCGCCCGTAAATATTATTGCGGTGACAAACCAGTATTACCCCCAAACTATGTAGACTTTGGTACTAACTCGGAGTGTTTGAGCAAAGGCGTGGGAATAGGCATGACGCTTGCGAATCGCGCACAGTCCGTCGCGACCGGGTGGAACGACGAGCTCATGGTCTTCGTGGCGATGATGACGCTGGCGTTTATGTTTGTCTAATATAAAGATGTATCCGTTCATAAACAAAAGGCTATACGTTAATTTTGGAGATTATAAACTCATTTATAGTTTCCCAGCCAGTACGATAATCAGAGTGGAGGGTACCGACGAAAAAACGGGACAGACCATCGTCGAGATATGCGATTTTTATAACATTCTCGTAGAGACCAACGTGTATCTTCTATACTGGTTCGAACCGGTCTCTAAAACTATGGTTTCGGAGGTTCACAACATCAACTCCATGCGCGCATACTCTAACCGGGTATCTTTGACGGGGTCTTTCTTACACTCGAAGGGAAAGATCAGAGTCCTCAAGGGAGACGCCGGGACCGAGTTCGAGACACCCGAATCTGAAACTAAAAGGGCATAATTATAAAATGAATCCCAATACGTCGTTCGTACTGTTAATCTTCGCGTTCGCGTTCGCGATCACGTTCTTATTTCGAAAAAGAAAAACCGGCGACTCGGTTGTATCCGAACAAAGCTCGCTTTCGAAGAGCGCCAACGTTTTTAGATTTTTACCCAAAGCACCCATAGACGATATACTGGAGCGCGTCGAGTTTAAAACGGAGGCAGATTCGGAGTTTTTAAGAGAACGTCTACAGTCCGATTTCGAGTTCAGGGAAAGCGTAAAACTGTGGTTGAGGGATGAAACAATAAAACCCTTTTGAAATAAATGAAATTATCTGGCAAAAATGCAGTAGTAGTTTTCGAAAATGCCAGCTTTTTATTGCAGTATCTCACCGAATCGGACATGTTCTTCAGCGGCAACATGAACGGCGAACATGCACAGGAAAAGGTAAAATATACAAAACAACTTATCAACGGCGACATACTGTCCGTAACATGGTTCGAAAACAAAACCAGATCCCTCGTGACCCACACCATCGATTTGAGGGTCATGTCGGTCAACAGCCTCGTATTCATGACAGACACAAAGTGTCTCTTAAAAATGTCTGGTCGAATAACTTTTTTGTAAATTAAAGAAAGCCGGTGCCTCGATAAATGGGAATCGAACACAACGGAAAGATCGTAGAAATTCGAAACACTTTAGCGGACCCCTACTTCAACAAACGTGATTTGTTGGACGCTGTGGGTATCTCGGAAGAGAGCTGTGATCGGTTGTTGCTTCCCAAGCATTTAAAGTTGGGAGGGCGTTATGTCGGACACGGAGGAATGGTAAAAATTTTGAAAGAAGAACAAAGAATGAAGGCGGAGAGTTCTACCGAAGACGGTGATGTGGTCGACGAAGTCTTGGACACGATGGCTCACTTTCAAGACAGGGAGGCGCGGTTTCATCTCGCATTATTGGCATCTGCGATTGTTTACGGTTTAATCTGGAGCCTTAACTATATTTTGTAATTTTTAAACTAAACAGTTTAAAAATATTTACTTAGACTGAACCATCTTGTGGTTTACCGTTGGACGCTTATTTCTCAGCCTAAACAAACGCTTGAATTGGTAAGCATAGTACACGGGACTGATGAACTTGGAGTACCACACCGGGTTAACGAATTTTTGCAACCTACGAACATTGCATAAACTAAAATACCACTGCGGGTTAATGCAGTTCTTGAACCAACGTATCGTCACAATTTCGCGCTCTTCGACCATTTTATATATACACACGATACTTTTTGCGTTTTACAAAAGAAGAAGTTTGTTAACACTGATATCGACATAAGAGTTGTTGATGTGTCTCCGGACGATCAACGGCATTTTTCGCTGTTCCAACTCTCGCAGGGCGACGTCGAAATCGCTATCGTCGCAGAGTCTCTCCACAAAAATCTGAGCGCCGGCGTTTATTTGTTTCGTGCGTTCTCCGAGAACCCTGGCCTTCTCGTACTTTGTGAGGTATGGCACACCGGAATACTCTGTAGCCTCCGCGACAGGCGCGTCGTCTTCGTCGTCTTCGAAGTCTTCCTTCTCGGACTCCGAAGACGACTCTTGGTCGTCTGACTCGGCGTCAGAGATCAAGTCGTCGTAAGAATCGTCCGAGTCCATTTTTATTTATAAAAATAATATTTATCTGGTCATTCAATTGTTAAATCGCGTTGCGAAAGAGCTCTTTTAGGGAGTTCTCTGGTACTATGATCGGCGCCGATACGGCTGACGACGTGTTTGATGGCCCCCGTCACCGGGCCAGAGTCGCCGCCGGGTCTTATTTTATCCATTATTTTACCCTTTACGTTTAAATATTTATCTGATATGTTGGGTATCTTGATCACCTTGTCAAGGATGGCGGGTAGGATGCGGTCTACGGTCATTATTATCAAGTTCTCCAGGTTGATGGTGTCCAACAGTTTCTTTATGACAGCGTCGACTCGAAAGCGGTCGTAATAATATTCCCAAGTCAACAGATGTTCGTAATGCAAATATACAATAATTTTTTTGATGAAATCTCTGAACATTTATAATATAAATGGAAAAAATCAAACGCCTCGACGAAACTTTTGCGGCGGTGAGCAAACTTATATCATACCTCCCCGACACGGGTCCCATCGACGCGGAAATAGAAACTAAACTGGAACTGTACGCCCTGTTCAAGATAGCCACAGGTGCTGCGCTTCCGGACAAGAAGCCGTCGGTGTGGGATACCGAAAGAAGGCTTAAGTGGATCGCGTGGAACGAGAGATCGTATCTCTCACCCGACGAAGCCAAATACCTGTATGTGAAAATAATCGGCGACGTGTTGAAGTCGATTTATTATTCCGGAAAATCGGACGAATACTTGGAGAACACGACGTTGGACTTTTTGTTCAAGCTGGATCGAGACGAGCTGAAACTTCTGTTCGATAACGTTCTGGTTGCCGAAGACGCCGAAGAAGACATCAAGCAGGAGCTTGTCAAACTCAAATGTAAATACGCACCAGATCTGTTCTAAATAAAATGAGGATGACCGATGCTATGAAGCACATAGAAGCCCGGTGCAAGTCGTTCGACGTGAGCGTCCACCCGTTCACGGTGTACAACCGAGTCACGGATGTGTGGAAGTCGTTGTCTCGACAAAGGCCTTATCGCCTGACGATCGTTCCTGTTTGTGTAAGAGACTATTATGTGTCTCATATGATTTTATTGTTTATAGACCCCAAGACGTCGACCGCTTACTGCTTTGACGACGGCGGGGGATTCAACCCGATAAAAGACAAGGGGGTGTTTGTTTACGGCGACACCGCGTACGCGGTGTCTTCGCTTAGGTTTGAAAAGTCCATCCGTTTTCAAAAATTTGAATGCGCCAATAACTGTGTTAAAGTGTTAGTACATATACTTAACCATGGAATCAATCAATGAACCAGTATACGACGAAGCGGAGATCACCATCGACTTTTCGGAGGGATTCGATGAGTACTCGAAAGAGTGCGACACGTACAAAGACTTCGAAGACCTTAAAGAATACTACGAGCCGGCTCCTTTGTGGGAGCAGGATACCGTAGTTTACCCCGTACAGTTGGAAGAAGATGACCTGTACGAGGACGAGTTCGTGGTCGTCGGCAGGGTTAAGCGCCGTCCCCAAAAGACCAAGAAAAGTTTCAAATGGGCTAAAAAACCGAAGCAGAGTTTCTGTAACGCCGTTGTCAACGGCGAGACTTGCAAAAACAAGGACAAGTGCCAACAGTATCATACGTTTGAAGAAGTCAAGACCTGTTCGGTGATCAAGTGCGATCGAGTCGAATTCGTGAACAACTTTTATATTGGAACGTGCAACAACAAGCATTTGAACGAAACGGGGGCTAATTATGTCACGCGGCTCCAGATTAAACGTTCGCCAGTGGCGAAGAATTTCAAGTTTCTGTTCTTCGAGAGACCTACCACCGAGTTTGCTCGCCAGTTACTGGAAGCCAGCAAGACAGTTGGCGCAAAGACGGTCCAGTTTGGTTTCACAAAACCGACACAAACACTGGAGAAATTCTTGAAAAACTAAAATTTTTTAATTTTTAATACGCTTCGGCGTATTAAAAGATTTTTAAGATAGAGTTCCGTGTATGGAGGGCATACCGCCCGCGCCCATAGAATATCGATAGTCTTTTGCTAGTTGCGCGACAGAGTATCTATCAGTCAGAAGGCCGAATACCCCTAGTTCCACCATGCCGACAATCGGACACCAAGTTATGCCTCCGAGAGCGGCGATACTACCCACCAGGAGCCCGCCGCCGCCGCCCCATTTTCCGCCGATGCACGCGCCCGTCATGAAGCCGTCGGCGATTCCCCATATCACCGCCGAACTGCGCTGTTTCAGCCTATAGAGGTGGTAGAACACCTTGAACGACAAATGGTCTTTGTCGACGGAGTGCACTCCGTCGTAATAAAACTTCCGCGCTTTTTTTTCGGGCACACACACCTCGTTTCCTGGGTCGGGTTCCGGCCTTTGCTGCGCTTTCGGGGATCTTGTCGGAGACCTTGTCGGAGACATGTCGGGAGACGGCGTGATAGGCTCTATGTATATATCGTCGTGTTCGGGATCGAAAGACAAACTGTTAGACATTTATAATACCAAGTTTTGCAATTCCACGCGATGTCTCAAAACGAGCCGAAGCGTGCCTCTTTCGGGAATATTATAGTATCTGATTGTCCTCGGGTTACTCAGTTTTTGATTTCCGAAAAATAGTCGCTGTCTCTCGAATGGTATACCTTCCATGTCTTCGATCATCTGTTTAACCGTTTCGATGCGATTTGTCGGTTCCACGTCCACCGCTAACGTCTTATCGTTTGGAGTTTTTAATAAAATGATCATTTTATTAAAAACTGTAGACGTTTAACACCGTTCAAATGCAACATTTTTATTTTATATTTGTTATTATAAAATGGCAGTATCATATGAAAAGGGAGAACCGAAAAACTTGGTTTGTTTTAGCGAATACAACGATCTGGCGTTCAGCGACACCGGAGTCAAGCTCAACGACAACTCGAAGCCCGACCGCAACACGATTTGGTCAAGCGATAGAATAAACAGACAGATCGAGCGTCGTCTCGCGGAAATGGCTCCCAACACTAACATCGTAGCCAACCGCGACACGATACAGGTGGAAGGTCCCAACGGGTCGGGGATCTACTATAGAAGCCCGAGAGACGCCGGTGACACGGGCGGCAACGGAAGATATCGCCGATCGCCCGAGTACTATCCCAACGGTTACAGGCGTTACTGGAACCGAGGGGATCATTCTCGTCACCACTTCTTCAGGGTTCTGCGTCCGTCGTGGTGGTTGAGCTTCGTGATACCGACGCGTCAGCATTACTGCGACAAATGCTGCAACTACCTCGAACACACCTGGTCTACGGTGTGGAACGACGATCCGAGTCTAGCGAACAACAGTTGTTCGGCTAAGTGTGCCGGCAAGCCGTTGGCGCAGATGTTCGCTCCTTAATTTTTAACATTTTCTTAATGTTAAAACTCCAAGAACTTTAATAAATGAAAAAAGAGACCAGAATAATAAAAGTCAATCTTTCCGAACCATTCGACGTGTCGGGCGTGTCCGTCGATTTCGAGGAGTTCGAAGACTTGTTTCTATACTCTCTCGAAAACAAGACCAAAGTGAAACCTAGGAAGCGTAAAGAACTGTTCGACTTTGTTATGTTCAACCACAAGGAGAAGGCGAGACTCCAAAAACGGTACGAAGAGAAGTCTCAAAACGCGTCTATCTTGTCGATCAAAAACGGCATGTCGGTGTCGGTGTCTTCGCCGATAATTTACAAGAGTCCCAATCAAAAAAGCATAAGGGGTTCTCCGATTCGAGTCGTGCGAGAATCGCCCGCACCTATACGGGGATCGCCGCAATACTCTCCGTTGTCGCCGACTCAGTCGTTCGTTAAACAGTCGTTGTTTTCGCGTCCGGCCGCAGACGAAGATGAGTACGACGACTTTGAAGTCAAAACCGCAATCAGCCACAATAACGTGATATCGGCAGGCACTTCGGCCGCTTCTACCCCCATCGTCATAAAACGGACCGTGTCTCACGTGAAACCAAACAAAGACTCTTTTAAAAGCGATATCATCAAGTCTTCGTCTAGGAAGAAATCGTTCGCGTCGACAACGAGTAGCGCCGCGGGCCTGTTCGAGGACGACGAGAAACGAGAACTGCTCTTCAAGTTCCAGATATTGGCGAAGAAGAACCCGGAGCTCGTGTCCAAGTACCAGTTCAACATGCGGTCTGATCTGAGGGTGATGAAGAACACCTATGCGTTAATTTTGAAACAAATATCTTCTTCCAACCGAGTTGACAACCTCAACACTTATCTGTTGGCCGTATTCATGGGGTGCGAATACTTTTTCGGCAAGATGGGGTTCGACATGGAGGGGTTTTCCAAGCAGCAGATATCTTCGATGAGCAGCTACGAGTCGTTGCTCCAGGAGCTGGGGGAGAAAGAGTACACGCCGTACGGCATGGACAAATGGAGCGTCGAGGTCCGTCTTGCGATGACGATAATGTTCAACACGCTGTGGTTCATAGTCGCCAAGTCGATATCAAAGAAGACCAACTTCGATATCCTGAGTCTGTTGTCTATAACTAAAAAAGAAACAGCGCCCGCCACGCAGACTTACCAGCCAGTGTCGTCGGGGTCCGCTCCGCGAATGATGAAGGGCCCGGACGTTTAGCGCATCATTGCCAAGAATAAAATCATAAGCGCTCCTATAGCGATCGCCACATACAACGCGGTGTTGGTGGGCGCCGACGGCGGAGAGACCGGCGGTGGAGCCGGCGCGGGCGAAGGCGCCGATGGAAACTGTGAACAATTTATGTAATTTTTTAAATTATCAATGTTCACTCTATTGGCGTCTGTTATAGTCGTGACTATTTGACACACGTTGATGTTATCGCACTTCTCGTCGTGGTCCACGTTCATGTATCCACCGTTCTTGATGCACGGGACGTACCAACAAGTGTCGTTGTAAGGAAAATATTTTTTTATATCGACGTATGATTTGTCGAAAGCGCGGTTTATGCACTTGCAGTCTATGGCATACAGGTTTTCGTTTCGCCGACACCACTCCGTCTTCATCATATCCGCCGACTGTTTGTTGTTGGCGGCCCATTCTCGACAATATCGGCCCGAAGCCGATTCTTGTCTCAGAACCATGCACTTTTCGAGTCGCTCGTCGGTGTTGGGATCGATGGGACAGTTGTCGGTCGTAGTCAAGGCGCAAACGCGCTCGGCGATCTGGTCGAAAGCTGGACCAGAATTCCCGAACACCTTGACGAACTCTTCTAGATGCTGCGGTCGGTCCAACAAGTCCCGGTCAATCACACATCCGACCGTGTCTCCGTCCGTCTCTCTGGCGACCGCCGGGTTGAGACACACGAAATCAGGAGTCGTCTCGGTGCAATTTTTCCGGTTGTTGGAATTGGACATGTACGAACACGGAGGCTGATATCCCTTGTCGAATGACGAGAAATCAGTTAGCGGGATTTTCTTTGTTTTTATTAAATTGGTAGACATTTTATAGATATTGGCTTCTTAATTAAAAAGACAGGACCAACTATAAAATGGGATTACTGAAAGGCAGATCTTACTACAAACCGTTCCAATACGAACAGTTCTACAACAAGTGGAAGGTGCACGAGCGCAGCCACTGGCTGCCGGCGGAGGTGCCCATGCACGACGACGTCCACGACTGGAACAACAGACTCGACGATAATCAAAAAAAGTTTTTGACCAACATATTCAGGTTTTTTACGCAGGGCGACGTCGACGTCGCCGGCGCGTACTGTAGCGAGTACCTTCCCAACTTCTGCGAGACTCCCGAGATAGCGATGTTCATGTGCTCCGTCGCGGCGAGAGAGGCGGTGCACATCGACGCATACTCTCATCTAATAGAGACGCTCGGCATGCCCGAGAGCACCTACCGCGAGTTCCTGGAGTACCACGAGATGAAGGAGAAACAAGACTACATCAAGAAGTTTCAGCACGGCAACTACGGGTCGTTGAAGGACGACTCGTTCATGACCAAACTCGGCGTGTGTATCTCGATGTTGGTGTTGGTGGTGCTGTTCGCTCTGGGAGTCGACGTGCTCGTGTGGTTCTCGTCTCTGCTGCCGGCCGTCATGCTGGCGTCTTCGCACATCCACCGTTACCGCCAGCGACTGATCAAAGAGCACATCGCGGCGGGCATAGCGCTCTTCTCGGGTTTTACGGAGGGGATGCAGCTGTTCTCGAGCTTCACGATGCTGCTGTCGTTCCCGATGAACGGACTGATGAAGGGCATGGGCCAGATCGTGTCGTGGTCGATCGTCGACGAGACTCAGCACACGGACGGCATGATCACGCTCTTCAAGATATTCGTGGACGAGAACACAGAGTGTCGTTGCAACCCGATACTCGGTTGCAACTGCATCCGCCCCGACGTTCTGAGGGACACGGTCAAGAAGATCGCGCTCGAGATGGTCAGGCTCGAGGACGAGTTCATAAACCTGGCGTACGACGAGTACGCGGACGACGAGGTGTTCATGAACATTTCGAAGACGAAGCTCAAGCAGTACATCAGGTTCATCGCCAACAAGCGCATGGAGGCGATGAGGTACGACCACCCGTTCCCTGAGGCGAGCGACAACCCGCTGCCCGAGTTCGAGATAATGATCAACGCGCCGATCAACACCAACTTCTTCGAGAACCGCAGCACCGACTACGCGCGCACCAACAACGACTGGTCCACCGTCTGGGGCCATAAGCAATAGACTTTCGTTTCTTTTGACATTAAAAATAGTGTCAAAAATGATGTTAAGAAAACGGCGCCATAAGATAATCAAACATGGATCAAATCATATCTACTCTTGAAAACGTGGAGCTGTCGATCGGCAAGTCGAACGACGAGCTGGAGACGGGCTTCACGAAGACCCTGAACGACGCCTTCTCGTTCGACGACAACAGCGTCAAGATGGTAGGAACTCTCGATCAGCCGTGGTTCAGAGCGAAGGACGTATTGAAGGTGTTGGGATATTCGGAAGATAAGGGCATTGTCAAAACACATATAAACAAGTATGTTCCAGATAAATACAAAAAACCCCTGGGGGCTATTTGTCAAGGTGGTATACGCGGTGTATACCACCCTATAAATGGTAATGACGCGAAGGAGGTGTACATCAACGAGCCGGGCCTCTACCGGCTGATCATGCGATCGAACAAGCCGAACGCGCAGCCGTTCCAGGACTACGTTCAGGACGTGTTGCTCCCGAACATGCGGAAGCAGGCGATGGAGACCATCCTCAATCGCAACACCACTCTTGAGAACAGTTTGAGGTTAGTCATCAAGCAGAACGACGAACAACTCAAAGAATTGGTCAGTGTAAGAACGCAGAACACACAGGCTCTCGCTAAGCTCGCGGAGATGGGCATCCAGCTAAACGAGACCAACGAACAACTCAACGAGATGAACAACAAGCTGGACGTGGCGGTCGAGGACCGCGCGCCGATTCCCGACGATCATTCGAAGGTCGAGCGGTTCGTCTTTTTGAAGCGGCCGAACGCGGACTACCCGTACTACGCGATAAGAGCGCAAGCGGCGAGCACGAAAACGGCTATTCGCAAGCAGCAGAAGGAGTTCGGAACAGTGGAGCTGCTGCTCGACTTCGAGACGCACCCCAACACCAAGACCTACTACAACCGAATAAAGCTGGCGCTTAACAAGAGAGGCGTAAAGTTCAACGGGAACAGGGTGCGCATAGCGGACGACTCTGACATGACGGAGGCCGACCTCATCCGGGAGCTGAACAAGGTGCACGAACAAAGACGCGACGTTTAGTTAAAGAAATTTTTAGACCAATAAAAATGTTGAAAGAAGTCGTCAAGTACACCGCGGTGGTAACGGCGAACGTGGCGTGCGAGTACTACAAGTCGGCGAGCAGACCCAGTCCGGTCAACAAGCCCGGCATCCGTAAATAATTTTTAGACTTCGGTTCTAAAAATGATAGTAACGGAAACGCCACTACGACTTTTTAAATATGGACTGTCCAATCTGTTGCGAAAAGTTTACGAGCGGCAAGAGGAGGCGGACGCCGATGCCCTGTTGCGAGCGCGCCGCGTGTTCGGCGTGCTTGGAGAAATACCTGGTCGACGGAGACGGACGTCCGCAACGGGCTTGTCCGTTCTGCGACGCACACATCACCACCGAGTTCATCAGAGCCTCGTGCTCTAAAAAGTTTCTGAATGACTATTTCGTGGCGACCGCGGAAGACATCATGAAACGCGAGGACCATATGATGCGGGCGATGAGAGAACGAATAGTGTGCGAGACCAACATCGAGGAGCTCCAGTATCTCGGTTCGGTTCTCGCTCAAAGAATTAGGGACAGGGCCGACCACCCTCTCGCGGAGTTCGCGGCCCTGTGCGATGCCAAACTGAGCGTCTTCGAAATCAGGAACGCGACTATTTCAGAGCGCATCCAAGAGTGCTGGGCCGAGGGATGCGAAGGTCGCCTAATGGACTCGGTGTGCCAGACCTGCAACACCACCTTTTGTGTAGAGTGTAGACTGCCCCGAGGCGAATCTCACAAATGTGACTCGGACAGTCTCAAAAGCATCGCCGCCATAAAGAAGGAGACTCGCGCTTGTCCTACGTGTGCTACGCCCATTTTCAAGATCGAGGGCTGCAACCAGATGTTCTGCACCAAGTGTCACACTGGGTTTTGTTGGCGCACCGGATCCAAAATAACCGGAGAGATACACAACCCTCATTACTTTGAGTGGCTGGCGAGCCGCGGTCGTCAAATGGAAAACGAATCCGACGACGAAGAAACGGCAGCGCTGCGTCGCCACATCCAAAACAATCAGGCGTTCGATCGTAGAACGATTGACAGGCGGTATACGAGACAATTCTATATGCAGAGACTTGGAGAAATAAACAACATGATATTCGAACTCACTCTACAGACCCGCGACCCCGCTAATTTCGAAAACGAAAAAGACCGACTCAGGCGGTCGATCGTACTGACCGGTGCCGACTCCAAAGTTCATCGCAACAGATTGGTTTTGTTGCTGAAGGGTCTAGACATGAAAAGAGACATAGTTACAACGCTGCATCGGTTCAAGACCGAGTTTGGCAGAGTCGTGACTAGTTACAACGGAGACACCCTGGAGCATTTGTTTAAATACGCGGAGATAGTGCAGGCTTTCAATGATGACATTAAAGCTCTCAAGATGAAACACGGCATATCGCCCGGTATTTCGATAACAAATCAATGGACTTTCGAAACCAGACTCATTTAAGTTATTGTTTTTAGACCTTAGTAGGTCTAAAAATTATTCTTCAAAATAGTCATAGAGAGATTCTTCTATGTTCAGAGTCTTCGATAGCCTCTTTTTTAAAATATTGTCAGAGGGTGTTTGTTTCAATACGTCGTACAGTCCACGACGGTTCAGGTACACGTCGCTACCGTGACCGAAGCTCGGGAAATCGACCAGTTCGTAGAACCTCTTGAATCGATCTATCCGCAAAGACATCAAGACACCGTGTCCCGAAACTTTCAAACACTTCAGCACATCTTTGCCGTTGTACCATCGGTCGAGGGCGACTTGGACAATTCGTATTTTCTTGTTGTCGAAAAAGATGGTCTGTTCCATTTTTATATAAACGACATCGCGCTTTAATTGGTAAGTTTATCTATGATCTTTTGGTCGATGATATGCGTGTATCTCTCGAAGGCGCGCTCCACGGCGGTCTCTACCAGGGTCTTTCGATCCTCGTTCTGAACGCAACCGTCTATCATTTTTCGCACCGCGTCTTCCATGTCCGCGTAATGTCTTCTGAGATCGGTAGATATGCGCGTTCCGCCGATATTGAAAAGAGCCTTCTTCAGAAGAGACGTCTTCACGATAACCCAAACCTTTTTATTGGGATGTCTCAGCGCTTCCCTTTGTATGTCGTTGTATTTGGTGAGTTTATCGCTCGAGGAAGACACCTTTTCCACCGGCACGGAAAGGCGTTCCAGTTTCGCCACTAGCTCTGGTTCTAAATCTGTTATACCGAATAGAGACAGGACGTCTTTGGTGATGACGACGTGATCCGGAACACCCAACAGCCATTCTTTTTTATAGACTTTATCGAAATAGTTTAGGGACATTTTTATAACACAATGTGTTATAAAAAAAAATTACATATAAAACGAAGGATCCACTAGTATGTCACAGTAGTAGGTGCCGACTTTGGGTTTCTTGCCGCAAATAATAGAGGCCGACACGTTATTGAAAGTCTCCTTTTCTTTGAACTTACACGCCTTTAAGAACGTTTCAAAACTTTCTTCGAAGGACGCCTTCGAAAGCGGGGAAGTGTTGCCGCGCATGGTGTACCTGGTCAGGGGATCCACTGTTCCGTTCTTGGTCATTTTACTGGCCAGGATTCTGAAGTGACTCTCGTCCACGCCCGGCATGATCTCTTTGCATTTGTCTAAAATGACCTGTTGCGCCACCAACACTCCGAAAGAGTCGTTCATGTCGTGAACCGAGTTGCAGGCGATGCGATTGACGTCGAACACGTCCTGGTGGTCGAAAAATATGCGAATGCCGTTGCTCAGACATTGGACATACCACTCCCCATCGCTCGCCTGACAGTATGCGTGATCCGAAACCCCCCTGATACCGCACACCAACGAGGCCTTTAGCACCTGCAGCATCGAAAAAAAGGCCTTTCTATCGGTGTCACGAGCATACTTAATGAAGAGGTTCACTGTCTGGGCGTCCTCGGGGAGAGAAGAATACGGCTCGCAGAACGCCGACAGACCGGTGTGCTCTTGCACGATATCGACGAGTCGATCGCTTGTTATCCCGTGCACGCTGAGATCCTCCAGAGATATCTCCAATTTACACACACCCTTTTCGAAACCTGAAATTTTATACTTTTCTGGGAATACCACGCTTCGATAGGCGTGATGTTTGATTATGTTCTCGAACGTTACCGCGCCGAGCCTGTTGCGCACGGCGAGATCGAGGTCGAATATCGTCTTTGGTCTCGACACCAGGAACAGCGACACGTGTATGTATCTTCTGATTTCTCGCTTCTTCAGTCTCGAGGCGTTGATGATATTCTGAAGGTTGTCGATTTGAGACGTCGAACCCGTATCCAACCCGGCAGAGTGAAAGTTGTTGAGCGAGGACTGAGTCGTCTTCTCGCCGATACACTGAGCCGCGATGATGCCCACGGTTTCCCCGGGCTGTATCTGAGATTTCATGAAAGCGCGTTCCAACTCGTCTCTCAACGTTCTCAACTTATCAAATGGAACTTTTTTGTTAATCAATTGATCGGCAAAGTGTTTCTTAACATCGCATACGATCTTTTGCTCCACCGCCGCGGGAACCGACGGCCTGCAGGTCACGAACCCCAACAACCCGTGCTCCTCTATGATTTCTTCAGTTATCGTCGCTAACATCGTTAATCGTCTCCTCTATTTTTTTGTCCTGAATGTTCAACTTTCGACGCCGATCTTCGAGATCCTTCTTCATCTGCTTTATCTCGTTCTTCTTGTCTCGCTCCTTCTTCTGCAACTCCGCGATCCTCTGCTGCAGGCGGATGAGGTCACCTTCCAGTTTGTTTATTTCCAAATTTTTGTTAGCCGGTTTTAAAGATAAATACAAAAAGCTTTTCGACACACCCAAATCCCTGCACACGTCCACCGGTCGTTGCTTTAATTCTTTGATACGTCTCAGACACTCCTGTCTAAGCTCGTTGTTAGATTGTTGTTTGTCAGACATTTATAATATAAAACTTTTTAATTTTATTTGCATTCATCGCTTTCATTTGATATATTGTACAACTCGTCGTTATATTTCTGGATATACTCGTGTATGAAAGTCTTAAACGATGCGACATCGTCTAATTTTTCGTTGTATTTAGATAAATAAAAGCGCATACAGTATTCGGGATCGCCGAGTATCGCCTGTTCGTATGTTTTCCGAATGTATTTGCCGAATGTAAGTCTTCTTGTAGGGTCCATTTTTATAACAGTTAAAGATTGAGAGTTATTAATAAAGATGTTCCGGGTTATCAACGTGGAGTTTCTCCAGCTGCTGAATTTGGTTGATAAAAACTCAGAAACCGATCTGTATCGTTTTATAGAAAATCTGATCATGTTTCCCAGCGAAGAGGCCGATCGACTAAAGAATGAGCTCGAACAAAAGGGCGGCCTCGAGACCATTAACACGATCAGGCGCCTGTGTAACGACAGATTTCCTCCCAAGACTAAATCGATAGACTCGAAAAGGAAGGTCGTCATAAAAGAGGACATGATCGAAAATTACATCGTCAAGCACGGATTGGACAAGAAAATTCTCGACGCAATCAACACAAAAATGAGCCTGAAAAGTCTCTCTTCAAAAAATGTAGTGGTGAAGGACGGCATAGTGGTGGATATCAGACTTTAATTGGATACCAATTAAAGTATATATAAATGGAAAATTTGGGAGGATACATAGAGGACGCCGAGGAGAACAACAGAAGATATTTGAGTCCCGAGGCTTGGTTCGACATAGAGTTGGCGAGAGCGTTCGACTTCTTGTCCCGATTCGTCGACCAGGCAGAGTTCGAAATCATCAGAAACAACGTCAGAAAGTTTCCCAACTACCTGTTCAAAAACCCGTATCTTATACTCATGGGTTTCATTGCTTTCAAGGAGCGCGACGTCAGATCGGTGACCCGGAACTCGGTCCTCTCCCCGGTCATCGCGTCCAACAACATTCGCGTGTACGATATCATCAGGTACACTAGATTTTTTGACGCAAATTTCAAGAGGTCGGATTTTGGATACAGATAATTGAAGGAACGCGAACGGTATATATACGAATACAAATGGACGCTATGCAGAAACAAGTTTTTTCGGCTTACTTCGAGAAGTATGGTGTCGTGGGACACCAGATAAATGGGTTTAACGACTTTTTGCTTTATGGGATCCAGAAAGTGCTCGACGACGAACCCAACATCCACGTCGACGGGTCGGTCGTGGATATCACCAACGCGACGTTCGAGAAGCCCGCTCGCAACAAAACGCCTCTGACACCCGCCATGGCGCGCGAGCTTTCCCTGACATACGATTGCAACGTCTTCGTAGATGTGTTTCGGGATGGCCAGTTCCTGGAGAAGGTGTTGCTGTTCTCGATCCCGGTGATGGTGGGTTCTGTGGCGTGCAATCTTCACGGGATGACTCCCGATGAGAAACTGAGAAACGGAGAACTGATCGACGACCAAGGCGGTTATTTTGTGATAAACGGCAAGGAACGGATCATAACGGGCCAGATGAAGAGGGCGTACAACAAAATTTTCTGTCACAAAACGATAGACTCGGTTGTAGTATCGGAGATCAGGTCGTTTTGCGAAGAGAGCGCCAAGTCTCAACTAGTGCAAATAAAGTTCAACAATAAAAAAACGGAAATAGACGCCGTGGTTGACAAGGTTCCTTATAAACTTAACAACATATTGAGCGCGCTCGGACACATGGACCTGGTGTACGAAATAACCGGTGCGAGTTCAAGCATCCACGTGGACGAGGCGGTGTTCATGGTAGAAGAAGCACCTCTTACGCCAGAAAGGGTACCCGATATTTGTCAGTTATTCCCTCACATGGGCCACAGTACGAACCTCGAAAAGACTGTCCTCTTATGTAAGATGTTGCGTAAAATGGTGCTTTGCGACGCCGGCATAGTCTCAGAGGACGATATCGGAGATTTGGCCTTCAAGCGGGTCGACATGGCCGGGGTGCTGTGTCAGGATCTCTTCAAAATGCTCTGGAAACAGTTCATAAAGTCGATTATCAAAGAGAGCAACAAACGAAAATTTTCAAATCTGATCTCTACCATCAATTACAAGAAGAAGAATATTGGTCTTAATTTTCAGTATTGTTTTTCTACGGGTACTTGGGGCATCAAGAAGAACGCGTATAAAAAATTGGGTGTGAGCGAGTTCGCTCAATATAAAGTCAGCAACCTAACAAACCTTGGACTTTTGAGAAAGTTTAATATCCCGATATCGAAGAAGGACAAGAACGTCAACATCCGGATGATGCATCCGTCTTCGATATTTTTCGTGTGTCCTTTCGAAACTCCCGAGGGCTCGAGCGTGGGAACTAAGCTGTCTCTCGCCGCATCGGCGACAGTGTCGCTGGACACCAATACCGTGCTCGTAACAGACATGTTTCATTCTCGAAACATAGTAGACCCCGTCTTAGACTACACAAAGACTATCGTGTCGGTTAACGGCTGTTACATCGGACACGTCGAAGACTGGGAGGCGTTTGTGGCTTCGGTCGAACTGATGCGGGCGGACGAGGTACTGGCTAGAGACGTTTCCGTCAGCTACGACGAGTTCATAAACGTCGTGGAGATATGGTGCGATTCGGGCCGACTGGTCAGGCCTTTGCTTGTCACCGAAAAACTGCGTGCGATCGTCGACAAGTCCGAAGAAGTTTCAATCGATACCTGGGAACGAACGGGCGTGCTCGTCGTACGCGACGCGGCCGAACTAAACAAGAAGTACATCAACGACGTCTGGGACATGAAAACCTTTTCGGACTACACAGAGATAGACCCCTCTCTCTCGATGGGCGTGGTGGCCGGGCAAATCGTGTTCTCGAACCATACACAGTCTCCGCGCGTCTGTTACATGAGCAACATGATCAAGCAGGCCATGGGAGTCGTGGTAGGCCACCCTACCAGATTGGACGCAACCACGTACACGTTGGATCACGTGCAGCGTCCCCTCAACACCACTCGAATGGCGGAACTTCTCGGCACCAACGACGTTCCCAACGGCGTCAACGCCGTTGTCGCGGTCGCTTGTTACACTGGTTTTAACCAAGAAGACTCCATCATTCTCAACAAATCAGCGGTAGACAGAGGATTGTTCAGGGCGACGTGCAGGCGCACGATAGTCTCCGAAATAAAAAACATGCCGTCTTTCGAAGAGATTGTTTGCATCCCGCCAAAAGAAAAACGTCTTTTCATGAACTATTCGAAACTGGGCTCTAACGGTGTAATCAGAGTGGGTCAGTATGTTAACAAGGGCGACGTCGTGATCGGAAAGACCATGGTTACTAAGGCCAACGGTTCCGAAAAGGTCGAAGACTCCAGCGTTGTGGTTAGGACCAACGAAGAGGGTTTCGTGGAGAACGTGTTCAGGACCGGTTCTTATATCAAGGTGTCAATCCTCCAAGTCAAAGTACCCGAGATAGGAGACAAGTTCTGTTCGGGAATGGCTCAGAAAGGCACGTGCGGGATGATGTTGAATCAGGAAGACATGCCGTTTACTTCTTCGGGTATGACACCCGATCTCATCATCAACCCGCACTGTCTCCCCAGCCGCATGACGATCAATCAGCTCATGAGCAGCGTGTGTTCCAAGGCGCGCTGTGTGACGGGCGACGCTTCGTTCGCGGACGGATCGCCGTTTTCGGGCACAGACCTTGTCGAGAGGGCGGCGCAGGTGCTGAAGCAGAACGGCTACAGCGAGGACGGAACCGAAACACTGTACAACGGGTTCACCGGCAAGAAACTTCACGCGAAAATATTCATGGGCCCGGTGTACCAGCACCGACTGACTCATTTGGTGTCTAACAAAATATTTTCTTCTGTTCACACCAACGCCAAGAACAAGCTGACGCGACAGCCTCTCAACGGAAGGGCGAACGACGGCGGACTCAGGATCGGAGAAATGGAGAAAGACTGTCTTTTGAGGCACGGCGTCGTCAAGTTCTCCAACGAACGCCTGCTCGATCTCTCTGATAAACACGTCGTTCACATATGCAACGATTGCAAGAGCTACTATCACGTCGTTGCGACTAAGAATTCTAGGCTGTGCACGAAGTGTAAGTCGGTCAACGTGTCTTCCGTGTCGATACCTTACGCGGCAAAGTTGCTGACCCAGGAGCTCGAATCGATCGGGCTGTCGATTACGATGGAGTAAAGACCCTGTTTATTTTTCAAACTAATTTGGTTTGAAAAATTACTGTTTGTACACCGACAGTTCGAACGTTTTGGGGTTGAGCTCGTAGAACTGCATGAAGTCGTCTCCCACCGTCAAATCTTGAATGCGCCGTTTGAAACGCTGGAACGATACGATGCGAGCGACGTCGTCGACCAACTGCGTGGTCGAAACGATGCGGTGTCGGCGCAGCTTCTCGGCGGCTTGTCTGAGTTCATAGGGGAGTATCGGCTCGAATACCAATCTAACGCGTCTTATGTGCAGAGGGGCGTGTTTGTCGTACGCCTCTTTGATCGTCTCGTAGAAGTCTTCTAGACCGTCGGCACGACCGTCGAAGACCCTGATGTTGTCGATCCACTCGTGCGACTCGTACCGCCACCGCTTAGACAACAGACCGTTGGACTCGACTCTTCCTGTGTATCCCATATTTGATTAACGTGGGAATTTTTTTAACCCTAATATTTGATGGCCCGCTCTCTGTCGGTGGCGACCCTTTTCAGGAAAGGCCACAGGGTTCTCTTGTTGAACTTGACTCGGTGCACGCGCTCCATGAATCGCTCGAACTCGCGGCGATCGACGCCGCCCTCGATCGACGACACGTACTCGTCGAACACCGTCCTCAAGAACTCTATCTTCTCCTCGTTGTCCATGCGGTCCCAGTCCACCTTCTGGACCGGCATCTCGACGCCGTTGCGGAACGCGCGGTACTCGGCGCCGTTGATGATCAGCGGCTCGGGGACCACGGGGGTTCGAGTAAGCGTGTCCTTGAGCATGTCCGCGAACGCGGCCCTGTATTTGTCGATCTCCTCCGTGAATCTCTCGGATATGTAGTCGACAACCTCCACCGCGGCGTGGTAGTGGATGTTGTACAGCTCCGACTCTGACACCTCCCTGAACTCGCCTATGCACTTCTCGATGCGCGCCTCGACCTGGCGGTAGTCGCAGCAGAACACCAGGTGACAGTAGTAGTACTTATCGCCGACTGCGCGGCCGGAGTTGTAAGTGGACAGTCGGCCCTTGAGGAGCTCCACCGACTTGACGCCGCCGATCTTGAACCGGTTCCTTCGCGCGTACTGCTCGGACGTCGCGATGTACACGATCTGCGTCGGGTCCTTCGCCTTCATGTTGACGACTATCTCCTTGAGCTTCAGCGCCATCGACCGCTCCAACTCGATCTGCTTCTCCATCTCCCGTTTCTCTGACTCGATCCTCTCGATCATCTCCCTCTCGCGTTCCTGGACCGCCAGCCGCTCGGCCTCTATCCGGTCGGCCATCTCCCGGCGTTCGTTGTCTTTGATGGCCAGCTTCTGCTCGTACTCCAGCGCCAACTGGTTCACGGAGAACTGTCCGAACTTGCGGATCGACGGCAGGATCACGGAGCACACGTACCTTTTGAACTCCCTGGCGAACGGCGCCTTCGAGGTCAGCACCAACGAGTACAGGCCCGCCTCGTTCACGTACACCGCTCGACCTTCATGATAAGCCCCAGAATACGATCCCAGTCGAATTGCCGAGGAGTTGGGGTTGGGGGTACCGCATACTCCCAGTGCGGAAAGTGGCTTCTTGTCTTCGTCGTACACGTTGTTTTGCAATGCCTGCTTGATGTCATTGTACTGTAAAATATTACAGATGTCCTTGCCGCAAAAGTAAGGATCGTCCGTCGTTCCTGACAGCTTGATGTCGGCCGTCTTCTCGCCGATCGTCACGGTTATCTTATCGGTGCTCTTATCGAGATTTATCAATGACAACATTTATAAATCAAACCACGCTTTTAATTATAATAATATTCGTCGGGCGGACCGATGGCCCTGCGGCGGTCGTAGTCCATCTGGCGGTCGATGGCCCTGCGGCGGTCGTAGTCCATCTGGTGGTCGATGTGGTGCCGGCGTCGCACGCGCATCATCATCCCGCACAACCCGTTCCTGAATATATCTATATTGAAGTTAACCATGTTGTTTATCGTCACCCGTATAAACTCGCTCAGTCCCAAGAGACTGGATATCAACGACGATGGCATGTGTTTAATGTAAAAAAGATGAAATTATTTTAAACGCAAAACAAGGTATGTAAAACCGTCAATATGTTTCCAGTTTGTTCTCTGTGTCAGTCTGATGAATTCGTCGTGGAGAAGCACTACACTCTGTTTGAAAACGGAGAGGTGTTTGTTTCCGACGACACGACGGTGTATTGCACGCGATGCCGAGACGTGTGCGCTATGTGTTCCAAGATCGAGGTGAGAAATAAGATCAGCGTGGGCGCGCACTTCCCCAACGCGAACGTCAGCGCGACGTTCAAGATGTGCAAGGAGTGCGTTCGTTCGTGCGACTCGTGCGTGGATTGCCACACGCGGTTCGACCATGATTACATTCGGCGATGGAAAGACGCGGGCAGAGACGACGACCTGTTGATACCCGTAAATTTTTACTTGGTCGACAGGAATCTCGTCTCGCTGTGTTACACATGCGTCCCCAACGCGGTTTGTAGATTTGGGCATTACACACTCGGCGACTGTTTCGAGTGTGGTTTGTGGGAAGAAGAGCAGGACTCTGGGTACGAGTCGTGTTACGACTCGGACGAGAGCGATGACGCAGAAGACGAAAGCGCCGAACCGGAAGACCCGTTCTACGATGAGATGTTCGAAACGGACGACAACACCGAAGACGACGATTAAATTTATTTTTACTTCACTCGGCTAGCCGAGTAAAGTTACTTTAGCAGCAAAGCTTTCAAATCTTCTTCGTCGGACAGCAAATCGACCAAACCCCTTTTTGTGAGGTAGACGTCGGTGTCTGGAAATACTATCTTGTCTCTATCGTCGACTTTAAAAAACAGAACGCGCCGATAGTCTCTGAACCCGATGATGTCGCACACGTCGGTCGCGCTGAAGTATGGGGCATCCCAGGTCCCCGACACTCGTATTTGAAGTCCTTTTTTATTTCTATAATCGACTCGTAACAACCGCGGCATTTTATTTACTTGAAAAAGTTTTTAATTCGGCGTTCAGATAGGACGCGAACGTACACCATTAACCACTCGTGAACGATATGATAAATCTTTTTGTGGTGCATATTTATTTAAAGCTTGATATTAAAACCCATCGATGTACGCGCCGCGATGAAAATAAATTACATGTGGCACTTGTATATTGTGAGAGGCGGCGACGGATCGCTCTACACCGGAATCGCCCTGGACGTCGAAAAAAGGTTCGCCGCGCACGTGTCGGGGCGAGGCGCCAAATACCTGAGGGGGAAAAAGAACCTGTCTCTAGTCTTCCACACCCCTTTAGAAGGTGGGAGATCGGAGGCGCAAAGCGTCGAATATCGTGTCAAACACCTGAAAAAGAGCGACAAAGAACTTATAATCAAAACCGGGAAGTTGTTATAAATGGACGACGACCAACCTCCCAGGGAGGCGTACAGATACGCTCTGGCTGAACTGTTGAGAAACTGGGCGAAGCTGTTTTTAAATTGAAATTAGAAACACTCGTGTCTACAAGATACCAAAGATGGAAGACTTCTTGATCGTGTCGGTATGGTACCACGAGCGAAGGTTCGTTTTGAACACGGCGAGTCATCCGTTCAGACACAACGCCGAACACCACGCGATTCGTTTCAAATACGCCGTTCTTTATTTCGTTAGCAGTGGAGAGGAATTTCAGTCAGACACTCTGTTGTGTTTAAACATGCGCCGCGTGTTACCCACCAAATGCTCGATTATGGACGACGCCGGCGTCTCGCCCGCTAATAAAATAGACTTCATGAAGATGTGTGTGGTCGAGCACTGCTTCGAACTGTTCGACGAGTCTTACGTGTTGTTGATGGACTTCGATTGCTGCGTTCCAGACTTTGACCCACGTCGACTGGCCGAATCAGACCGATTCATCGAGCCGTTCTTCGATCCTTCGATCGGATACCTAAAGGTATCGTCGCACGACAGCTACATCGAAAACTACGCGGTTCTCGTCAGGCGAGGTCGTCGTCATCGTGTTGAATTCGCAAGTTACACCGGATGCGAACGCCCCGAAAGCAACTCGTGTCTCTACGCAAAGTGGGTGGCTATGATCATAGATCACTACCGCGACTCTCACGGCTTTGTGTTTCCGGCGACGTATGTCGATCTTCGATTCAAGAACACGTTCTTGTTGGAGTTCGAGCGAGGTGGAAGTTGGATGCGTATCCCAAACGAACCAGACGTCGACGACTACGACGTCGCCGAACCGCCCGTTTTCGGTCGCACGGTGACCATGCTTTATCGTACAATTCTCTCGGAACAAGAGGACGAAGTAAAGGAGTTCTTGGTGTCGATGAGGCGGCGCGGATACGATTTCGGTCGCCCGTTTCAGTGGTCCAATAAAGACCAGCGACTCGTCAACGTGCGCGGATGTATCGCGGATCGTATGCCGTCGTTCGACTTTGCGGGTTACGAGTTTGTGGGCGAAACCAAATTTTATTAACCTTTTTATTCATACTCATATGAGTATGAATAAAGTCGATCTAAACACGCTCCATACAGTCTACGCCGCAAAAGTGTATCGGACGTCCGTTGCGGTCGAGCGTCGAAACGCCGAGTCGTCCCACCGTTCGCTGGCACAGCGAGCACTTTTCCGCGTCCGGATAACTGTCGAGCTGGTTAATCTTTTCGATCACCAGTTTCAGTAGAGCGTCAAATACCGGGTCGGGAAGCGCCGCTTCCACCGCTCCCGGGTCGTCTCTATCGTCGGCTACAGTCGACGCGTCGTTGTCGATCTTGAACGAGTAAAGGCGTAAAACCCTGTCCACGAAAGCTTGATCGAATGGGCGTCTAGTGTAGGGGTTTATGGTGTCGTTTTCTCTGAACTTCCAGTAGAGCTGACGCACGTCGAAACACGTGTCTGTTCCCGCATTACCCTCTCTGTAGAACACTAGATCCTGGTCTGCGACGTCTCGCATGTCCGAAGAATTGGAACACCTCAGGCGGACGTCGACTCTGCTGTATTCGGGAAGCGGCCGTTGTCTGCGCCGATACACGCGTTCTGGTATGTCGTAGTACCGCGTGCTTGCCAACAGCAGATTTGTGGTCAGGTCGTCTGTGTACGTGTCCACGTCTTGTTGATCATATGCCACTCCTTCGAACAGGACGTCGTCGTCTAGAGTCGAGATCAGGTCGTCGGCGTAATACGCGTTCTTCATCTTGGCGTCGAAAAGTTGGCTTATTCTATCGGCGGCGTATATCCTAGCGACGCGTCTGGCGAACTGTTGCGCGCCCGGACTCTTGCGCTCGATGTCGTTGGCGATGAACTCCGACCTGCGCGCGTCTCCGGTCACGTCGTTTAGGTACACGACCGCCACGTTTTTTAGCTCGGCGGTCGTGGGTCCGCGAGCCACGGTCTGAACGTCCGCCGTCTTCGCGGTGGCCTGAGAGAGATATCGCTGCTCCTCGTCGAACATCCTCTCGTTAAAGAGAACGGTCCCCTCGTCTTGAACTCTGATCGCTACTCGAAACAAGAACGTACTGCCGTTGAAGTCGACGGACACCGCCTGTCGCGCTCGGTCCCACTTGTTTCGCCCGCCACATCTCATCGTATAATAATTCCTGTTGACTCTGTAATAGGTGTCGTCGGATATGTCTATGTCGGTCCGCTCGTCGTAGTACTTGAACGGCTGGTCGGTAATCGGGGACACGAATATCGCCTCCACGCGCTGCGCCATCCACGGCAACTGCCTGTAGACAGTGGTGCAAACGCTCAAATTCGGGTTGTCGAAAACCACGTCGTACCTGAACTGTCTGTTTCCCGCTTCGAAGTCTTCCGGTCGTCTAATATCCATTATTTATTTAACATTTGTTTTTTTATTGAGTCGTAATCCGGCATCTCGTCCTGTCCGCATTTTACAATCGTGATGGCGAACGTCTCCAGGCGCCTCGAAAACTTTGTCAAAGAAGAACGCCGCTCTATCAAAAGTTTTTCCAGGATCAGTTTAAGTTTCAGAACATTGTCTAGACCCGCGAATGTCTTTACGTTGACGTCGACCGATGCCCATGGCAACCCGAAAGATATGTTCAATATGCAGTACAGCAAGGACTCCATGTCGTTTTTGTAGAGACACTTACCTTTATGGGCTCCCGTGCTCATGAACAGCACTGTTCCGCCCAAAGCCGCCCCTCTGCTAAAACCCACTCTTTTAGAAAGGCCAAAGTCGATGATGACGGGATCGCCATTTACCCTGCTTAAAAAATTCGCGAATTTAACGTCTCCGTGCGACCAACCGGCTGCCGCAAAGTCTGCCAGCGCGTCGATCATTTGACCTAAGCGACCGAACTCGAAAACGAACGGTTGAAGCTTCTCCATCACTATGAAAGATATCTTGTCCTCGTGGTTGCCGATTTCGAATACGCGAGGCACGAACGGACTTGTCGCGAGATCCCTGAACACGCCCGTTTCGGTTACGAACGTTTTGGTGTTGTACGGCTCAAGTTTCACCGCAAATGTGTCATCCGGGTTGAGTCTGTCTCGGCACTGAAACACGGTCCCGAATCCTCCCTTCCCCAGTTTCTTTTCGAGGAGCCATCTATTGTTAAGCACCTGGGGTATCACCACGTTATTACTGAGTTTATCGTGAATAACCCTAACGGGCGTCGCGACGCCTTCGTACTTGAGATACTTGTTGTTGATAATTTTGTAACGCCACGCGTCTAATATTCTGTCGTTGACTATTTTTTTGACGACCGGGTTGTTGCTGTCGTTGGATGCGATGATCCCGTAGTCGGCGTGAGGGGATATCTGCAGGCACAGTTTTCGTAGCGCCTCCAAAGAGTTGTTGATCGATCTGTTATCGTCTCGGACGTGGAGACGGCACCAGCGTTTTTCCGGTAAAACCTTTTTTCCACAAAACGAGCCCTTTCGGGCCCCTTTTAGCATCACATGCCTACAGACACACATATTTATTTAAATAAGTTTATTGTGTAAGTTTCTCCCTGGAAACCGTCCATGAACGGCGTCGAACTCAGACGGGCGTCCTTCTCTTTGAAATTGTTGTACAACCACTCGAACGAGTCGGCAGACGGCGGGTCGACCACCTTTACGAATACTTCCACCGATGCGCGTTTGCCCCGCAACATGGTCCATATACTCGTCCGATGCGAGTACTTTAAGGTGACGTCGATCACCTTTGCGCCCGGTACCATCTTCAAGATGTTGTCGAACCCGGTGTTTTTGGGTATCATCACGTTGTTGAGCTTCTCCACTCTCCGTGTGAGACTTCTCCTGAGGTTTACTAGAGCCGAACGTTTGTGGGTGATGAGCGTCCCCTCTGGAAACACCACTACGAACACCGGGCGGTCACATTTGGCCTTGATAATAGGTTCGAGTCCCTTTATCGTCAGAAAGTCGTAGTTTATGTCTCGCATCAATAATAAAATTTTTATAAAATTTTTATTTATCGTTTCGAACAACGAGGCGAAGAGCATGAGGGACCTCTTCGCGAAGAACACCAGAAATAGTCCTGGTTTCAGCCTCCACAGGCACGCCCAAATCACGAACCAGTCTACGAACGATACGTGGTTGGAGATCACCACTGCCAACGACACGTCCGGCGCGTCGGGTGTATACGTCATGTTGATGTTCTCGATCATCATCGTTTTCAGTAATAGTTTAGTCGTCCATTGAAGAACGTAGTTTGAGGCTCTTCCGGAAGTGCGGAAGGCTTTTCGAGAAGGAGCCAATATGATAGTCGACAACACCACGAAACCTCCGAATATCGTTCCTGCCCCAAAAGACTTTAGCTTGTGAAAAATCATTTTATTTAACGAACATCAAAGTTGAAAAAGACGCGGACAATCGCCGACGCGAAGAAAGCTGGTGTCGACAGATACCCGCCACCGAAATTTGATTTATTATTATTATGTTATTATTCTGTAGTGACAACATGTCGAACTGTAATTTCAAAGTCTTAGAAGCCATCAAATACATAAAAAAACACGGAGCTCCGATGTCGCTGCTCAAGCGACTCGACGCCGAGACGTCGATCCAGGAACTCGTCCACGCGACCTCGTCGAACGTCGGCCTTGACAGTCCTTGCATGCAGAAGTTCAAGCGAGAACGACACGTTTATCTTACGTTCATGGACTGTCCCGAGGTGGAAGAGGGAATGTTTACATGCAGTGCGTGTGGCAGTAAGAAGATTTACACGACATCAAAACAGACCAGAAGTGGCGACGAAGCGACCACCGTGTTCGCTCAATGCACTCAGTGCAAGAAAGGATGGGTTGTCAACTAACGCGGGCACGTGAAGCCCATGCAAATACTTTAAATGCAAATTTTATTTATAATATTCGTATTATAAATGAGACTTTACTTGGTCAACGAAAACGTAAATATAAAGTTCGACCCTCCGATAGGCGTATACGACGACGTGTTTGTAGACCACTTTTTGATATTAGAGAACGCGAATATCGGAGAGGGTTCTTCGATAAATCTTGTGTCCGATAACGTTAAACAACCGTTGGTCGGCAAGGTTACCAACATCGGCGACCGAACGAAAATCGTGTTCATGTTCCACGAAGATTCGCCGCCGCGCGAACACGAAATAACCCGAGCCCGGATCGAGTTAACCGGGCCCGACGGCGTGGCCACAACCGGTATGGCAAAAATATTATTGTCCTTATACGTAGTGCCGGGATATGACCGCGGCGACCACGGCAAATATCAAAACCTTTTTAAAAACGCACTAGAAACCATCGCAGATGATGAAAAACTCAAGCCGACTCGTACATATGTCGAGGTAAGTGTGAACATGAAAACAGAAGACCACTAAATAATGTTGAACATTATTTAGTATGAAACTAGACGTTCGGAGATGCGCCTCACTACGATGTCGAAAACGCACGGAGCGATCGCGTATAACAGTTCGAGGAAACGGTGAGGAAGGTATCTACCCGAGGAGACCAAGCTCCTCGCGAATACGTCCGCCGGCGGACAAAACAATCCCGGACGGAGGCCGGTCATCCGCGTCGACACCAAGAACGGCTCGATCAACTTGACGGTTTTGCCTTCCCTCTGTAAGCTTCTACTGAATTGTCTGACGAAGGCCTTGGACGCGGCGTAAGAAGAAAGGTAGGGAGCGGGAATTTTTCCGAGCGCAGATCCTATGTTGACGACGGTCGCTGTCGGAAATTTTTTGAGAACTGAATATGTGGTGACGATAACCGAGGTAACGTTGGTGTTGGCGATCTCGATGCTTCGGGAATCGTGTTCGAACGGCGTGGGTCTTTTGTGAGAAACGCCGGCGGCGTTGAACACCCCCACCACACGCTCCGTCTGTTCGACTATTCGTTCCATTTTTTCCAGAGCATCGGGCCTCGAAAAGTCTACTTCGTTTCTGGTCAAACGTACAACGCGGAAGCCCAAAAAATGTAACTGGTCTGCGACGGCGAGTCCGATACCCGTTCTCGCACCCGTCACGATCACCGTATCGCCGTCTCGGGTCTTCGAAAAAAGCGGCGCCGACCTGAAGAACATAACCAACCCCAGCGCCACGAAAATTGTCACCCAAAAGAAGGCGATCGACGCCGAGAATACTAAAAACGATAATATCAAAGTAGCCATTTATAAAATTAAAAGTTTGTAGCGCGTCCCCCGAGCGCGAGGACTTATACGCAACAAGACGAAATGATGTGGGTAGGTATTTTCGGTTTTCAAAAGCAAAATTTTATTATATTTTTTGTAATAAATGAAGATATACGTTGCTCACGATGGAACAAGTCTTAGATTTAACCCCCCTCTGGGAGAGGAAGACGAAGCGAGGCTTGTGAAATTTTTGGTTAAAGATCACATCGAGGCGTCCACCGTAGAGTTCGTCACAGACAAAGGCAACCAGACGCTTTTGTCAGATGTCAGTGATCTAGACGGACAGTTGTTGATTGCGACTGTCAAATCTGAACCGGCGATTTTTTCGGAACCGGTGTCGAGTGCAAAGATCGAAGTCGTCCCCAAAGAGTCGCAGGCGTCCGACTCGGAAGACGTTCGTCGACAAAAGATACTTTACGCGCTGGTGGTTTTGCCCAGATTCGAGGCGGTCCAATACGAAGAACTCGTCAACGATCTGATAGAAGCGGTGTCTGCTCACCGCGCCAGACAGGAGGAAGAAGAGAGCGGTTATTTGGAGGTGGAGATTAGCATGAAGCATCACGGCGGCGATCATTAAGTAGTTCTAACCCAAATATTTGGGTTAGAATGTAATAAATGTTAGTGAACAACAAGGAGTTTAAGATATACGGCATGGACACGGAGGCCTCTATCCTCGACCGAATAGCCGTCGAGGTGGGGTGTCCGACCAAGTGGCTGTTCTTGCGCAACGGGATCGGAGGCACTAATATCACGAACTACAGGTCCGTCGAGGCGGTCAATATTTTAAAATATATTTCCGACAACATATCCTCCTACGCGTCCTTCGCGGATATAGAGGCCGAATTTACAGAATGGGCGGCCGATAACGACATGCAGGATCTCGCGACCGTCGCCGTGATGGCGATGCTCGGCGACGGTCCGCCGGCGTTCGAAGAGAAGATACTGATAGAACAGTTTTTTTACGATTCGGGAGGAGCGGATTACGGGTGGGACTTTATCGACTCGGTAATCGCGAGGAAACAATTATTTCAGGACAAGATATCGTCCGACTTCAGAACGCTTCAGCGGAGCGTCGCGACGAAACTCGAGACTCTCGTGCGCGACGCGTCGACTGCCGCGCCGGACCTGCCCACAACAGATTTTGAAATAACGCACACGCTCAACACCGTTATCGTCGAGCTCGACGAACCAGTGGAACTCGTAAACGTGGTAGCGGCTCTGGATCACGACACGCTTTTGTTTGCTAAAGTTGGTAAGTTTATTAAGTTTGGCAAACTTTTCAAATCTTTATCGGGTCTGGACGAAGACGTCGAAGCCCACGTCTCTGTGATGAGTCCGGCAACCGACACTGTAAAACAGTTTAAATTTACAACCATGTCGCCGAGGTCTTTAATAGTTACAGTGGAAACGCCCGACGAGGACTACGAAGACGACCTGCGCGCGGTGCTCGCAAACAGATCGTTCTCGATCAGCGAACGCCGCGACGTGAACCTTAGAGGCGAGTTTAAAATAATCAACAGTAGTGTCAAGAAAGAAATAGTCATGGATTTGATCATGAACAACCAGGCGTTCGCGTCAATGTACGTCAACGAAAGAAACAACGTGCCCAAACAGAATCGTTTCCAAATATATTTTTATTCCATTCAAACCGGCACGATAACGTTTTCGTTGAACAAATCGGGGAACGATATTCTGGTGAGGATAAACAGAATATCTTCAGAGGATTCGGTGTCCGTGGCGAAAGATATCATAACGAGGTTTGTGTCGACGTGTATAGCGAGCGAAAGGTCAGTGGTCGAGGCGTACCGAAGATACGTTCCGCGTCTGTTCACCGAGAACATAGACGACAACGACGACGAAGAAGATGCGGACCAAGACGACGGCGAAGAAGACCTAAACGACCCGCCGAGGCGCACCACCGCCGCTCGCCGCACGAACAACAACCTCGGCAATTACGAGCCGTCGTTGTTCGTGCCACTCTATACTAGAAAATGCGCCAAACCACCCCGCGTAGTTCTTCCGAACGAACAGATAGATCCAGGAGTGCAGCGCATGCAGTTCCCCGTGTACGGCGAAGGCGGTCTCGCTCCGCGAACCTACGCGTGCGACAACCATGTCCTTTTTCGTTATCCCGGACTTAGAAAAAATACGCTTAGAAACGCCGACGTGTTCAAGTACATACCATGTTGTTATGAAAAAGATCAGAGCGAGAGAACGGCTTCTCCGTGGAACGTATATTTTAACAACGTTCCGGAGAAAGAGACCAAAGCCTCAGAGTTCTACAAGACGACTCGCATAATAACCAACGGCGTCAGAGGCGTGCTGCCGCCTCTTCTCCGAAAACTTCTGCCGGGGTCGGGTCGTTACGGAGTGTTCAAGTCGCCCAATTCGTTTATCGACTCGATAGACCGGATCGTCTCGGGTGTCATGGTTTATCAGGGAACCGACGCGGAACGAGAGACGGAGTTGGTCGCGATCAGAAACAGCTTGTCGTTCGAATACTGTTGCCAGGACAACTGGGATGTCGGGTTCGACACTGCACGAAAGTGGTTCAACGACGCGAACGCGTATTTTGAGCCAAGACGGTTCTATCGTGCCTTGGAGGAAAAATACAAAGTCAACATACTGGTGCTGGCCCGGTTCACGTCTACGGCCACGTCTTACGCTGATGGAGAAATTACGTACAAAAAAAATTCTGTAAACGAGGGCGTATTTTTGTTTCCGAATGCACCTCCCGTTGGCTTGTATGCTGTTCCCGCGTATCGGTTTCCGAACACCGTGGTGGTGTTCGCTCACATGGGTTCCAATACGGACGTCACCGACATGCCACACGTCGAAGCGGTCACCGCCCCTACCGACGAAATTAAGAACGCGCTTAAGGTGTATCACCAAATGATCGCGCCAGCCAGGCGCGCAGACAGCACCGTTCCGTCGTCGGCGCGGCTTCAACACGTCGACCGATACGGGCGTGTCGTGTCTTACATTTCCGAAGACGGGGGCGCGGTTCGGTTGAAAAGACCCGCGCTGTGCGCGAGTGTACCCATCTCGACGCTATTGCCTCGGGTAAACGACGACTCTTCGCTCAAGAGACACGTAGAGACGGCCAGACTCGCCAGGCTTTTATTGGAGTATTGCATGATCAGATACAAAAATTCTTCGTACAATACGGTAGACGACTTTATAGACGGCGATACGGAAGTGGACGAATCGTACACGTTCGCCGTTCCGCTCCCCGAAACTTCGATTAGTTATTTCGGCGGTCTATTCACAAATGACCGACAAAAAATATTGTTCGACAGCGTCGATACCTCGCAGAGAGTATCTTACACCATGAAAATATTAGACAAAAAGTCAGACTCATCCAGGTATATCGGCAAACAACACCTGTCGTCTTATTACGCCGGGGTCGTCGATTTCGACGACCCGAACGTCTTCCTCTATAAAAGCGACGATTTTACGTCGCCGCTTCGATACCAACTGATGAAAAACTTTCTCGAACCCGTAAGGGGCGACACAGTGGTCTTATTGGACTTTAACAACGTCGACCTTAACGGTTACTTCCGTTACTATCGTACTTTTCAGGAAACGATAGTAGACTCTGTCGGAAACATGTTGGATACGTTTTACCTCTGGAACTCTTCGGGATATAGCGTTGTTTCGAGCCCGGGCTCCGGAAGAACGTTGGTCGTGTACAAAATAGCCGACGTGACATACACACTTGTAAAGTTTAAGAGTATTTAATGTCCTGTTGGACATTAAAAAGAACTAAAGTCGGCCGTGTCGAAAAGTTTAGTCCGGGATTCGTTGTCGGCGCTCCGGTTGATCATCTTGTTGGCGCCCTCGTTGTACTTTTCCTGTATCTTTTCGAGTATCTCTTTTGGAGAAACCAAGAACTTTTTGTCGGTGCGATCCTTCGCGAACGCCCGGTACTCTTTGCATCCGAACTTGAACTCTGGCACTATCGGAGCCTTCACGAAGTACACACAGTCGAACCAATCCTTGGTGGCCTGGTTTTGTTGGTCGATGTACAACGCGGTGTAGTCTCCCGTCACCTGTTCCATGTAAGTCTTGAAAAGACCGAACGAAGGAAAAACGCCAGCGAAATTGTCGTATAGGTTTTTGAGGTTCTTCTCGTTGGTTTCTCTGAATATAAAGGTGCCGTCTACACAGGTCCGCATCGCGGGAGGAAGATCTATACAATATTGCAGGGACAGTATGTACAACATTTTCCAATGTCGTCCGTTTTTGAAAAGCCCCTGTTGGTTCTCGCTCTTGAAGACGTTCTTGTTGTCGGTGCAATCGTCCACCACCAGCATCGCCCACGGATTCGAAAAGTTCTTCTTGGCGTGATCCTGTCGTTTTATGAACTCTGTGACCACGTCGTCGCGGTATTCGTCGTACACGAAAAGCGGCGGGAACATTTCGGAATAGAAGCCGGTGCTCTTCTCCGTGCCGTTCATCGCCACCGCCACCGGTATCACGTCCATTTTCGAATAAATAATGTACCGTATCAGAGTGGACTTGCCCGTACCGGGCTTACCTATAAAGACCAGCTTGGAGCCTCCCTGTTCGACCCGCCGATAGTTGTGTTTGTTTGGTGCAATTATTTCGGGATGAAACTCGTTGATTACGAACTCGTCTTCCATGTTTATATATCCGCGATCGGTTTTAAAACGAACACGAACTTCTACGACGTCTGTTACGAGAGCGCCCGTCGAACACGTACATGTATCCCGTGACGAACATCGTCAAGGCCTCTTTCTTGGTGACGCAAAAGTATTTGCCGTTGTCAAATAGCATTAAAATTTTATAGATACTGGGCTTGGCGTAAAACGCCCTCAGCCGGTTATCGTAATGAGACCCGAACGTTGTTATGCCCACGACCTTTTTTCTATTGGGAAACAGCTTGGCAAGCTTGAGGGGGAAGTTGTCGAAGAAAATACCGTCGACGTATATGTCGTTCTTGTAATAGGTGGTCGAGAACACTATGGGCAACGCGCTCGACAGTCTTATGGCGGTAATCACTTCCATGTTAGGGTTGGTCTCTGTCGAGAAAACCTCTTCTCGCATTTTACTGACGTTAGTAGCGACGAACGCCAGGCGGTTTCCGGTCTTGACGAACACGTCTCTGAAGGTTGCGGTATCTTCGAAACCCTTTTCCTTGAACATTTCCGCTACAACGGCGATTGTCTGGTCGAGGACGCGCGTGATGTTCATCGTGTCCGAGTAAGCCTTGACCATTTTTAGGAATATCTGGAAGGGAGAGAACCCCACGGCCAGAAGAGCCGACACTATAGCGCCGCAGGATGTTCCCGCAAAGTTTTTAAATTTCACGTCTTTGATGGAGCCGACCGCGCATATGGCGCCCAGAAAAGAAATGCATTTTAGCGCGCCCCCCGACATCACCAGTGTGTCGCTTCCTTCGAACCGAAAATCGCATGTATACTCGTTGCCATGTTTGTCTTTTAAATTGGTCATTTAATGTACAAATTGAAAACGTTTAGAAAAACAATGTGAATAAAAAACAAGATGAAGCGTTCTACTTTCACTAAACTTTCGGTGCGATTCGTAGACGTGTTCGGCACGGAGATCATAGACATAGTGGGAGATTTATACGATCCTTGGTTCTGCGTGGCGGACGTGGAGCGCATCGTGGGCGCAAAGGTGCCCGATTACGGCCGCCGAAGGGTCGTGGACGGCGATGAGTTCACCGATTCGGAAGGAGTTTATGCGGCGATACTGAGATCCGACAGGCCGAAGTGTGTCGCCTTCACGCGCCACGCGATCGCTAATTCTTTCACAAATATCTTTACTCTTGTGAGCAGGACGATAGACGTGGAGGCCGATAAGAAGAAGCGCAAGTCGGGAGTCAAAAAAAACCGACGACCCAAACGAAAGGCGAAGGCGAGCGACCAACTCGCCGATCTGCTGAGAACAATGACCATTTAATTTATATGGGCCTCAGGCCCATATAAAAGTTGAATTAAACGGCGGCGTTCATTATAATGATCAATCATGTCTTACGTGCGTGAACTAAAGTCGATATCGTTTGCGGTGTCTTCTCCGGAAGACATCAGAAACAAGAGTGTCTATGAAGTCAAGAGCATCAAGCTCGGAGACAGTAAATACAACACCATTTACGATCCGCGCGGAGGCGCCTTGTTCGGCAAGGCGTGCGAAACGTGCAAGCAACACGAACAGGCGTGCACCGGCCACTTCGGTCACATCGAACTGAACGCGCCAGTCGTTCATCCGCTCTTCTTCAACCATGTCTTCAACATACTGAAAGTTGTGTGCTCTTCGTGCAGCCGCCTGCTGGTATCGAGGCAGCATCTCGAGTTCTCGGGGATACTTAAGTACGACGGAGAACGCAGACTCGCCGAGATTATAAATAAGGTGAAAAAGTTTAAGGAGTGTTTTCACTGCGGTGTTCTGAAACGAGAGTACACTATAAAAAAGGACCCTTTGCTCAACATAATCCAATGCGACGGCGTGGACGTTTCGGACATAGAGATCAAGGCGGTGTTCGACGACATCGACGCCGAAACGCTTGATATGCTAAACATATCCCACCCTCGCAACTGCTGCCTCGAGGTGTTCCCCGTGATCCCGCCGTGTTGTCGTCCGTATGAAATTGTTTGCAACACGCTCAAGGAGGACGACCTGAGTCGTCAACTGGTAGAGATCGTGAAGGCGAACCTCCAGCTCAAGGACAACGAAACCAACGAAGCGCTCATTCACAACCTAAAATTAAAGATAGAGACGTACTGCAGGTCGCCAAAGAAAAAGGGGAAACTGGTGACCTGTAACGGCGAACAGCCGGTCGGTATAAGGGAGCGCTTGACCGGTAAAACCGGACAAATGAGAGATAATCTGATGGGAAAGAGAACCGAAATGTCCAGTAGAACCGTCATAGGCCCGGACCCCACTTTGAGGGTCGACGAGGTCGGAGTTCCAGAGGAAATCGTCAATAACACAACGTTTCCTGAAATAGTTTATCCTCACAACATCGAGTACCTAAAACAACTCGTGAAAACCGAAAAAATAGAAAAAATCAAGAGAAACGACAAAATTATTAGGATCGATCTGCAGATATACGAGGACGTGGCGTCGTTTCTAGAAATAGGAGACGTTGTGGTGAGGAGAGACGGCGGGCGGTTTACGACGTCGTCCGCCAAATTCGATTTGGAGCCCACGGACCGCATCTTGAGGTGCGGTGTGGATGTGACGCCGGAAAATGTTCCGGTTCCCAAAGAACCCGACGTGAGGGTGGGTGATTCGGTGCTTCGGAAAATACGCAACGGAGACTGGGTGCTGATGAACCGCCAGCCCACGCTTTGGAAGGGGTCCATGATGGCGTTCAAATGCCGCATTCACAAATCGCGAACGTTCACGTTCAATCTCGCGGTGTGCAAGGCTTTCAACGCCGACTTCGATGGCGACGAGCAGAACGGCCATTTCCCACAGTCCATCGAAGCGGTGGTGGAACTCATGTCGCTGAGCACCCCGAAGCACTGTCTTCTCTCGAGCACCAACGGTACGCCGGTGATCGTCGTGCTCCAAGACGCGCTTCTCGGCGCGTATCTCATCACCGACGACGACGGCTTCGTGATCGACCGCGACGACTACAACGATTTGATAATGCACCTCACGAAGGGATACGACGGCGTCATGCGGCGCCGTCGACAGATAAGGGCGACGCTGAAGTCGAGAGGACTCCCGTGCGCGGAGCGCGACCTGAGAAGAGGGAAAAACATAGTGTCTCTGCTGTTCGAGGAGTCGTTTAATTTTAAACACGACGACTTTGAGATCGACAGGGGGGTGGTCGTGTCCGGTCGACTTTCAAAGGCGTATTTGGGATCGTCGCACAACTCGATCATGTCGATGTTGGTGTCGCAGTATAGTCCGGATGTGTGCATGGACTTTTTAAACGACATCCAGTTCATGACCAATAAGTGGATGTTGTCGAGATCGTTCAGCATTAACTTGTCCGACTTCAGATCCGTGGACGGCGTCAGAGGGGTCGTGGACGACAAGCTGGCCGAGGCGAAGGTGGTCGAAGAAACCATCATCAACAAAAAATTAAAAGAGGCCAAGATAAACGGCGTTTTGCCCAACGCCAAGGATCTGGGCATGAAAATATCGACGCAGATCGAAAACAACAACATGGTGACGACCATATTGTCCGGCAGCAAGGGCGATTACTTCAACCTCGGACAGGTGAAGGGCTTGCTGGGCCAGCAGATCATCAACAGCAAGCGCATCCCGACGAAGATAGACAACGGCACGAGATCGCTGCCGCACTACCCCAGGAACGAACTTAGCGACCGCGACAGGTACGAGTCCAGGGGCTTCATCATGAACGGCTTCTACGACGGCCTGAACGTGAAGGAGTTCTTCTTCCACGCCATGTCCGGGCGCCAGGGCGTGTGCGACACGGCGATGACGACGTTCATGTCGGGCTACAACATGCGGAAGCTGGTGAAGCTGACGGAGGACATCAAGATACAGAACGACCGCGTCGTCGCCGACTCCTCCGGCTGTGTGTACGACTTCAGCTACGGGCCGCTCGGGTTCAACCCCGAAAACGGCGTGCCCGACGTGGACGCCGTCATCAACAAGATCGTAAACTCGTAAACCAATTTATATTTACTTTACTCGGCTAGCCGAGTAAAGTTCTAAGGGCGATCTCCCAGGAGCGCCAGTATCGCGTCTATCTTGCTCTCCAGCGCGTCGAGCCGGTGCACCAGGGTCTTGTCGGCCCGCTCCTTCTTCAGCTTGATGCGCCGCGACAGCTGCTCGTACGAGATCTTAAACTCCGCCGCCAGGTCCCGGAGCCGCTCTCCCGCCGCCAGGCGTTCGCACACCTTATCCAAATCGTTGTCGTTGAGCTTCATGTTTATATTTGAAACGTCTCTTTTTAATTAAAAAGATATTAAAGTATCATAAACATGGAAGACTTGCTGAAAAAGACGATAACTTTCCCGGTCAACGCGGGAACGAAGGTGCCGGCGGTGAAGGGCTGGCCGCGGCTGGCCGAGTCGGTGGCGGCGAAGAGGGGCCAGGGGCTCGGCGCGCTGTGCGGGGAGAAGGGCGGCTTCTTCGTGGTGGACTGCGACCTGCTGAAGAGCGACGCGCCCGAGTCTTTCGTGGCGGGCACGGAGGCGTGGCTCGACCTGGTCGGCGAGATGCCGGCGCACGTCGAGTACCCGCAGGTGCGCACGCGCAGCGGCGGACTGCACGCGTACTTCGCCTGGGACCCGCGCGTCAAGAGCTCGGTGCAGCGGTACCGCGTGTGCGACCTGTTCGAGGGCGAGGCCGACGACCGCACGGTGAAGATCGACATCATCGCCGACGGCCGGTACATCGTGTGCCCGCCGACGCCGGGCTACGCGTGGCTGCACAACTCGCAGTACGTGAGCCCGCCGCCGATGCCTCGCGAGCTGCTGGACCTGCTGTTCCCCGAGCCGGCGGACGTCGACCGGGCGCGCGCGCTGTGCACCACCTTCCGCAACGTGGACAAGGCCACGCTGGCGTACGTGGTGGAGGGCATCCCCGCGAGGCGCGCCGACGTCCGCGACGAGTGGATGCGCGTGGTGTGGGCCGTGGCGGACACCGCGGCGAAGAACGGCTACGACGCGCTGGACGTCGCCGACGCGTTCAGCCGGCGGTCGCACAAGTACGCGGGGCCCGAGGACGTCGAGGCCATGTACCGGCAGAGCAACGGCGCCGTCACGTTCGGCACGCTCGTGCACTTCAGCGAGCGCGGACTGCCGAGGGACGAGGGGTCGGTCACGCTCAAAAACACTGACTTGTTGACTTCGGATCTCAAGGCGTTCGACGATAAAGTCGAGCGGATCGACGACTTCGAGGTTAACGGCAACGTGATCAACCTCGTGTGCGGCGACCTGAAGATTCGCATAGACATCAATAACCTGGCCATTTACGTGAACGGACAGTACAGAGGCCACCTCAAGACCGGGCTGGAGTTTGAGAACGACCTGTCGTTCATCCACAAGCACTTCTCGGAGGGCGGCGGCAGCATCTTCCACATGAACGAGAACCGGACAGACCTCGTGTCGCGGGGACAGTACGGCGAGAACCGCATCAAGTTCATGCGCAACGGCAAGCAGAAGCACTACATCCTTATGGAGAACGGACGGAACGTGGGCACTCGGTCCAAGAAGGCGGACATCAACCACCTGGAGCAGCTGATCGTGGACACCAACCAGCGCCAGATGGCCGGCTACAACATCCTCAACCAGAACAACGTCAACGTGTTCAACATCACCAACAACTTCTATTTCGACGAGGACAACCTGCGGTCCGACGACCAGATCATCGACGCGCTGGTCAGGTCGCATCCGTCGATCGTGGACCACTTTAAGTTCTGCAGTCGCGACTACGGCAGCTTCAATGGCATCTACCTGTTCGGACCGCACACGGGTATCTGGCGCAAGGAGCACAACGCTACCGTGAACAAGATGCTCACGACGCGCATCAAGAAGTACGTCCCGATGCTGACCGAGAAGGAGACCAAGTACTGCGAGACGCAGAAGAACAAAGCCGGACTGCGCATGGCGTTCATCGAGCACATCGTCGACAACGACTTCGAGAGCAAGATCGACGAGAACCTCGACGTGTTCGCCACCGCCAACTGCGTGTACGACGTCGGCGAGGGAGCGCTGCGCAAGGCGAGACCGCACGACTTTGTGTACACGAACACCGGGTGGGACTACGACGAGCGGGCGGCCGACGAGCACCTGCCCGCGGTCCGCGAGTTCTTCGAGCGCGTCTTCCCGGTGGCGCAGGAGCGCGACGTGGTCGTCACGTACCTGGCGTCGCTGATCCACGGCTACCGCACCGACAAGAAGCTTCTCGCGTTCACCGACAAGCGCAACGGCAACAACGGCAAGACGACGCTGATGACGCTGTTGCGGACCTTCTTCGGCGACTACACCAAGACCAACAACAACTTCTTCCTGAAGGGCGCGTTCGCCAAGGACAAGGACGCGCACGACGGCGGCACCGCCACGCTCAAGGGCAAGCGGCTGCTGATCTGCGACGAGCTCAAGAAGAGCATGCGGCTGGACGAGGGCACCGTCAAAAACATCACCGGCGGCGCGAACCAGGAGCTGCAGGGCCGGCGCATGGGCAAGGAGGACGTGTTCCGGTTGACAGTGCAGTGCGGAGTAATACTCATCTTCAACGAGGGCGACTGCCCCAAGTTCGACGCCACCGACAACGCGTTCATGGAGCGGCTGGTCATCGTTCCGTTCAGGTCCAAGTTCGTCGGCGGCGAGGCGGACCCCGACACCTACACCTTCCAGCGCGACTGCAACATATCGGACAAGTTCAAACTGTGGCGTTCGGCGCTCCTCAAGCACTTCATCTCCCACTGCCGCAAGAACGGCATCGCTGACATGGAGATGCCCTCGTCGATGGTCGACTGGAAGAACGAGATACTCGAGGAGAACAATGTAGTTGCCGAGTGGCTGTGGGACGCGGTGCGACCGCAGGAGGGGTCGTTCGTGCAGCTCGCCGAACTCAGGGAGCGATACAAGAAGGACCATCCCCACGAACGCGCGTTCAAAAACAAGGACATCGAGCGGATGATCAACTCGGCGTTCAACGCCAAGGGGGCGTACGTGAAGGATCATCATAACTATTATATTGACGGTGCCCGTAAACAGGGTCGAAGAGTATATTTGAATTTTGCAGACTGTTAAACTGCTTCAACAACTGCACCTGCTTCGGGTTTTTTAAGCCACTAATAAAAAACTTTTTCGTCGATCAGTGTTGAAATTTATTTTTGTAAAATAAGGATAAAACGGTGAAGCAGCTGAAGTAGGTGTAGCAAATTATTTTCACAGAGAGTCTCTGTGAAAAGGAGGTTTGACAATTCTGGTAGTTTTCAAGATAAGTGCGGAGTAATACTCATCTTCAACGAGGGCGACTGCCCCAAGTTCGACGCCACCGACAACGCGTTCATGGAGCGGCTGGTCATCGTTCCGTTCAGGTCCAAGTTCGTCGGCGGCGAGGCGGACCCCGACACCTACACCTTCCAGCGCGACTGCAACATATCGGACAAGTTCAAACTGTGGCGTTCGGCGCTCCTCAAGCACTTCATCTCCCACTGCCGCAAGAACGGCATCGCTGACATGGAGATGCCCTCGTCGATGGTCGACTGGAAGAACGAGATACTCGAGGAGAACAATGTAGTTGCCGAGTGGCTGTGGGACGCGGTGCGACCGCAGGAGGGGTCGTTCGTGCAGCTCGCCGAACTCAGGGAGCGATACAAGAAGGACCATCCCCACGAACGCGCGTTCAAAAACAAGGACATCGAGCGGATGATCAACTCGGCGTTCAACGCCAAGGGGGCGTACGTGAAGGATCAACACTATCACTATGTAGACACCACAAGGAAGAAGGTGAACAGAGTGTTTGTTAATTTTGATCTGAACCAGGTGAACTAACTGAACTATCTTTTTTAGAGCATTTATCAAAAACTTTTTTGGTTGTCGTAAGTATCAAAAGTTTTTGATAAATGCTCTAAAAATCCCAGTTCAGCTAGTTCAAGTAGTTCAGGGTTTTATGACTGTTAGGATTATTTTTTCACAGAGACTCTCTGTGAAAAAGCAACTATAAACTACCGTCTTCGGTGCGCTCCGCCGTCAGCATGTCTAGCGCCTTCCGAGACATCAAAATTTTCGTACCGTCTACCAAGTAAACGCCGGGCATGCCTTCCATTTATATAACAAAAAGAAGAAACGTCTCACTTCGAATAGCCAGCGTAGCAGTTGATGCAGGCTCCGTAGTACCCGTAGCAGCCGCAGAAGTTGTTGCGCGTGAGGCACCGGCCGCTGACCCGGTAGCCCCACATGTCTCCTCGCGGGTTCTGCTGGCGACACAGCGCGGTGCATTTATCGGGGTCGCACGGGCCCGCGCCCACTCCGGCGACGATCAGCAATATGGCGCAAAGCGAAAACAGCTTTTTATTCATTTATAGTTAAAAAGAAACGGTGTAAATCAAAAATGGAAAAAGACGGTTTAACATGCGCGATGGACGACGTCGTCGTGGGCGACCGCGCGATAAAGATGGTGGGCACGGAGCACCTGCCGTGGTTCAGGACGCGCGACGTGCTCGCGCTGCTGGGGCATCCCGACGCCGACGCGTCGAACTACGTGCCGAACAAGTACAGGCGGTGTCTCGATCGCGGCAACGAGCACTACGACGTGTACATCAACAAGACCGGCCTTTGCCACGTTCTCACCTCGTGTCCGAATCTAGGCGATCGTGCCGCGGTGGCGTCGCTCGACGAGCGGTTCGAACTGGACCTGGACGCGGTAGTCGAGTCCAAGAAGCAGGACACCCTGGGCCCGATACGGATGGCTCTGTCCGAGAAGTACAAGACGATACTGCTCAACTACCGATTGAGGCGACCCGACGAGGCGTTCTACTTCGTCGACATGTACGTGCCGGACATCGACCTGGTGATCGAGTGCGACGAGTTCGCGCACAGGACTACTCGCCGAAAAGAACACCGGCTGGAGATAATAACGGAGAAGCTCAAATGTCGTTACCACAGCTACGACCCGACCGCCAAAGGCTTCAACATATACGCTGAGATCGGTAAGATATTCGCGCTCTATTGCTAATCGTTTCGTGTTAAACGATAAATATAGACCAAATCATCTACACTCGAAAACGTGTGAGCTGTCTATCGACATGTTTATTACATTAAAATTTTTCTCTAAATTTTCACCTCAAAAAATGATCCCAGTATTAAAATAATACTGGGATAAATAAAATGGAGCTCGCTAAGCAAGTGTTCGGTAATGGAGAGATATACTCCGTCGTCGATGTATACAACAAGAGGAAGTATCATGTGTCTTCTTATCTTAAATTTTTGAGGGAGCTACCCGGAGTCAACCACCTGGCCGAGATGCCGATGTATCCGTCCCCCGTGATCGTCGATTTCGACTGCAAGACGAGCGGTACCGAAGCGAAAGAGCTGTTCTCTGAACAAGTGGTAGAAGAAGTGTTCGCCGACCACGCGTTTGTCATCTCGAAAGAGGTCAGAGACGCCCCGGACCGCATAGTGGCGCTGGTCATGAAGAAGGCGCCGCGAGTGGTCGACGGTGCTACGGTCAAACACGGCTTCCACCTCCACTTCCCGTTCATCGTGTTCGAAAAGACGGAACTGAAGCATCTACACGAAATGGTTAAGAGTCGAAGCAGGCACGCGGCGAACTTGGACGACGTCTACAACAAACCCTGGTTGTTGTATGGATCGTCCAAGTCGCCGTCCGATCTTCCGTACCTCGTCAGCCACGCGCTGGTCTACGAGTCGAAAACTGGACGAGTGTCTAGAGAAAACGACTGGGAGAGTGTTTTCGCAGGCGTCAAACTCGACAAAGAAACGGTTCCCAGGTCGAGCGTAAAAAATATGATTCGAACCCTTTTGAGTATTAGGGTGGGCAAAATCGTCGACATGCAGAAGCAATATTCGTTCGAGAACATGCCAGAGGCGAAAGCCAACAACGCCCATCTGATGAACGAGCCGGCGGCGGTGCACGTTAACATCTCCGACGAAAAGATCGGGAACCTGGTTATGTGTCTGAAATCGGAGCGCGCCGAGGACTACGGTAACTGGCTCAAGGTGGGAATGATACTGGCGTCTCTGGCGCGCAGCCGAAAGGACGCCGCTTATTTCAGGAACCTTTTTCACATCTTTTCGAGACAGTCCCCCAAATACAACGACGTGGAATGCGAAGCGAAATTCGACTCTTTGATTAAGTCGTCTCACGACGGCGGCTTGGGAATCGGGACTCTCGTGTTCATGGCCAAGGAAGACAACGCCATCAAAGACCTCAGCGACATATTGTTCAACTACTGTTTGGAATTTATACCGCTTCACGACTACGACATTGCAAAGATGGTCATCGAGTCGGTTACCGCGAGATACATCACTCACAAAGACTTTGGTTGCTACGCGTTCGAGGGAACGATTTGGAAGGAGGTTACCGGGTGGGACAACATCTTCAAGAACCACGTCAACGAATGGGCGTTTTCGTATATCAGGACGGTAAAACAGAAGATCACATCGAGCGACGACCCGGAAGATCCTCACACAAAGTCGCGGATGGCGATTCTGACGAGACTCGAGAAAAAGGTAAAGAACTATTCTTCCATGAACAACATAGTCAAGTCAATGTTCGACCAATATTTTGACCACAAGATGTATTTGTTGTTCGAACAGAACACGCGTTTCATAGCGTTCAACAACTGCGTCTTTGACATCGAAGAATGGAAGCTCGTTCCGGCCAACCCGGACCACTATTTGTCGATCAAAATTCATCACGACCTCGTCGAATGGGAGTCGTCGCCGCAAGCCGCCAAACAGTTCGTAGAAGACTTTTTTTACAAGATATTCCCCGACGACGAACTGAGAGAATATTGTCTTGACAACTTTGCGAGGATCATCACCGGTAAGAACGTTTATAAGCAGTTTCAGTTCTGGACCGGCACGGGAAACAACGGCAAATCCGTTTGCATCAATCTGATGGAAGCGGTGTTCGGCAAGATGTCGATGAAGACTCCCAAATCGATAGTGATGGGAGGGCAGGTTAAACAGGGAGGGGCGGCCCCGGAGACTTACCGTCTCAAGGACGCCCGCTTGGGTATCATCGACGAGGTGACCAACAACGACTATCTTGACCCCGGCCAGATCAAGGGACTGTCCGGTAACGACACGTTCTATAGCCGCGATCTGTTTCAGAAGTGCAAGGACATCAAGGAGATCACTCCGATGTTCTTCCCCATTCTGATCACCAACGAAACGCCGATCATCAAGAGACCCGACGACGCGACTTGGGACAGGATCAGATTGATTCGTTTCGAGTCGAAGTTTAAGAGCGACGTCGTATCGTTTATCAAGAACAACCCGGGCGTCGACCATTCTAAGGTGTTCAAAGCCGACCCACAGGTCGGCGACAAGCTCAAAAAGAACGCCAAATATTTCCTGGCGTTCTTCATGAGCCGACTGCTCAAGGCCGATACCATCGACGAGTTTAACTCTGGGGAGGTGGTTCCCGACAAGGTTAACGAAGGACTTCACAACTTCAAATCGGGACAGAACATCATGCGGCGGTTTTTGGAAGAGAACTTTATCGTGGATCCCGTGTCCCAGGAAGTATATTCCCTGAACAAAATTATGAAGGAGTACAATGCGACGAGACCCAAGGTGGTGTTGAGTCTGGAAGAAACGCTTTCGGCTCTCGATTCGTATTCGGCGGCCCATCCCGGGATGGTTGTCGTTGGGAACACAGTGAAAGGACTGTCGAGGATAATTTGCTAAGCGATTTTTTACACACCCTTAGGGGTGTATAAAAATTGGATCTCGGTTGATATAAATGGTTATTATAAGAAACAAAGAAAGCGTCCCCTACGGGATCCTAAGCAATTTTTACGAAACAGAACTGGTTCTGGACGGTGAAAAGTGGAATAACGTGATCGATTACGTTGCGTTCGTGAAGAACAAACGATATTCCGTGCAGGACTCGGGTGGGCTGGCTAAGGTGTGGCGTAACCTCATCCAAGATCTGACCGCCAAGGCGGTGCGTCTGGGAATAGACGCCAAGGCGAACGCACAACCCGCGTTCGCCAGGGCTTTATTGGAAACTGGAACCAAACCCATAATGTACGCCTCTAACGACCCGTTTCTTGGAATAAATATGGCTAGTCGCGAAGGTCTCAATATATACGGCAAATGGTTGGTCAATTACCGGAACATCCTGTCTTCCGAAACCCCCGACGTGTTCTACAATGCATACGTTTTGAGCCGCTTCCTCAATACCGCGATCTACAAGGAGCCGCTTGATCGGTACCTCCAGTTGGCGCGACAGGGTGCGACTCTCAGATACCTCAACGATCTTCTGTACAGACGGTACGGAAACGTGGTGGACATTCCGTCTCTCGAAACTGTCGAAAATATAAGATTGAGCACCAGACAACAAGTGTCTCTTAAGCCGGAAGAGATCATTCTGCGCGTGCGGCGCGACCGTATCCGCAACGTCAAGAAAGAAAACGGCGCCGTTTTGGCCAATCAGCTTTTCAGAACCCTGGTGCAGGAGGTGATGGACGCTAACAACATCTCTTACAGTTTGGACCTATTCATGCGAAAAATAGACAAGAAGACTTTGAATTACTTGAGCGACAGGGTGTCTCGATCTTACGAGGTTCGTCTCGCCGAAGGTAAAACTCCGCGGTTCGAAACAGATCTGTATATCCCCACGGATCAGGAGATCCGGCTGGCAGAGGAAGATTCGCCGATAGCCACGTTCGTCAACCCGGACCTCGAAGTCGTGGTAGATCCCGACGACAGCATCCTCAGTATGAAAGACGACTCTACGGTTTTCACTGTAAACGGAAGGGATTTCCCGTCGATAAACCACCTGATGGTGTTCGTGGTGGGCGGCCTGATCGACATGGATCCGTACCTGATGGTGTTCAACCCCCAGAACCAACTGTTTTATTCGGGGACGGACTCGTTGAGGTTTCTCAACGACAACCTGGACAAGTACATCGAACAGACTAACAAGATGCGACTGCTGACGGCTCTCAACGCAAAGATTGTAACGTTTCCGTTTATAAAGGATATAGTTAAGACGCTGGACAACGCTCCTCTCTATGTCGAAGATGTGGAATCGGAGATCACAAACGGGTTTTACAGCGAACTCAAAGACAGCACGTCGTGGGCGGAGGTTTTCGCCAATAGAGGATCTGTTTCGGACTATTTGGCGTCCGACGCCTTTTTCGTTTTCATACAAAAGGAGATGATGGAGTCGTTCATGAACATCCTGGTAAACGTTTCCGAAAAGAGAGACTTGGTGACGGTCAAAAAAGTTTATGAAATTTTTTACGGAGTGAACAGCTTCGACAAACAGAGAACCGGTGGTGTCCCCATGGCTTGTATCGTCAAACACAGCGGGTTGCCGGAGACCGCGTGCGCGTTTCTCAACGAACGTTTTGTAAACAGGATACTCGCGGCCGAAGACGTCGCGAAGAAGGCGATGAAGTCGGATATCGTATTCGGAACAAAGTTCGTAATCATGAACACCAGAACCCGTATGGCGAACGGCGAGTTCGCCGATCCCGATTACTACAACACCGCAAACTCGAAGGAGCGGCTGGCGCTTGCCAAGGTGACGTCCGCGTGTTTGGCGGTCTCGGGTAGGAAACTGGTGACGGCCGACGACATCTTGCGCGCTTACAACATTCTCGTCGGCGAAATTACAAGAGCCAGGATTGAGGAAGTCGGAGCCGCGACCAACACCGAAAAACTCACCGAAAGAGTCGCCGCAGCGGTCGCCGGTGTGGTCGCCGTAGACGAATTCGTGATGGAGCCCGTTGCGGAGCAACCCGATGAGGAGGATGAAGGCGACGAAAACAGGGAAATAGAGGGATACGATGAAAACGACAGCTTCGACTACATGGACGACGATATGTACGGAGCGTTCGACAGCGCCGACGAACAGGCGGACACGATCATGCGGCAGCTGTCCGTCAAAGCTACCACGATGAGAGTCTTTAAAGAATATGTATTAAAATTGGCGGTGGGAAACTACTACCGCGTCAACGAGTTCTGTTAAAATTGAACAAAAGTTAAAGGAATATTCCAAACAATAAAGCAACAATGGTGCGAACAAAGTTTGTAAACGCTGAGGAGTTCCTGAAAAAGGTCACGCCCTGCAAGAACGGTAGGTTCTGTAACGTCGAGGGCTGTCGATTCAAACACGATCTTAAAACCAAAATGTGTAAATTCGCACAAAGGTGTCGGCAGGGTACGAGGTGCCCATTCGCCCACACCGAAGCCGAACTTTATAAACCGATGTGTCGGTTCGGTGCGAGGTGTAACAACCGAGAAAACTGTCGTTTCGACCACCCGAAACAACCGAAGGCCTTGGACGTTTCGGCTGAACCGAAAAAGAACACGGTGCCTAAAGCGTCAGATTTTCCGTCTATGAAAGGTGTCGAGGTGTCGATCCCGGTTCCGACTTGTAATTATTCGGAGATTCGCAAGCTTGTTCACGCGGACCGAGCAGTGATTAAGGGCGAGACGATAGACGACTTGGTAAAGGACTACGACTGTCTTTTGTCGTATAACACCGTCTTGTTCGAGCTGTAAGTAGTTTTATTTCTGGACCCTCGGGTCCAAAAATGAATAGTTTTAAACGGATTAGGTTATAAATAAAAGTTAACATGGAGTGTGTGATATGTTTGAATACTAACTGCTACACGACCGAATGCGAAAAGGGCCACGGCTCTCAATGCACCGGTTGTATACTAAATAACGCATGTAAATGTTGCGTGTGTGGGGCTAACGTCGACATGTACTTTGAGCTGTTCAAAGGTTACGCCGAAAACGAGCGACTGTTCATCGACGCGTTACAACTATTTAAGGGCATATCTGAAAAGTGCCTTAAACCGATAATGGACTTTTTCCCGATGATGTGTGCCATTAAATTGGCTTGGAGCGAGTGGACCACGACCGTGGACCACGAGCCGTCCATCCTTTTCGCTGTACTGGACCAGGTTAGGTACTGTATTTTCGCTCATCTGTTTCCAGATGAGGCGGACAAAGAACGCACCAGAACCAGCGCCTTGTTTGTAGCCTCCTTTGTCAAAAACAAAACCCTTCCTAAAATTTCAAAAAGAGTGAAGCCCAAACTGTACTCTTCAAACCCGTCCAGCATCGAGGACTTCAGAGTCGGGTACAAAGTCTTCGAGTTCAGCAAACTCTTGGACGAAAACGGTTTCAAGAACATCGCCTTCTTGGACGAAGAGTATCTTTCCGACGACGAGTTGTCCGATTTCGAAGACGGCGACCATCGCATCTGCGACGAGTCTGACATTTTTTTCGGCCTAGTGTTCAACTCGATGAAGGAGGTATTCGCTGTCGCCAAAAACACGCTCTGCACTTGTAACAGAATCGACTGTAAAATGTGTAACAACGGACTTTATTGCAGTGTTTGTCTCTCGGATCCCCACGGTGAATGTTCGCTGGACAAGGTCGACGTGGACGAGTACAAGATGTGTCCCGGTTGCAAAACCCTGGTGACTAAGATCGAAGGCTGCGACGACATGTGGTGTCTCAAATGCAAGGTGTTCTTTTCGTGGCGCCAGGGCGTCGTGCGCACCGATACGCCGCACAACCCGGACCACATCGACTCGATGAACCACCAAGATCTTTTCAAGATGATATTTAACTACTCTGGCAATGTGGGCGAGTACAAGGAGGCTTTGCTGTTACTGACTTATCTTTTAGACGAAGGACTGTTTTTCCTTTCCGCTTCTACTTACAAACACGCGTGCGCCAACGTGGGGATCGCCGTGCTCAACGTCGCATTGGCTAATTACATCCTGAAGGTGGACGACTCGGACGATGCAAAGCCGCGCAGCATGGGGTCGCTGTTCAAGATCAAGCAGGCCATATCGGCTTACGAAGAACTAATTCAGACTCTGTTCTCTCGCCCCGCAAAACAGCGCATATCGTTCGGCAGCAAGATGATGATCGACACGCGTCACCGCCACGTTTACTACAACATCTAGTTAAAGTGAGGTGTCGATACATAAAGATGTTTCTAATAATAATGCTATGTTGTTTTTTGTCATGGTTGATATACATGGGCTACTACTACAAGAACATCATCATGTTCCTGTCGACCGCTCTTCTGAACGACGCGGTCAGGGCCTGGTACATCAAGCGGGTGCCCAAGGCCAAGTCGGAGAACGCGTCTTACCGGCACACCTTTCGCATCAACAACGACAAGTACACAGTTGTGGTTCCAGAGTCTCAAATAAAACAAGGCGGCATACTGGCAATGATCGGCACAACCAACTGCACCAAGAAGCTGAAGCAGTTCGCCGGCCCCGGCTATAACTTTTTCGGTTTTGACATAACTCCCCGTCAGATGGGTTTAGACTCTGAAGAGGTTCTCAATGTGTGGAAGAACCGAGTGAGGTACACTTTCACGAGCGACGACGTTATCGCGTTCACTCCAGAGAACGTCCACGTGTCTAAAGAAGATAATTAATTTTTACTCGAACATCGAGTAAAAATTAAATAAAGGGCGACAGGTCGTCTAGCGGCGCTATTTCGTCCACGAATCGCAGGTCGCGGTCGACCGCGACGGTCAAAGGGAAGGTTCCATGTCCTGTCAGAGCCCGTTTAAGCGCGACCCTAGACATCATGCGCCGCATGCTCGCCCACGACTCGCGCGGTACCCTGTACACGCCTCCCGGCGTGAATATCATCACCGTCCCGGATCTCCCGGGAGGCGTCTCACGTTCACTATTTCTACTCTGCCGCCCGTGGGCAGATTGGGAAGTCTCTCGTAAGACGATATCAAGCCGTTTTTGCCGCTCATTTATGATACCGGACGCGCCTGTTAAAAGAAGCGATTGGAAGATAAATATGGATCAAATCATATCTAACCTGCAGAACGTGGAGCTGTCGATCGGCAAGTCGAACGACGAGCTGGAGACGGGCTTCACGAAGACGCTGAACGACGCCTTCTCTTTCGACGACAACAGCGTCAAGATGGTCGGCACGCTCGATCAGCCCTGGTTCAGGGCGAAGGACGTGCTTAAGGTATTGGGATACTCCGATGAAAAAGACGCCATGAAAAAACATATACAAAGATATGTCCCAGAAAAATATAAAAGATCATACGAAATTATCAACGGTGGGGACTTCGGAAGTCCCCACCCCATCAACGGCAACGAAGCGAAGGAGGTCTACATCAACGAACCGGGTCTCTATCGACTTATCATGCGGTCCAACAAACCGAACGCCCAGCCGTTCCAGGACTACGTCCAGGACGTTCTTCTCCCTAACATGAGAAAGCAGGCGATGGAGACCATCCTAAACCGCAACAGTAACCTGGAGAGTAACATGAGACTGCTTCTAAAACAGAATGAAAGTTTACTGGTTAAGGCAACCGTCGCCGAAGAGCGAGCCGTTCTAGCGCTGAACCGTTTAGCCGACATGGGCATCCAGCTGAACGAGACCAACGAGCAGCTCAACGAGATGAACAACAAGCTGGACGTGGCGGTCGAGGACCGCGCGCCGATCCCCGATGACTGCTCGAAGGTCGAACGGTTCGTCTTCTTGAAACGGCCGAACGCGGACTACCCGTACTACGCGATCAGAGCGCAAGCGGCGAGCACGAAGACGGCTATTCGCAAGCAGGAGAAGGAGTTCGGCGCGATCGAACTGCTGCTCGACTTCGAGACGCACCCGAACACCAAGACCTACTACAACCGAATAAAGTTAGCCCTGAACAAGAGGGGCGTCAAGTTCAACGGGAACAGGGTGCGCATAGCGGACGACTCGGACATGACCGAGGCCGACCTCATCCGGGAGCTGAATAAAGTGCACGAGCAGCGACGCGACGTTTGAACATTCAGTTCATCAGGTACTCGAACTGTTTAGGGTAAGTGTCTCGCAGCGACCCGAACACGGCCGTCTTGTCGCTGACGCCTCTACATCTCGCGTCTCGGACCCGCTTGACGAACAGCATGAACTCGAGTTTCTCGGGCGTGGTGTTGCCCGCCAGAGCGCGGTACACTGTTTTCGGCTTCGAGTTCATCGTTTCGGCTATGCACTGTATTGTCGGTCGCATCTTATTTATTTCAAAAGAGATTCATCCTTTTGAAACACTTACTATTCTTCTTGGCGCGGTATCTTGGGCTTGGGTTCGCCCTCTGTCTCATCGTATTTGTACTCGTAAGGCCTTTTGTTAGATATTGACGCTGTCTGGTTCTTCCACCCTAACATATTTTATATTGTTATTGAAAACCTTTAACAATATCGCAGACAAAAATATCATCACCATTCCCAACATACAGAACATCACTATCATGCCCCAGAACAAAAAGTTAGACTCCATCATGAACCTGAAGTTCTCTATGTTCTCGTCGGTCATCATCCTGTCCAGTTGTTCGAGACGCCGCGGCGTGAACAACTTCAAAACCCTCGAAACCTCGTCGGGAACGAACGAATCGAGAAACCCCATTTCTAAAATAGCATATTTTAGAAAAATTATTTCTTATTTAACTTTATTTTCAAACAGTAAGAGTACTGTCCCGACGGCTGTGGTTTGAGAAGCGACATTATCATCTCTCTCTTCACCACGTCTTCTCTGTCGGATCGAATGATGACATCGATATTGTCTGCCAACTCGTCTTTGTTGGGCTTGATTTTTTCGGGCTTAGATGTCAACGCGACAGACATGTTCTTGTACTTGATGATGTTGTGTCCGATCGTCTTCATGTCTCCCAGAAGGCGCTCCTTCACCTCTTCGACGCTGTCCTTGACGTCCAGCAGCTCGTTCTTGATATGTGCCATGTTACTCTTTATCTGCTGCTCCTCTATCAATAGATTGTAAAGGTCGATTAGATCGTCTTCTAACATCTTTTTTATAAAATACAGTGCGTGTTTAACGTCGACGATTCAACAACAACGTTGCCACCACGAGTCCCAATATAACCACCGCGATCTGCGCGCCGCTCCAACCCGCGCTCTGAGCCTCCATCTTCGGCGGATCGAACTCGTACGGCGTACCGAAGTTCCACCACGACACGTTCTGCGCCTCGTACATGTTGCGACACATCTCCCCCACGGAATCGTTCCTCTTGTAGTTTTTGCAATATGCTTCGTCGCAGAGAACGCCCAGTTTATCAGTAGGGGCGTTTCGGCGACAAAAGTAGTCGGTGATGTCCTCTTCGTCTGTCCTGTCGTATTCGAGGTCTCTGTTAAACTCGTTTGTGTATAAAAGTTTCAACACCACGCTCCCGTTTTTAAGAAGCGGTGCGCGCAGAGTGTACGGTTTGCCGAACGGAGGAGACCCGCACAGTACGGGACATTTGGTCTTATCCTCTATGTACGCCCACTTGTTACCGGCCGGCACGTTGACTTGCGCCTCGAACCCCTCGATCGCGTAGAACTTGTAAGAGCCCGGAGAAACGTTCCCCGCGTTTCTCGCTGCGATCACATAAACCAACAGGTGGTTATTTTTATTCCAAATGCGGTCGCCGACCGCCGCGTATGCCGTAGTAGACATCTTTATATTATTTGACATACTTCCAACCCAGAGACGAGAATATTTTGCGACACATGATGTCTCGCGCCTGCTTCTTGTCGACGTTTTTAACCGATACGAAGTCGTTCTCGTCGACCTTTTCTCCGTTTCGCTTCAGAAGCAAAAGTAATATGTACTGAATGTTGATAAAGTTTTTACGGTCGGTGTCCACGCAGATAGCGGCGTACGCGTCGGACACCTTTGAGAAATCGGAAACCAACCTGTCTTCGATCGCGCTGATGTCGGGAGGCGCCTTGCCGGTGATGTTGTGGTAAATAAGGTTGTAATCGTCGTAGTATTTGCTGAGTCCCAAACCCTTCATGAAATACAACAACTGATGTTTTGTGAGCAGCGCGTACTTTTGGCGTCGGTCTTCGACGCCCGGAACGGCCAATCCCGCGTTCTGTATCGCGTTCTCGAGACAAGTGTACACATCTTCGTGGATAAAGGTGTTTTGTTTGCATTGGTATTGTTTCATACACTCTTTGAAATGAGATAGACGATCATAAACGCACTTTGAAGCAGAAAAGCTGGTAGTCTGGTGATTGCTTCCGACCATTTTGATGACCTCGCTGAAGCATATTTTGCACACCGTCACGTCGCCGTCTTTGATAAAGTTGGACACGTTTCCGCACGACTCGCAAATGAACTTTTCCAGTGTCGTTGCCTCGTCGTTCTGGATGTTCATCTTCTCGTATATGTGATAAGGGACGTAGAGTTTCACAGTCTCCACGAACTCCTTAACCAGCTTCTTCTTTTTCCGCTCGGCTTCAGCGATTTCTTTTTTGTTGTACCGCGCGATCGGCGACTTGAATATGTTCATCAACTGCACAATAATGTTATTAGTGGTTTGCTTGTAGAGACAAAGTATGTTGGCCGAAAACTTTAGGTACTCTATCCTTTCCCTGTCCTCTTCCAACATTCTCTGGAGTCGTCCTCCGAGTTTGTCTTTATCGACCGCCTCCATCTCCTCGACCCTTCTCTTCGCCATTTCGCACTCTTCGATGTCGCGTCTGATGATATATGTGATATAGTTGTCGATTTCTATAAAATTCATTTTATAGAAAAGCGCGTTCCTTTCAACGCCATCACCACCCGTCATCGTCCGTAAGCGCCGAAAAGCGATCCGACAGCTCCACCTCGAGCTCGCTTTCGATAACCCCAGAAGACATTGAATGGCTTTTTATCGTCTTTATAAAAATTCCCATCTTGAACACCGCGAAAAACGGCGTGTGAGTTACAGCGAGTCCGGCGTCTCGGAAGATGTCCACCACCCTGGGATATTGATCGATGTCGACGACTCCAAATGTCACTCTCTTCTCGCGATCAGATAACAGTTCCAACATCGATTTGGCTCTCGAACACGCCGAACACGTTTTGGAAACGATGCATAGAATAAAAACTCCGTTCTTGACTTCGGTGTGGACAGTTTTGTTTTTAATGTTAAAATTCTTGTCTTCTAGATATACCAACATGTTTATAATAACAGCGGCGCTAGTTATTTTTGAATCTATTCAAAAATAACTAAATTATTTTTTATTTTTCTTTTGGATTTGTTCCAATGCTTTGAGAGTTTCGTTAGCAGTTTTAACTAACGATTTCGCCATTTTGGCGGCGTCTTCGATAAGTTTCGTTTGTCTCGGATCCATTTATTCTCAGAAGCCATTGTTTAACTACTCTGGTATCCGAGGAAATAAGCTCTCGTGTTAATCATGAGCGATCTCAGCATTTCTTCGAAAAGAAGAACTGCTACGTGTCGGAACTTGTTCATGTAAGAGACGACGTTGGGGTGTTCTGATATAGCCGACCAATACTTTGACGCCAAGATGTGCAGCCCCCACCCGTCATCGTCGGCGTCCTGTATGGTCACGCCGCCACTTTTGTCTATAACGTCATTGTAAAACGAGACCACGGATCTGATGGCCCTCTCGATATTCTTCGATGTGGTCAAATCTATCCCGACGTCGACTTTGACGTTGCCGAGCGCCGACTTAAGGCTGTTGGTTATTTCATACTTCAATATGACATTGCCCAAAGAAGAGTTCTCTACCGGGAGAGGATTTGCGAAGACCCGCTCGGCTACTTTTGCTTCGGGGACGGGCTCTAAAGCCGTCATCCTGTCGAACTCCAGTCTCGCGTTTACTGGATCGACCTCTACATCGGTTCTCAGCTTTCCGAAACGGACCTTGTTGTCCGTGATATCCTGTTTGTTGACCACGCTTTTCATGGTGTCGATCGGAGAACGGCTCTGTTCGGTGCGCGAAGACACTTTCCTTCCCAGTCGAAGCAAGAGTCGTTTCGTATCGGACCCGCCGTCGACGTGAAGCAGGTCGTTCAAATCGTCTGATTCCATTTTACCAGACATTATTCGTTTATTAATAGGCACATAAATTACGTTGTCTTCTGAATACTGGGGAACCATCGCCTTTGACGCCGAAAAGTTGTGAATCACCGGCACGAAACGGCTCTCGATCGAATATATAGTGCCGTCGAGCATGCGATACACGTGTTTCTGAGACGACGCGAGTTCGTTCACGACGATGTTCTCGGGATCGAGCTTTCCGTGCACAAAAACGTGACGTTCGAAAGCCATTTGAAGAGACAGGCATATTTGTATGAAAAGTTCGTAAAACCTTTTAGGGTGTTTTTTCAAGAACACGTCCATTGTATCGCCGTTGATCCTCTCCGAACACACGAGCGCAGAGCCCGAATACTCGTCGACGCGGCTTAAAAAGGTGTACACGAAGTTGGGACATTCGATCTCGTTGACGACCCTGGATCCGATAAACGCGTCGTTGATACCGGACACGGCGTCGTCGTATCTCTTCACGAACACCTGGTCGAGATCGTCGACGATCTCGGGACGGCCCGCCAAAACCATGGCGAGCGCCTTGTTGCGCCTGCGTCTATCGTCCGGCATCGTCAGTTTTTCAGAAGAAACGGGCAACAACGCGCGCCTGTGATAAAGTCTCGAAAGAAAGGCTCTTTGAAGCTCGAATTGTAAGACAGACGGCGGAGCAGGGCCGTAATCGTATACCGGCGACCGCTCTATCGAAGAGATCGCGGCGTCGAGCACCGCGGTGCTCGACAACTCTTTTATCGCGAACAGGCGCGCCTCGGCGGCTATCGATCGTGCGACGTCGTCGCCGATATTGTCGACAAACCGCGATGCGTTGTCGACCTCCGTGACAAGATAGTGACGTCCCGCCACCATCTTCCGCGAGAACCAATTGTGGAAGCGGATGGCCCCCACCACAACCACGCAACAACCCGCGAACATAAACTCGTCCAGCCTCGTCGGAGGCAACCCGTCGCGTGTCCTGCAGGCTATTATCTTATAGTCGAAAAAGTTAGCGGGGTCCGACGGCGAATCGGGGATCGGCGCCACGCCGCCGTCTTCGATCATGTCGACCGCCGACTCCGGGACTTCTTCTTTCGCCCAGAGAATGCTCTCTTTTTTATCAACCCATTTCATGTGCCGCGTGTTTATAGCGGCGAACGGTAATGTCATTCGCTCGACGTCGCGTGGTCTCGGAAAGGCGATATCCAAAAACCCCCTTCCGGTGGACAGAGATAGCACCGGCGAAGGATCGATGACGGCGTCCACGTCGACGGGAACCGTGCTACCGTGGTATACTGCGTCGTCGGCATACGTTCCGTCTGTTTTTATCGACGGGCTCGTTTTGTGCACACACAACAACAGATCTCTGTCCGGGACCTCCCTTTCAGAACACAGTCGGTTCATAAGAGCTTCTAGCCACGTCGTATCCGACGGCAGATGCGGTACGACGTATCTGCCGTCGAGCTCCATGTCCTCCGTTCCGTACTCGACGAAACCCGTGAATTTTTCCTTGCGTTTCGATTGATAGGTCTGCCATTTATTCCAGAAAAACTCGTTGAACAGAGGCATGAACACCACCACCCGTCCGCCCACGGTTTTGACGTATACACACTGCCCCTGCGACTTGAGAAGGTAGCGTACAGTTGACAATAGACGATTGATGTCGGTGTCGCCTCCCGGCGTCGGCACGAACACCATCCTCTTCAAAAAGTCGGCAAAATATTCTTCAAAATATTGAGTGTCCATTTTATTTAAATAGGCCTATTTTTAATATTGCTTCAATTAAACAAATTTGAATGTTGTCTTGAAGCCAACAATAGAAATAAACATGGACTCGTATATCGAAAAGGTTATAGACGACCACGTCCTCGGTTTTTGCAAGGCCGTCGAACATAATAAAGGCGTTCCGCATCTGAACCTGTATGCACTTCATAAGTGGGGCAAATCAAACAAAGACAGGTTCTCTGTTAAAGACGACGGTACCATCGAGGTCTCCGAGAACGGCAAAGTATACGCTACGGTCTCCAGCGACTGGAAAACGGTCACCCCTTTTGAAATTGATCGTTGTTAAAAACCGCGTCCGTATAATAAACGTTAACAATGGAAGTCGCAAAGAATATCGCAAAATGTCTTAACGGTTACATTTTCGGGTACTGCAAGAAGATCTCTGAGCAACACAACATCCCGCTTGAAGATCTCCTTAAAATCTGGTGTGAACAACAAAGCGTGTGTTTTAAAACTGAATTTTCTCATTTGCTTAAACACGACAAAAAACAGGTCAAGTTGGAAGACATCAGAGACGACTCAAGTATCGAGGACGCGATGTCAACGCTTTCGTTGACAGACATCGACGCTCCAGAGATACGCGAGGAAGAGAAGGCGCCTGCGGCTAAACCGACCAAGGCCGAAACGTCTCCCAAGGGAATTAAATGTGAATACATGTTTTCCCGAGGAGCGAAAAAGGGACAACGTTGCACCACTATTTGTAAAACTGGCCCGCTTTGCAGCAAACACAAGTAATTCATAGGTTTTGTTGTTATTAAGACCTTCGGGTCTTAATAATTGATGGTGGTTTAAAAGATTAGATGACTTAACAAAGATGTTTTCGTGTAACGCCTCAAACTCGTCAATGTGCTTTTGGGATAAACATCCCTTTACGGGCGAAGGGGTTGTCTGTCCTCTGTACTTCAAACCAAAGCAGACGGTGACCAAGAAACGCGAGTATTATATTAATCATAATATCCCCGCGGCGACGGTGCCGCCCCCCGAAGACGTCGTCATAAACGCTCGAGTAATTTCGGACTGCAAATTTTGTTCCGACGCTTGTTGTGCGGCTTGGATCGAGGATAACAAACACCTGCCAGAGTTTCGGTCGTCTCGACAAATTTTCGAGACCCTGAAGGAACGCGTTACCCGCGCCAACCACTGGAGAACTATCAAATCGTTCGGTGGGTTTTTGACGATAGACGAATTCAGGAAAAACAACCGAAGGTTTGAGATGGTTTCGCACGGTATCGACTGCGATCAAAAGTTTATTTTATTTAAAGAAGTGTACGTCGTCGATTAAAAATGTTTTTCCGTATAATAAAATGGATCAATCGACTATGATTATTTTACTTATCGCCGGAGCCGCGTTGGCGTATTACCTTTACACCCAACAGAACAAGAAACAGTAAATTTAATAGAACAACAAACAGTAAATTTATTAGAAGCTGTGGCTTCTAATATAAAAATGGAACAACATACCGCAGTATTTTTGTTGGTGTTGTATGCTTTGATCGCGTATCTCTTTTACAGTCGCCCCGAAACGCAAAATAATAAATCGATTTTAGACTCAATATATGCGAAAAAAAATTAAATTTTTGATCGCGTATCTCTTTTACAGTCGCCCCGAAACGCAAAATAATAAATCGATTTTAGACTCAATATATGCGAAAAAAAATTAAATTACAATAAATGGCATGGAAGTTGACAAATTGTATAGTTATCCCGCTCTTTCACGTCGTGGCGATTTACTCGGTTTATGGCTGTTTCGCGTACTCGAACAGCCCGTTGGCGATGACGGCATGGGCTGCACTGATCGCGCACGTAGCCGGGTTCGGTGTGACGGCCGGCGTCCATCGGATGTGGACCCACAAAGCCTACAAGGCCACCGCCCCGTTCAGGGTGTTCCTGGCGCTTTGCTTCTCGGTGGCAGGACAGAACACCATCCCGCAGTGGGTGCTCGATCACAGGGTTCACCACAAGTACTCTGACACGACGGCCGACCCACACAACGCCAACAGGGGGTTCTGGTTCTCGCACGTGGGATGGCTCATGATGACCAAGGACCCCGACGTGATCTCGGCCGGTCGAAAAATGGACATGACGGACATATACTCCGATCCGGTGGTAGTGTGGCACACCAAGTACTTTATTCCTCTTAAAATTTTGCTCTGTTTTGTTATACCGGTGTGGGTGCCGGTCGCGTGTTGGGGGGAGACGTTCGCGGCGGCGTTCCTGTCTCAGGCCGTTCTGAGGTACGCCCTCACCCTCAACTTTACGTGGCTGGTCAATTCGGCGGCGCACATGTACGGCGACCGTCCGTTCGACAAGAACATTTTCCCAAGAGAAAACAAATTGGTGGCGGCGTTGGCTCTCGGCGAGGGATGGCACAACTACCACCACGTGTTCCCCTACGACTACAAGGCCGCCGAGTTGGGGAACGACTTTAATTTCACCGCTAGGATATTGGACTTTGCCGCGTCGAGAGGATGGGTCTACGACCTTCGACAACCCTCGCGACAGCTGATCGAGAAGATAGTGGAGAACAGGGGAGATGGGTCTAAATAATAAATATGAGAAGGGTATCGTTTTCTGAAGAAGTTATTGTTTACGCCGTTCCCGCGGCCGAGGACAGGCGCGGCACATGGCGCGTCGACGCGTATCGTTTCAGGCGCAGAATAGAGGAGTTCGAGTTGGTGTTCGTCCTCGTCGCGAGGCGCTATTAAATCTTAAACGTTTGACGTTTAAGATTGCGGATAAGTTAAATGAAAAAGTAAGAAGATAAATATGGATCAGATCATATCTACACTCGAGAACGTGGAGCTGTCGATCGGCAAGTCGAACGACGAGCTGGAAACGGGCTTCACGAAGACGCTGAACGACGCGTTCTCGTTCGAAGACAATACCGTCAAGATGGTCGGCACGCTCGATCAGCCGTGGTTCAGAGCTAAAGACGTGTTGAAAGTGTTGGGATATTCGGAAGATAAGACGACAATAAAAAACAGAGTGCACAGACAAGTACCGGATAAGTATAAACGGTCTTTGGGGGAAATATACAAACGTGGTCCCCATCGAGGGGACCACCCCGTCAACGGCAACGAGGCGAAGGAGGTGTACATCAACGAGCCCGGACTGTACCGACTGATCATGCGTTCGAACAAGCCGAACGCCCAGCCGTTCCAGGACTACGTTCAGGACGTGCTGCTCCCGAACATGCGGAAGCAGGCGATGGAGACCATCCTGAACAGGAACACGGCGCTCGATACTAACCTCAGACTCGTTGTGAAAGAGCTCGTAGCTGTGAGAAATCAGAACGAAGAGCAGTTGAAAGAGTTGTTGGTTGTACGAAACCAGAACGACGATTTGTTGTCTCAAAACACCCTCGCTCTCAACAGATTGGCTAATATGGGCATCCAGCTGAACGAGACCAACGAGCAGCTCAACGAGATGAACAACAAGCTGGACGTGGCGGTCGAGGACCGCGCGCCGATCCCCGATGACTGCTCGAAGGTCGAAAGGTTCGTCTTTTTGAAGCGGCCGAACGCGGACTACCCGTACTACGCGATCAGAGCGCAGGCGGCGAGCACGAAGACGGCCATCCGCAAGCAGCAGAAGGAGTTCGGCGCGATCGAGCTGCTGTTGGACTTCGAGACGCACCCGAACACCAAGACCTACTACAACCGAATAAAGCTGGCGCTGAACAAGAGGGGCGTCAAGTTCAACGGGAACAGGGTGCGCATCGCGGACGACTCGGACATGACCGAGGCCGACCTGATCCGCGAGCTGAACAAAGTGCACGAACAGCGGCGTGACGTTTAATTTTTTTTAAGCCAAAATGGCTTAAAAAATTTAGTAGTCCAAGAGCCAACACCCACACCGATTGTCCCAGTAGACACACGTTTCTCTGGCTACGGAAGAATCGTTGCCTAAGTCCGCGGGCGCAGGCTGCCACTGCGCCCTGTGATCGTTGCAAATCGGTATACACTTGCACTCTTTGCGAGGCTCTTGAGCCTCTTGGGAGCACGCCGCTGCCACTAACAAGACTAGGAATGCGACCGAAGTTTTATTCATTTATTATAAATGAATAATTATAATAAAAAATTTCCCTACCCACCTTTCCCTGAGCAGAGGCAATCGTGGCCTGGGCTCCAGAGTCGCATGTCTCCGAAGCCCGACTGCGGCGAGACTTCGTATGTCGGATCCGGAAGACTGAGCGGTATCAACGCGTTCGTGACCGGCGGAGACTCGGGGATCGGCAGAGCCGTCGTGATCGCGTTCTCGCGCGAGGGGGCGACCGTCGCGTTCAACCACCTGCCGCAGGAATCGTCCGACGCGAGAGAGGTGATGGACCTCCTGGCGAGGGAGAACCGAAACGCGTTCAGCGTTCCCGGCGACATCAGGAGCGAGGACTTTTGCGTGGACTGCATAAACACCGTGAGGCGCGCTCTTCCGGGAGGGCGAATAAACGTGTTCGTGAACTGCGCGGGGAGACAGAACTACGAGCCCGACATCACCGCGACCGCTTCCGAAGACTTCGACGACGTGTTCAAGACTAACGTGTACGCGCTGTTCTGGATGTGCCGGGAGGCGCTCAAGGGCATGCGCGCCGGGGACAGCATAATAACGACCGTTTCGGGCCAGGCCAAAGACCCGTCGACGTTCCTCGTGGACTACGCGGCGTCCAAGGGCGCCGTGGCGACGTTCACGAAAGGTCTGGCGCGCCAGGTAGCGTCGCGAGGGATAAGAGTCAATGGCGTAGCGCCCGGACCGGTGTGGACACCGCTGCCCGTGGCTGGGGGATACGGACGCGTGTCGGACTACGGGGCTGAGGCACCGCTGAAGAGACCGGCGCAGCCCGTGGAAGTCGCGCCGCTCTTCGTGGAGCTGGCGACCGCTACTTACGTTTCCGGGTCGATATGGGGCGTCGACGGCGGCAAGGGCCAGACGTGAGCGAAGTTAAACGAAACGATTCAAAGATAAATAGGGAACAGATCATATCTAATCTCGAGAACGTGGAGCTGTCCATCGGCAAGTCTAACGACGAGCTGGAGACGGGCTTCACGAAGACGCTGAACGACGCCTTTTCGTTCGACGACAACAGCGTCAAGATGGTCGGCACGCTCGACCAGCCGTGGTTCAGGGCTAAGGACGTGCTTAAGGTGTTGGGATATTCGGAAGACAAGAAGGCGACGCAAAACCACGTTCAGAGGTGTGTGCCCGATAAATACAAGAAATATTTGGGTGAGATTATTAAAGTTGCCCACATCCGATGTGGGCAACCGGTATCGTATCAGGAAGGAAGAGAGGTGTACATCAACGAGCCCGGTCTCTATCGACTCATCATGCGATCGAACAAGCCGAACGCGCAGCCGTTCCAGGACTACGTGCAGGACGTGCTGCTCCCGAACATGCGGAAGCAGGCGATGGATACCATCTTGAACAGAAACACCACACTTGAGAACAGTCTAAGATTGGTTATCAAACAGAACGATGAACAACTCAAAGAACTGGTCGAAGTAAGAAACCAGAACCAAGAACAATTAAGAGAACTGATGCTTGTACGAACTCAGAACGATGCGGCGCTTAACCGTCTCGCCGACATGGGCATCCAGCTGAACGAGACCAACGAACAACTCAACGAGATGAACAACAAGCTGGACGTGGCGGTCGAAGACAGGGCGCCTATTCCAGACGATCATTCGAAGGTCGAGCGGTTCGTCTTTTTGAAGCGGCCGAACGCGGACTACCCGTACTACGCGATCAGGGCGCAGGCGGCGAGCACGAAGACGGCCATCCGCAAACAGGAGAAGGAGTTCGGCGCGATCGAACTGCTGCTCGACTTCGAGACGCACCCCAACACCAAGACCTACTACAACCGAATAAAGCTGGCTCTCAACAAAAGGGGCGTCAAGTTCAATGGGAACAGGGTGCGTATAGCAGACGATTCTGATATGAGCGAGGCCGACCTCATCCGGGAACTCAATAAAGTGCACCAGCAGCGACGCGACGTTTAATATATTTTTAAGCCATTTTGGATTAAAAATGTTACACCGGCCATGCAGTCTAACAATTTAAACACCTGGAATGGTTCCAACACTCACAGAAGTTATCGATGTAACGGCATCTGCCACCGACCACGTACCCGAGGTAGTCTCCGCTCGGGTACTGGTATCGGCACAGAGCCACGCATTTCTTCGGGTCGCATATGTCGGCGCCGATCGTAGACGCCAACGCCACAAATATTAACAATACGTTTAAATTCATTTATTATAGATTAGTTTTTTCATTTCCATCGACAGTTGATACATCCGTCTTGGTCCCAGCACTCGCAGTAGTTGCGGCTGTTGCACACGCCATGCACCGGTTGGCCGTATACGTCCAATTGGGGGTTCTGTTCGATGCATAACCCTCTGCATTTTTTGGGGTCGCATAAATCGCCACAAACCACCGAAGCTAAAAGCAAAATCACGAATACTTTCTTATTCATTTATATAATATATATATTTAACCGTTACAATTTAAACACGAAATACCTCCCCAACACTGGCACTTGTTGCCGCTACACGTGCCGGTAACGGGTTCACCTCGATTTAGCAAGAATTTGTACTGGGTTCTACACGAAGAGTTGCACTTACCGCGCTGACACGGCTCGGCAGCCATCACCGACGAAACAACTATTAAACAACATAATAATATTGCTCGATTTACCATTTATAATATTTATTTTATTTATTTTTAACCTCTACACGTAAGACAACTGGCGCTTATGTTGTCCCAACACTCGCACGTGTTACTGCGATAGTTGCAGACCCCGGCGACGGCTCCGCCAAACGTCGGAAACCTGGCCTTGCACGACGCGGCGCAATTTGGGCGTTGGCATTCCGCGTTAAGCCCGGATACCAGTAACATCAACACCACCAATGACATAGAAACGTTTTGCATTTATAATACAATAAGTTTTTTTTATTTTAATCGACGACTCCCCGAAGGGAGTCGTCTGTGTTTACTCTGTCTGAAGCTGAGTCAATAGGTCGCTGTATTGGAACCACCTCGGAAAGTTCTTAACGAACTGCCTGCTGTTAAGCACAGAGACGCTCACTTCCGAGACCATCTCGGGATGCGCGCGAAACACCTTTTCCAGTTGCCTGAAACAAAGGCGCTCGTATCTGTTCTCGTCTTCGAATTCGAACTCGTCCTCCATGTAATTCTCGTACTCCCAAGACGCGCAAAACTCGTCGAGCTCTTCTTGAGTCACGTGAGGGAAGAAGTCTTCAACAAACCCCAACCCGTATCTCTCGGCCACGAAAATGGGTCTGTAGTATAACAGTTCCAGTTTTTCGTAAACCGGTGACATTTCAAAACGAGCATCGATACATTTCAATATTTCCTCGGAACGATCTTCGAACACTTGCATCAGCGCAAACAAACTCTCTGTGTCACACGCATCGACGATCGCACGGTTGATGCAATGGATATCGAAAATGGTTTTGAACTCCATGGCGGTAATGTATATATTTTCATCAACAGATGAAAATATCACTATTCATTTATCGACTAAGTTTAAGACCGCCCGTCACAGAACCCAGCGCGCCTGTAATACCGCCCACGGTGGAAGATATTAGACTCTCCTCGGAGCGGTTGCTGTCTTCGGGACGAATTATATCGCTTGGTTTGTGACCCCCCGGCAATATGTCTATCGGCTTATTGCCCCCTGTAATTGGCGGAAGAATGTCGATCGGTTTGTGGCTCCCGCCTCCCAAGACGGGTTTGTCCGATCCGGGTAATTTGTCCTCGCCGCCGTCGTCTATCCCGCCTATGTGTTTCTTGACCCAATTGTGCCAACCCGCGCGCATCTTCGCGTACTGCTCGGCTAAAGATTTGAGTTTTAAGGTTTTCCCTAGAAGAATATCTATAAAGTCGCCGAAAAACAGATCACACATTTCTTTGATGCCGAAAGACTTGTAAATTTTTTCTAACGCTCGATATGCAGTTTTGAATACCATTTTATAATAAGAAAAGTTTATTTCACTTTAGCAATAAGGGATGGGTAGTCGGGCAAGAGACCGCCGTTTTCGCATCTGATAACTTCTTCGACGATGTCAAATATGTACGGATTGTATTCCAACGCGAACCGCGAAACTATTTCGGGGTCCCTTGCCGCGAGCTGTTTTATGAAATTTTCTTTTTTCTCTAGAATAACTGACTGGTTTCCGTCGTCCTCTTCTGTGTCCCAAGGCAGATCGTTGACTACGTCGAGTGCGACGAACAAAAGCGATTCGAGGTCGTTGATGTAAGAAACGCCGCCCTTGTGAGCGTTACGACTCATGAATATCGGAGTGCCCGAACGTTTGGCTGTGGGTTTATCGATCGGCGTCGACAGGCCAAAGTCTACCATCACAACCTTGTTTTTCTTCAACATCATGTTCTCGGTCTTCACATCGCCGTGACACAATCCGCATTTTGCGAACATATGCAGAGCTTTTAGCGCCCCATTGAGATGGGCGGTTCCGAAGTTTGGAATGGGGGACAAGAGTTCCATTACGGTATATGTCTGGTCTTGTTTGTAATCGCCTCGGTCGTAAACCACGGGAACCACATCGCTTAGCTTTTCGTAGTATTCGGAAATAACCACGTTCTGGCGGTCTACTGCGGGAGACCGTTTTTCGATCTTCATCGCGTACTTGACGCGCGGTTCCGATTTCGCGTGGCATTTATAAACAGACCCGAACCCGCCCTCGCCGATGCGTTTCCCGACCACCCACTCGTCGGGCCCTCTCATTTCCTCTTCCGAGATAAGCGTCGCTTCCGAAAATATCGCTTCATATTGGTCCATAAGCGTCTCGTGAAACTCGATTATGAGATCGGTTTTACGAGACCCGAGGAACAGCGAATACAGTCCGGCCTCGCTCACAAACTCCCCGAGGATGTACTTTTCGGGAACCTTTTTTTGGTGCGTCTTGAAAGTTCTCGGTGAGAAATTCAAGACCTCCAATATCTGGTTAAACTTGAACCAGACAGAAGATGAAGTTTTAAACACACTCACGAACTGTCCGTTGACCTTCATGGTGAATATTTTTCTTGGTTCGAAAAAACGACATCTTCATTTATAAAATCGTTTGAATTTTGCGTACACACGTTTCTCAGACTTCTCGTATAAATAAATGGTGAACCAAATAAACGATGTCGCGGATAGACGACAGAAGGATTATTCGGAGATCAGCTTTTACGCCTTGGACGACTTTGCAGAAGAGCCTCCAGAAATAGTGATCAAGGACGGGACCACTTCCGCTTTCAGAATAGCCCAGGTCATGAAGTACAACGAGTTCCTTGTCTCAGAGGTAAGGCGGCGCGAGCACATAGTGCGCACGTTCAGGTGGTTGGAGTGGTTCTCGTTCGTGTTGGAGATGACGCTGGTCGTCGTCGATTTGTCAATCGGCTGCTTCGGGCTGTTCAATACGGACTATCTCTCTATGACGGCTCAGATTTGTGTGGCGGTGACAACCGTTGGAACGTGTCTGCGAACGCTCACAAAAAATTTCATGAACAAGTTTAACAAGCACGTGTCTCTCCTCGTTCTGGCGGAAGGCAAGTTGTCGATAGTCAAGGACAAATACAACCTGTTCATTGCCGACGGACAAATATCGGAAGAGGAGTACCAGCAACTGGTGTTCGATTTCAACAAATACGAGGAGTTGAGAACTCAGATACTGTTGGGGCGAAGAGTTGTGTAAAGTTTCAATAATAAAAAATATTATTGAAACTAAAACCTAGACATGATTATGTTGACCACGTTCATCAGTTCGTTGTCGTACTGCGCGTCCTTATCAAAAAAATAAAACGGTTTGATCTTTATGCAGTTGGCGGGTTGAGTGCGATAAACTTCGTCGAGGTCGTCGATTATGATGGTGTTGGACGGAGAATAGCCGGGTATCTTCCAGAAGTCCCACAACAACGAGAGCGACTTTCCGTGTCCGGTCTGGCTTCTAGAGACAGCCCCGTGTTCGTCGTAAAGAAGCATCTTCAGTTGCCGGTTTCTGTCGAAGCTCTTGATGAACCGGTCGTAAATAAACGTTGCGTATAGTTTAGACGCCGCAGTCCAAATCGAAACGTTGTGATTTTGAAAAAGATAGTCCAAGAATATTTGTAGATTGGGACGGGCCGCTATTATGAACGTTGAGAGAGTGTCGTAGTCGAACGCGGCCGCATCTATAATCTCCTGTGCCTTCGAATAGGTTGTCGCGGAAATTATAGTTTGGTCCAGGTCCAGAAATATATTCAGGCGGTCTGTCATTTATAACAATGTTTGTCGAAATATTTTAATATAAATGACTAAGTTTTTGTCTTTAAAATTGTCAGACAGGTTTGAAATGGAAGCGTTCGCGTTCCCGGATACGAAATTCGCGGCCACGTCGGTGTTGGGCGTCGACAACCGGGACAAAACGGCGATATTATTCAACACCCAGTTTGATCGCGCGTCGATCACGAAAATATTGGACTACGTAAAGTCTCGAAACATCAGGATAGTACAGGCGTGGATCATGTGCCACGACCCCGACTATTATTTCGGTACGGGATTTCTGTTGCAGAGTTTTCCCGAGTGTGGTGTCTTCAGCACACCACAAACAGTTCTTTTGATAAAGCGCACGATGAAACCCAAAATAGAAGAGTGGAAAGATACCATCGGAGACGACGCGCCGCCGCGCTACGTGGTCCCGATGCCGTTCACCGGCAGATCGTTCTCTTTTGCCGGAATTACGTTTTCGATTTTGGATGGCGACACGCGCGAACACATGATATATCTCGCCGAATCAAAATGTCTGCTGGCGGGTAACGCGGTCAGCCACGGCATGCACCCGTGGCTCTTGGACACCCCCAAGGCGGGGGGTATCGATGCGTGGATACACAAACTGCGCGACATCAGGACGACTCTGAAACCTGATATTGTTATCCCCGGTCATTCTATGGGAGTTTCAGATTACAGGCCGTCGATGGTCGATTGGCTCGAGACATATCTCCTGATGCTACAAGACGCTCTGGCCGAAGGAACCAACGAGGCTCTGGTGGTGCGCGCCATGACATCAAAGTTTAAATATCTGCCCAACACAGATCTCGTCGTGACGGACGTCCAATACATGATGAGAAACGATTTCAGAAGGCCGCTCGTGGCCGAATTTGATCTTCTCGGTAAAAGAATAAATCTAGGGGCCAATTCGCTCATGTTCTACGACAGCGACAAGGTTCTGGTGGCGACGTCGTCGGGCGAAGTCGTAGAAGTGCCGTACAGTATCGTAGAAACCGCTTATGGTGTTTTTATCGTCAGAGGACTCCCCGACATGATAGTCGTCAATGTCAACGACAAGAGCGTATGGGCGGACAGCCAGAAATATTCATACATGTGATTTCTAACGCGCGCGCGTTAGAAACCAAAATAAAATTAACAGTTGTCGCAAGAATTTACAGAATCGCATAAGACCCTGTCGCCCACCGTCTCGTCGAAGTACCGCAATATTTGACGTCTGCGACAAATGGAGGTGTTGGTACAGAACGTGTACATTGTGGACAGCATCTTATTGTTCCTGGGATTGTCGCTCTGGCTGATCCTGAAAAGATATTTGTATCTCGAGACGTCGTTGGCGCCGTAAAAGGCGATACACTCCGACAGTTTTCCGTCGCGACCGGCCCTTCCTATCTCTTGATAATAACCGTCCAGTGATTTGGGCATACTGTGATGTATCACCAACCGCACGTCGGGTTTATCGATGCCCATCCCGAACGCTATCGTCGAACATATCACTCGGGTCTCGTTCGCCATCCATCTGTTCTGCACGGAAGTGCGGTTCTTGGGAGTCATGCCGGCGTGATACGCCTCCGCGCTAAATCCGGCGCATTTCAAAGCGTTAGCGACCGCCTCGGTTTCGCGTCTCGAAAGACAATATACGATCGAAGAGCCGGCTCTCGCCTTCACGAGGTCCACCACGGTCAGTGTGTGACGAGGAGTCTTTTTGTAAACGCTGATTTTTAGATTGGGTCTGTCGAACGAACCGACGAACGTCTCGAAGTTTTCGCGAAGGCCGAGCAAGCGAACGATATCCCTGCGCACGCGCGGGGTCGCCGTCGCGGTGCAAGCCAGTATCGGCACGCTCGGGAAAATAGTTCGAAGGACGGAGAGTTTTAGGTAGTCGGATCTAAAATCGTGCCCCCACTCACAGACACAGTGTGCCTCGTCTATCACTATTCGACAGACCCGAGTTGCTAGCGCGTCCATCAGTTGGTTCGACGACACCACCCGTTCGGGTGTCAGATACAAAATTTTAATGTCGTCCAGTCTTTTAATCACACTGTCTATCTTTTCGGAGTTGAGATTGGTAACGGAGCGCCCGCCCAATAACGCGTTCATCTTGGAAGTTTGGTCGGCGATCAAGGATATCAATGGGGAAATGACTACTGTAATTCCTTCCTCTATAACGGCCGGTATCTGATAACACAACGATTTGCCCGACCCCGTTGGCATTATCAAGAAACAGTCTCGACCAGCCAACGCGGCGGTTATACACTCGAGTTGATTCTCTCGGAAAGCCTCTAGGCCGAACACGGTACGCAAACATTCGTTTGGTGTCATTTTATTTGTCTCTGAAAAATAAAATGATCACTTCAATTGTGAAGCCCTTTGTTTGTCGGCCAATTTAGCCAGAGCGTTAGTGGCGCGGTCCATTTTGTCGCGTACGATCGCAACCTGTTTGATAACGTCTTTCAAGTATTTATCGTCGCGGGGCTTGCTCATTTATAAATAAATGATTTGTTGGTTTAAGGCGAAACGATAAAACAATAAAC